AGCAGACCCTAAAAGATGGTCTCTGACCTCTGGAGCGGTGATTCTAGCCATTTCTAGGGCTTCTACGGCAAAAGAGCCGCCACTCACCGCGTCACAGATAGTAGAAGCGGTGTTAAAAACACCCGAACCTTATAAGACAGCAGAAGATCATGAGATTTGGGAAAAATCGCGCCTTCTACTGGATTCTCCGGCTGAGATACTTGATTTATTGAGTGTATTGTGCGGTGAGGGCGAAAACTACCCAGAAGCGCCTGTATATACAGACGGCACGGTGTTTATGCTCACAGAAGCGGGTAAAGCAGCCGCCGAGCAGATGGATTCAGACTGGCGCCAGTACTGCGGCAAGAGACTGGCTGAGAAGCCCGCCGGGATACGGGCACTCTAGAAATGGTTATTAACAATGGTCATTTAGTCGATTTATGGTTAATACCATTGTATCATTGTGTTATGGCTAAACCAAAACGCATTAAATCATTTACTTCTACCGACGAATTGAACGCAGAAATCACCCGGTGGGCTGGTTATTACCGCATTTCTGAATCAGAACTAATACGTAATACCCTAGATTCCTTCGTTAAGCGGTGCGAAAAACAATGCGCTGACAACGGCACATTACCGCCGCCAGCCGTACCGCCGTTGCCCGTGCCTCAAAAGGGGAAGGCGTGGATATACGGGTTATACCTCGATAACCAGTGCTTTTACGTTGGTCAGACCACTAAACTCTACACTCGAGAAGGTCAACATCGAACAAAATACGGTGCTGATTTCGATTTTGAAGTGCTAGAAGAGGTTAATAACCACGAAAAATTAGATGCTGAACAGGATTGGATTCGTCATCTTCAGGCGCAAGGACACAAGCTCGATAACAAATGGTACCGCGGACCGGGCCGAAAACGAGAAGGTATTACCCGCGATCCGATGATGCCACCGTGGGAGGAGCCTTGCTATATCTGTAATGATGGCACATGGCATCCGCCTAAGAGCAAAAATGAACTCGACAAAGAAGCAGAAATTGCGTCGTTGTTTAAAGGCGAAATAGCCGGGCCGTAAGGAAAAATGAAATGACAGGAAAAGCAGAATCTGCGTCGTCGTCTGAGACAGCGTTACCCCGCAAAGGCACAGACGTCCAAATAGATGCGCCCTTGTGGGAGTGGGCTCCGCCCTTCAAAGGCACCAAGCGCTCGCACCAGTCCGCCCGGGAAAAGGCGAAGGCGACAACATGGCTAGACACCAGAGACCAGCGGTGGTGGATCAACGCCAAGCATCTCGAGGGTCTGCCGCCCAAGCGTGTACTGCGCACCAAGTTCACCTACCGCCAGTTCCTTCACTTGCTCTGGACCAGCTCTGAACTGTATGTCCATGCCCGTGTTGCTTTTGAAACTGGGACGCCTATCACCGAACTTGACGCGTCTCGAAAAGCAGAAATTTCGTCGTTGCGCAAGCGCCTGCGTCCGGTGAGAAACTTCTCCAAGCTGGTGCTGAACGGCGGCCCTGAAGGGCAATGGCTGGGCAAAACCCTGCGCCCTGAGGATGTCCATGAGGAGGTCGTCAAGCTGCACGCGAGCGGGTCACCAGGCTTCGACGCCATGACCGTTGCGGCATCGTCAACGGCATGGGAAATGTTCGCCGAGGACACCATCTCAGTCGAGGAATACGCCCTCCTGAAGCAGCGTAAAGACCTTCCCGGTGTCCAGACCAAGGAAGGCTACGACCTGCACCGGCTCGCGAAGCATGCCGCCCGTGCCGAGACTAGCCTGGTTAGGGCAGAACCGCACACCGTCCGTGAGTACATGCCTGACACCGGGATGTACGCCGGCGTCGGGTCTGAACTGGCCAAGAAGATCACCAACCCGCTCGAGGCGAGTGGCGTCGTCGACCCTGCCACGGGTGAGATCAAACACGTACGGTGCCAGTTCGTCTTCACCCGTGACGTCCTCGAGGCGATGGGCAGCTCGGTTGTGCACCGTGACGTCAAAGAAAACTCACAATGCGCGAACATGGCTGTGCCTGGGACGATCAGATGTGAGATGCACGGTGGCCTGTACGCGTCACCGGATGAGACCCGCCGTCTGGTTGTGTCCAGCCAGCTGAAGATGTTCACCCTGGCCGACCAGGCTGTCGCTACGATCGCTGACATCATGATGCATGGCACAAACGAGGCCACCCGACTGCGTGCCGCTGAGACCATTCTGAACCGCTCCGGGATCACCGAGGGTAACGACTTCGAGATGCCTTCGCTCGAGGGCAAGAAACAGGGCGCCGGCGAGGATGCCACCGACAAGATCAAGCGACGCCTGCAGAAACTGGCGAGCGTCACCGATGAGGACCTGGAGCGTATCCGTGCCGAGCGTGACGAGCGTACCGCTCAGCAGCGTGCCGACCATGAACAGCACCGTGCCCCCGGTCACGAGGTGATCGAGGGCGAGGTGGTTGAAGGGTCAGCCGAAGTGGGCCCAGATGAACGGGAGGGCGGCGATGGTACCGCCGATCACACCGGCGATGATGAGTAGCGTCATGTCACCTCCCTCGTAGTGCGATCCAGTAGATGAGTGCCATGACTCCGCACCATCCGACGAACAAAAGCACGTCGACCCAGTTGATGTCGTGCATTACGGCTCCACGATCGATCGGAGGGTGTACTCGATGTCACCGGCGCGAGCTGTCCAAATCCAGACGAATGACCCGTTGGTGACCCTGTTCGGTGTCTGTCGTTGCCACCGTACGGCGTCGTGGAGCGCTACGCGTCGTGCGTCGGCTTGCCGCCGGTACGAGTCGATCACACCGGGTGACCGATGGGGCAGGAGCGAGGAATCCACGGCGTTCTGCACTTCGTCGTTGATGTACGCGACGACCGAATCCTTGGCGGTCTGCCAGTCGTCGGTTGTGGCGATGTTCACGTGGCACATGGCGGCGTGTTCGTCGTTGCTCGGGTTGACGTGGTCACGGGTGCCGTAGTACTTGGTGGACATCACGCACCCCGGATTTCGTCGATCTTCGCCTGGGCGATGACGTTGTTGGCTTCGTCCCGGAGCACGTACAGCGACGTCGTGCCAGCCATGCCGTGCTCTTCGAAACCCAGAGCCTGCGCCGTGTTGAAGGCGTGGACGAACGACTCGCACGTGGTCGTGGTGGTGATGATGTCCTCATCCGTCGGGACGATGACGGTCAGGAGGTGTGGTGTTGCCATTGTTTTTCCTTTCGTGGTGTTTTTGTTGATACGATGATCGTATCACGTCACAACGCGGAGCGCAACCCCGTAATCTCTTCGTATTCCTGCAGTGTGATCACTCTGCACGCGATAGCACCGTGCAGCATGGCGTTGTAGGCGCCGTGCAGCGTGTCGTTGACGCCGCTTGTGATCTTGATACGCTCGATCCGCCCGTCGACACGGGTCCTGTAGTCGATGCTCCACAGCCACGCGGCACACGGGATGTTGTCCTCGTCGAGCGTGATGTCGTCCAGCTCGATGGCTGCCGTGTACAGGTCCCCTTCGTCGATGCCGCCCTTCAGTACGGTCGTGAGGGTCTTGTCCCCGATCGTTTCCCAGTCCATGATGTTCTCCTTATGTTGTCGTTGCTGCCGTGAACGCCACGATGACGATCACGATGAGGGCGAACCAGAGCCAGTCGTTCACACGACCTCCTTGATCTCGTCGATCAGCTCGTCCCCGACCTGCTTGCTGTCGTCGCTGACGTCGCCGCCCATGTAGATTTCCCTGATGTAGTGAGCCAACACGTCGCGCGTCGTCGCGTACACCCGGTACACGGGTGTGCCTTCGCCGGAGAGGGCGTGCTTGTTCGGGATGGGCACGAATGACATCGTGCTGTCGTTCACGTCGTCCTCACCCGGGTCGTTCGCCGAAAACGGGAGGTCGATGTACACGGTCATGACGGGCTCGCCGTACCAGTTGGCGGAATATACTGCGTGCATTGTGGTGCCTTTCGTGGTGGTGTTCGTTGTTGATGCATTAATCCTATCACGCACACGTGCACAGCGCAACCCCTCATTGCTACATTACCGGCCAGTAACATAGCGAAACCCCCGCCGGGGAGAACACCACGAAAACCCCGGCGGGGGCCGCCCTGCTCGACGCGCCAAACGGCGCGGAGCGGGTCTAGAAGGGCATCACCTTCTTGGCTTGACGGTACATGCTGGTCTTGGCACGCGGTTTGCGTGGCTTGTGCTGGCTCAGTTCGTCCGTGAGCCCGTACGTGAACGATGTCCCGAGGGCGAACGCCTGGCCCGCTGAGCGAGCCATGCGATGTCGTCTGTTGCCCATCACGTCACCACGTGATCCGTGCGATCGCGGGCGATTCGCCGCCGTCGTTGTACACGTGGAACGAGCCCACGGGGTCCTGCGACTGGAGGCCCCAGCCCTGGTCGTGAACGAACCGGCTGAGGTTCTCCTCGGCGAACAGGTAGTTGGTGTGCGTCTCCTTGAAGAGCACGCGATTCTGGTGGTTGATCACCGTGGCTGTGAACATGTTGTCTCCTTCGTTGGTGTTTGTGTGGTGTTCGTACGTTCATCGTATCACGCGGGGCCACGATGCGCAACCCCGCGTGATGCAATCACCGTACGAGGTCGACCAGCGTGCCGATCCAGTCGCTGTAGGCGATCTCCTCCATCTCAGCGGCGTCGAGCATCGCGCTCTCGTGATCGCAGTCAGCCTCGTCGAACATGTCTTCCGGTCGCACCGTCCCGATGAGGTCGTTTCGATGCGTCAGGGCGGCCAGCATGCCGCACCCGTTCGACCAGATGGTGATGAGCACGTCCTTGTAGCCGTGTGGCTCACCAATCGTCACCTCGGCGTAGTGCGAGGCGCCGCGGGCGCGGTAGATGACGGCGATGTTGTCCCAGTTGTCGACGATCGTGGTGGCGTTCAGTGGTGCGGTCATTGTGGTGTCCTTTCGTTGTCGATGTATTCATCCTATCACGTTCGCACGTGATGCGCAACCCCTACGCTGGCTCCCGCACGATGGTCAGCTCGCCGCGATACACCTGGTCCTGCAGGGCGCTGACGTCTGTGACGGCCTTGGTGCCGTTGCTGTACGTGACCCGCACGGCGCGCCCTGAGCGCTCTGCTACGAGGATATTGCCGTTGCGTTCACGGTACCGGCTGGTGGTGATCATGTCAGAATACCTCCGCGATCTCGTCCGCGATGACGGCGAACATGAGGAACAGTGTGGTGATGGTGATGATGAGTGTGGCTGTGGTGTTCATGCATTAATCATAACACGCCCCACAACGAAACGCAACCCCCGATCTGGTGTGATCAGGGGTTGCGTGGGCGGCCAGGCCCGAGAGCTCAGTAATCCTCCTCATCATCGTCGCCGAAGGCGAACGTTTCGTACGCGCTGATCTTGCCCCAGCTGGCGCCGTAGCGATTGTCCTTGTCGTGGGTGACGACGATCGCGTCCTCGCCGAAATCGCCGATCGCGTTCTCGACGGCCGCCAGCAGGTCGCCCAGCGTCATGCGGGATTCGGCCTGGTCGGCGGCGTAGCCGCGGTTGGCGCTGACGTTCATGACGGCGTAGGTCTGGTCGGACATTGTGGTGCCTTTCGTTCGTGGTGTGGTGTGTTTTTGTTTGTACGTTGATCATATCACGGGGGCGCGTCAAGCGCAACCCCCGTGATATGCGATTGTCAGCCCAGCTGGAACGTGGGCGTGGCTGCCTTGACGAGGCTCACCTTCGGGGCCGGGGCGAAGGCGATGCGCTGACGCGCGTTGGCGAGGCCCAGCAGCACCGCGTTGCGCACGCGATCCTCGGTCGCGCCGTAGCAGAGCGCCTTGGCTGCAGCCCGCTGAATGCGCGTGATCTGCGCGTCGAAGGCGTCGCTCATCGCGTACGTGCCCTGCTTGAAGGCGATCAGCTCGCGATGACGCTCGACATGAACGGCGACCCGGGCGACGTTCTTGCTGGCTCGATTGCTGTTCGGGCCGACGGGCAGCCCCGCGTCGATGCGATCATTGATCCGGGCGGCCGCCTCATCGATGGCGTCGGCCACGACGGCCTGGGCGATGATGGCGTTCACGTTGTTGGTGGTGATGGCGTTCATTGTGGTGCCTTTCGTTCGTGGTGTCGATCGTTTTTCGATCTGGTATAACCATATCAAGCCCCAGCGCAACGCGCAACCCCTATTTGGGAATTACAACGAACGTTGTCACGTAAAATTTTTTGCGCAGCCTATTGCGCAACGCGCCCACGCTTGATAGGATTGTGTCATGACAACGAACACCAGCCCCCGCCACACGCGCTACGACATCGACCCGCGCACCGGACGTTACCACTGCGATGAATGTCATTGCTTCCTCGCCGAGGGCGACGCGTACCACGACATCGGTCACGACGAGGACGGCCCGTACGCCGACCTCATCATTGACTGCCGCAATTGCGGCCACCACCAGATGGTGCGCCCCCTGACCCGAGAGGACCGCTGACATGCGCGCCCTTCGCCGGCTCTGGACGAGCCCGGAGCAGCGCCGCCTTGAGCATCTGGCCGCCTCATTCGAGTCCAGAATCCAGCACCCCGCCTACATCGCACAACGAGAAAGGGAGGCAGAAAAGATCGCCCAGTGGCTGAACCAGCGCCCCTAGCGGCGCGTACTAATAGAAGGCACGTGCGCCCTACCCCAGGGCTGATGCCCGGGGCAAGGGCGGGCGCTCTCAGCAGCGACGACAGACACCAAAAGAAAGGGTTGCGAAACGCACGAAAACACGATATGATAGACGTATGAACACAAACACCAACCCCCAGCCCACCGCCTACGATCTGGCCCACCTCACGGACACCGTGTCCGAGGACGGCACCACCTGTGAGTGCGGGCAGGACGTATCAGACTGTGCGGCCACGCCCAACACGTGGAGGGAGACCATCTGAGAGCCCGCCCTGGGGCGCCCTACTATAAGGGTGCCCTAGGGGCAAGGGCCCTGCCACCTACAGGGCAGCATGCCCTGCCCACTACCACGGCAGCGATGCCTGGTTGGTACACAGGGCACTAATTTGTGTCGTGTGCAGAAGCACTATTTGCGTCGTATGCCTGCAGGGGTAGCACCACCAGGGTGGTGGGTGGCAGGACCTGGGAGTACCAGGGTGGCAGTGCCCCCTGGGCAGCAGGGCGGAGGGCAGGCAGGCAGGCAGGCGAGTGCCCCACCCTGCAGGCGCAGGGCAGGGCAGCTGGTGCCTCAGTGGAGCTTCGTGATCACGATGCGGGTGCGACCGTCAATCGTCGTCGTCGTGAACGTGCGTGCCTCTGCGTCGTACACAGGCGCCGCGTCGATGACATCGAACTCGCCGCTGTCGTACACCTCGTGCAGGGCAGCAGCGACGTCGGCCACGTAATAGTGGTAGCGATTGTTCGGGTTGACGACGCTGGTGACGGCGATGCTGGCGCCGAACTGGCTGAAATCGGCGGCGAGCTGGGGGCGGGCGTGTGCGGTCATTTCGGGCTCCTTGGTGGTGTTCGTTTTCGTTGTACGTTTATCGTATCACGCCAGCGCGCAACGCGCAACCCCTTTGCCATAAAAAATTCGACATTTGCTAAAGTGAAATCGCTCGCGGCGGCGCCTACGGGCGGCACTTCGCCACTTACCGAGTCAGACCCTATACAAGCCTTTCGGTGTGCACCTGAAAGTGTCATCTCTCCCCTCCCCTCCTTGTCACATCTCTGTCGTTGCTTCACCCCACCCGTTGATGTCTTTCCCCTCCAGGTGTTTGCACACAACCTTGTCTGCGTTCCATTTCTGAAACAGTCGGACGGATTTCCACCCGCAGACGCAACGTGCTTGGTAGGATGGTCGTCCGTCTCGTGGGTCCTCCTCGTACGGATGGTAGCTGTCGCGACCGATACCTCTGTGCATGGTCACACGGTGCATCATCTGGTTTCTGTGTAGTAGTGTCTCTATCACCATTCCACCGTCATTTCATCGTCCCAACACCCTCATCATCTTGCCTTCGAAACTATTGTCCCCACCCTCGGTGTGATTCTTCATGTATAGTCGGGCAACTCGTTCAACGTAGACGCGTCGTGACCACCAGCCGCACACGCATCTACCCTGGAAGGTTTCTTGACCATCTTCAGGGTCTTCCTGGTACACGTCATGGCGGCTTCTGCCTAAACCCTGGTGTACGTGACCCTGGTGCATGCTTTTATGACAGTCACGTGTGGTTTGAATCGCCATCACTCACGCCTCTCACTCACGTCTCTCGCTCATCCACTCACCCACTTGCGCCCTCATATCCCGACATCCGGCTTACCAGCCAGCTGGCACTTGATGTGCTCTTTCGCGTAACGGTCCGCAAGCGGGAACAGGTAGAAACGTTTCGACATCCATCCGCACGTGCACCTGGATTGCAAGGTTGTGGTGCGGTCTGTGCGAGCGTCACTGTCTGTCGGTTCCTTGTACGGGTCACGCGGGTCACGCCCTATCCCTTTGTGCTTTGATATGACGTGCATCGTCGTCACGCATTCTGGTGTTGTCCGAATCACGACATCACCACCAGCGAGTCATCCGTACGCCAGCAACGGCACCGTTTCACCAGACACCCGTCCGCACCGTGTAAACACCATGCGTGCCCGCAGTCATCACACTGGGGCCACCCGGGAGGGCTGCACACGATCCCGTCTGTCTTCTTGTCTGTTCTGTCTACACGCGTCTTGCTCATGTCTTACTCATTCACTGTCACTGTCACTGTCACTTTCATCCTCAGTATCCTGACGACGAGTACGAAAGTCTGTTAGGCATCGGACGCCCGATGTTGTGCTGCATCCATACGTGCCGATTCACCCATTTGAACGCCGTTCTAGAGCCGTTGAACGTGCACGTCGCACCGCATGTGCACTTTCCCTCGTAGTTGTACAGGTTAATACCGATAGGTATCTTGACGGTCGTGGCGCGGTGGTATTCGCTGATCTTCTCTGTGGTGGTAATTATCACAATAGTCCTATCGGCATGGCACGGTGACTGTTCAGGGTTAGCCAGCGATGTCGTTGTATCCATTTGTCCAGGGACTCACTTCTCAAATACCGTCTTGAGGTACCGCAACTGCATGAACCTCTATGCTCGTACACCTTGTAGTGATAATCCCACACCGTTTCCACGGTGATCTTGTGCATGGCGTCGACTTTCCGCTCTGTGGTTTCAATCATGCGCGGTACCGTACCTACTGCCACAGCCGTACGTGGCGCCGTACTTGGTGTGATTATCCGCCCAGGCGACAGAATCACCCCAGCTGTGGAACTCTTCTACCCTGCCGCACGTGCACGACGCTTCGTAGTATTTTTCCCCGCTGTACAAGGTGTCACGACCTGTCTTCCACGACACTTGGTGTAGTAACTTGACCTGGCGTTCTGTTGTGACGATCACTTGTCATGCACCTCTCACGAAACTGTCACGCACCTCTCAGCGACGGCGGCCTTGGACCCCACTTGTGAATGTCTGCCCATTCTGAGGCGGCTGTAGTCTGTAGAAACCGATCTGTTGCCCCGCACGAGCACACAGCACGGTACACCCAGGTGTAGCCGTTGCCTGCGACGTACGCGTCGAACGTCACGGTGTGCATCATGCGCACTTGGTCTATTGTTGTGGTGATCATCTGTGCGCACTCATCCTCAACATTCTTGTCCTTGCCAGCCAACCCCACTTGTGTTCGGCTGCCCAGGCGAGTACGTCTCTCTTACTCAAGTACGCGCCGTACGCGCCGCACGTACATGTGGCTCGGTTAACCCAGTTGCCTGAGGGGTTGACGAAGGTGTCAAAAGACACAGTGTGCAGGGCGTTGACTGCATTATTTGTATGGACGAACATCATCTACCCGCATCTATCCACCGGAACGGTTGCTGAAGGTGAAAGTCGATCATCCGATTAACATCCGCTGTGCTGTACGCGTAATAGGTTGCGCCGCACGCGCACCATATCTGATACTCTTCGCCCATATTCTCGTAACCCGGTCCGTTACGGTCTGTGAGTGCACAATCCATGACATGCATGGCTGCCACGGTGCGTTGTGTGGTGTGAATCATACTCGTTGTTCCCACTCTGTGATTATGTGCCGGTGGGCGCGCTGTTTGGCTGAACTTGCTGTGGTGGAAGAAATAGACTCCCAACCACATCGGCATTTCGCGGTGTATCGCCGTATCTGCACACCGGTTGCGGTTTCCACAGGATACTCGAACACACGACCCGAATGCAACACTTTGACGGTGTCAAACAGTGTGGCGATCACTTTGAACTCTCATCCATCCAGGTTCTCCACAAAGTTTCATGATTCTGCATGGCAAGTTCTGCGCCTCTTCTTGAGTGGTAACCAGACGTGTACCATCCACATCTACAGGCACCGCTGTACGGCAGACCGTCACCACCGCCTAGGGTTATCTTCAGAGACGTTTTATGGAGCATAGGGAAGAGCACGACGTATCTTTCAATCACCAGTCGGCCCTTCCGTGATCACCTGTCTGCACATAGTATTCGTGCATCCATTTCCGGTCTCTCGCGGATTTGATGTCTGCCAGCCAGCCGGACACACGACCGCATGTGCATCTGTACCTATGTACTGGCGAACTGTCACTGCTTTCGATGCGTGTCTGGTGTACGCTTCTGGCGTGGTTTTCTAGTTCAATGATCATTAGAAGATCACTTCATCTCCCCTACCCATTCGCCCTCTGGTGTACACACAGTGTGAAAATCGCCGCCAACGCGTGACCCGAGATGTGCGAGAAGCCGGAACTTGGCACTCGGAAGTCGATCCTCCTGGTACCACGGACGTTCGACCTCGGACCGGGATTCGGGATGAATGCACGGGCACACGAATTCCCAGCCAGGTACGCCTGACCTGTACGCTCGTACCAATCGCGCTGGATGCATGGAGCGTGCACACTGTGCTAGTTCGACGATCATAGAGGCACTCCCCGTTGAGTGCACGCGGTCACGAAGTATTCGCCTCGTTTTGCGTCGCCGTTGTAGCAATAGGTGAGATCAACTGCAACCAAATGATGAAACACAGCTGTTAGATGCACGGCGATACGTTGCTTTGCGTGGGCGAGTGACTGGTGCGCGTATCCTGCATCGTGTACGCCGCACGGGCATTCGATATTCCATTGATCGAATCCATGTCTGTCCTGTCCGCAGATAATCTTAGTTTGGTGTATCGCGGCAGCGTGACGCATCAACAGTGTCACCATTGCATTTCTCCTGTTTTCGCCCAGTGCATATGACGAGATTCTTCCCGTATCACCTCTCTGTGACTTGTGCTGACGTACATGAACTCGCACGAACACTGCACACGGTAGTACGGATGGTCGAATACGAAATTTGTTCTGTGCATGTCCAGAATGCACACGGGCAACTCGATGAACACTAGAGGTCCCTGCCCAACACCTGACGCGCTATTCCGACACTGTACAGCGATATCTCTGCCTCACCGTTGCACGCTTTGAAAACCTCACGGATGTGATGGTAACCCCAAGAGTTTTCTGCTTTCTCCTTTGTGACGCTGTCATAACCCGCGGAGCCGTTCCAACCACAGGTGCATCGTGCTTGATACGACCTGACTGTCCACGGGTCTGGTACAGATATGATGTTCGGCTGATGAAAGGCGGACACCATCAACGGCAGGACTTGGATCATCGGACTGGCTTTCGTGTACGCGCGATTCGTTCTTTCGACCGTGTCATCGGACGATTCGGTTCACCGGCCAGAACATAGTTGAGGTGCAGAAAGTGAAACGTCACAGCCTGTCTCTTCGTCACGAAACCGCGTTTACCTTCCCACCCGCACGAACACCATGCGCCCCATTTCATGTCTGGACGTCCGTATATCCGCTCGTTCGGTTTCAGCTTGCGGGTCAGATCCTGATGTGTCTTCGCGATGAAGTTTTTCGGAGTGTCGATCATGGTTGGTTTTTCCACCCTTGAAAACAGTATTCGATGTGCAGGTCGCCTAGGTAACGTGCATAGTCTTTCTTTGTCTGCGGTGAGTACGTCCAGCCGCATGAGCAGCGGGCTTCGTACAGAATCATGGTTCTATGAACACCACGTGAACTGCTGACAGTGGTCACGTGTGTGGCACGTATTCGGTCACACACTCGCATGCTCAAATCTGTTGTTGTAATGATCATCGTGGCATCCAGGGTTCACCGCGGGTACACCACTCGATGTGCATATTGCAGTACATCTCGCAGCTGACCCTGGCTGTGAACGTTGCGTATAGATTCCAGCCGCACGAACACACGGGGCGCCATTCCTCGATTTCGGATTCCCACTCAGTTGATGTGCGATGTTCTTCGTTGACCTTCGCGTGCACCGAGTGTTTGATCTCGTACGTTGTCTGTATCATGTCATGTCGATTCTGTCCAGTCTGTCAGTCTGTCTACCAGTACGTTTGTCGTCAGTATGCGTCGCTGAGTACACCGTTGTGGTGGTTGCGCACCGCTCTGTCCACGTACGTCGTGAACACGGATCGATTCCAGCCACAGCCGCAAACTAATTGCGATATAGCTCGTCCTCTTTCGCTAATGCCGTGCGTGATCCACACCTTATGCGTGTTTTCGACGTGTTGGACGGTTGTGACGATCATGCAGTTACCATATCATACTGTCCTTGTCACTACAACAGTTGACGAACAAACGAGTTCTGCAGGCCGCCATGAAACTCGTTGTTGTGGTCTGCAGCTTCTACCTTTGCCCTGAAATATCGCCAGCTTGGCGTAGCAAACCAGAAACATGCGCCGCATATCGCGCGGTACTGCACCCTGGATTTCGTGGCTAATGACCGGGAGCGATTGAACGAGTACGTGTGCACAACTGCGTGCGCCGGTGACTCCATCGTGGTGGACAGCAGGTCAGTGAGAAAAATCATAGTCTTGTGTATGACGGGCCGTACCGAATGAACCGTTCTTTCCATATTTCTGCTTCACTCGCGGACCACGTAAACGGTGGTGTCACGCGTGCGACGTCGATAGGGTCATGGAACAGCTGGTACGTATACGGCGAGCCGCCGGCTAGTGACCCCATCAGCTTTTCAAGTGAAACAGATGAGAACAGAGTACTTCGCATACTTTCTGCTTCGGACAGTTCGTCATTCTCGTAGAAACAGTGAATTCTCGTAGCGCTCATGAACGCCGGGTTGTCGGGTGACATAAGTGTGACGTGATAGATTTTCCACCGATCCACACTGCTGGACGTGAGGTTTCGTTTGAGACGGGTGTCATTCCTGGCGACCACGCCATTGATCCAATCTGTGTACAGAGTTGGAGCGCAACGATCGTACTGCAGGATCATGACACCACCGAGGCGAGATACTTGACGTGTTCGTACTTGCTGACGACACGATCAAAAGCGCCGTCAAAACGAGGAACCAGTTCGCCGTGACCCTCGCACGAACATTCGACTAGCTGCGTGATGGTGGCACCGCCGGTTGAGTCGAAAAGATGCATGAACGACGCCAACGAGATAGCGCTGACTCGAGTGTCCTGAGTTTGGTCTTTGGCGGATTCGCAGTAGCAGATGAGAGTGGAATTCTCAACATCTACTTGTGTTCTTTCTGGCCCGACGTTTAGCCATTTGATCTTGAAAGTGATGATCTTCCAGCGTGACTCTTCGAAGTTACGAAAACCAGGCTGTGGACTCATCACGAGATGGGCGTTACCGCGAAGCACGGTCATGAGAACATGACGTGCTGCTACGTCGTAGCGTTGATCGTAGGTGTCTATCATGATCGTTACGGTATCACGGTACACGACATCTGTAAACCTATTGCGTACACGTCATGTCCCTGATACGATCATGTCACTTGACAGGCACGATACTATGGATATCAACGACGAAAGGTAATCCAGTATGACCGAATTTGACCCGGGTAACCTCCCGAGTATGGACGATCTCGCAGGAGGGCTCACCAAGCCGGGCTTTGGTGTATCCGGTGTGCCCGACGAATCCACCGACGAGGTCAAACACGCAACGATCGCAGGTCCAACCGCGATGGGTGGTGCGGTAGCCCCGACACCACCGGAACCGGTGGACAAGATCGACATGACCGTCACAGTGCGGAACGAGGGTGGCGACCGATTGACGCTGGCGTTCACCGCGCACATCAGTCAGTGGCCGCGCCTCATGCAAGAGATGGGGTCCGAGGAGTGGCACCGGCAGGTTTCGACCGCGCTGCAGCGCATGTACGAGGACCGAGTTGCAGCCGCGGAAGAGCAAGGACGATCATGACTACAGGGTATTCCTGTTCGGTTGGGAGTGATCATGTCTGATGACAAGAAGAAGGTACGCGTCCAGGTCGCTGGTATCGGCCAGCTGGCTATGGGTTTCTCTGCACTCGTGGCTGAGAATCGCGCAGACGACTGGTCAGCGTTGTACAGCAGCTTGTCGCAGGAAGAGCGTATCAACATGACCATGGCGATGGCTCAGATTCTCGGTGCGTGCGCCCAGGCGATCATCGATTTCAAGGACGAAGACCTGGAACCCGCGGAGTGGTTGCGCGCACGCGGTGAGGAAATGTTGTCGAACGCCTATAGGGAAGATTGATGGCACGCGCCGACTACTACTGCACGGACTGTGGCAAGACGCACGACGAATGCTATTGCGACTGGGACATGGACAACACTCGACAGGAAGACGACGATGATTTGGGACCCGAAGAAGGTCAACAGGATTGAGGTCATTGACCACAGCCTGATCCCGACCAAAGGTACTGCATCCGCCTATCATGGTGAGGGTGTACGCGTTTCCGTACACCTGCAGGACGACGGTCGAACGATGAAGATTTTTGTGACGCATGACGGCGAGCCGGTTGTGCGTCCAGAGGGCTGGTTGTCGGAGCGTCACGATGATTGAGACGCAGTATCCGAGCATGACCTTGTACATTCGTAGACAGTTGTTCAACTTCTTTCTCCATGGTGACGGCTCTGACGACGACGTTCGTCAAGCATCGAAGAGAACCGACGACTGGTTCGATCTCGAATCCCGGTACAGAGTTGACGACATGCTTGCCGCTGCAGGGATCACCCGAGACGAACTGACAGTCAGATGGTGGTTGTCGTGTCCTCTCGGCGCTCGTCATCACGGATTCGAAGACGACTTGTACTGGAAACTAGCGTACCGGTTCAAGAAAGACGGCTGAGAAGAGGTATGGGACAAGGATGCCAAGTAGCAAAGACCAGATTTACCGCGACATCGTGGAGGAAGCCGCGAAAACAACCGAAGCGCGGACTGGTCGCAAGCACCGCGATAAGACGGGTAAGGAACTCTATCAGGAGTACTACCCGCCGCACGAAGAACTCGACAACGACAAAAAGCGCCACGCCGTCAAGGTGATCTGCGGGATCGCGGACAACGCCGAAGACGCACAGACAGTACTCAACGCCTTGAATCTTGACCCTTCCGAATTGTTTGGAGACGATGATGCTTGAACTCGCTCTATGGATCGGCATACCGTTGTTGTGGATTCTCAGCGGCATGCTTTCGTTTCGCTGGTACAACCTGGCGACGGGCAACAAGCCAGAAGACGAATTTGTCTGGATAATGGGACCGATCGTCCTTCCGATTCTTCCACTAGTTGCTGTAGTCTGTGGCGTCGCCTACGTGGTTTCACGAGACAAGCTGGGTATACCCACAGCAATCAAGACGTTCATGCTTCCACTCGAATACGACAAAAATGAGTACTCCAGCTTAGGTCAAGACCTGCGGAAACGTGAAAGTGAGGCGCGTACGTTCGCTTCCAACGCGAAGAGCGACACCGAGCGACAAATCTTCGTGGAGGCGGCGAATCGATACGGCGAGCTGGGACGTGAAGCACGCAACCGAGGAGGATGGTATAGCGGCAACACTGAGAGGGTGAAGAAGTTCAAGAAGAAGAACAACCTGACGTAACCTGTTTACATCACGACTCGTTCGTGATACTGTAGCAATCACTGGACAACACGACACCTCGAAAGGTACACACCATGCCAGTAATGAACATCGCCGGAGTCAACGTGACACTCACGGTGGACGAGCTACTCGACTACCAGAATCGTGTGTCGGCTCAGGCACGACTCGACCGGAACCCGAAGGCCAAAGCGGCCATCGTCGAAGGTGACAAGGACGAATCCAATCCCGTCCTCATCGACAACGACGCACTCTCGCGGGTCGTCAAGCATCACAAGGGACCGGGACGTCCGAAGTCCGACAAGTCGCACGTCCCGCACTGGAAGCAGCGTCTGAGCCAGCTCAAGGCCGCCGGCTACCGGATGCCCTCGAACGCCCAGACCACCGCGCGTCTCCTGGCCCAGTTCGTCAACCAGTACAAGGTCACGGACGTTCCCGTACCGTCCGATCCCGAGCACGCGTTCAACTGGCTGATTGACGATCTCTCGCACCGCAGCATCTTCAACACCCTCACGGTGTTCGTGGATCGGGTCGGCAAGAACGACGACGAGCGACTGTGGAACTCGGCCGCGATGACCGCAGCGCTGTACATCGCGGCGCAGCGACATGGACGTGACGCCGTGGCCGTCCTGATCACCGCTCTCGAGAACACCGAGAGTCCTCTCCGCAAGGTCGTCGACCGGGAGAACAAGGACTACTATTCGAAGACCGTGACCCACGGCAATCGTCGTTTCGGCGACGACGCGGATCGTCTCGCACTCGTCTGGCTCCTGACCGAGCACATGGACGAGGTCATCGAAGCGGCGGCCAAGCTGTGAACGAGCTACTACTGCTGGCTGCGGAACAGTCCAGCAACGAAACCAGCTGGCCGGATGTGATCCTGATGCTCGGATTCTTTGCAATCTGCGCGTTCATGTTGTGGATCGTGCTCCGATGACCTTCTACCGCAAACAGGGTGACATGTTCAGCGAGCACGCTGACGCGTACGCCCACGGTGTGAACACGATGGGTCGTATGGGTGCCGGTGTCGCAAAGATCGTCGCGGACACCTGGCCCGAGTGTCGCGATGCGTACATCGCGATGTGCGCACACGGATTCAACCCGGGTGAAACGTACGCATGGCGATCGGACACCGGTATCTGGGTGTACAACGTGGCCAGCCAGCGCTTTCCGGGACGTGACGCACGTCTGTACTGGTTGAAGGACGGACTTGAGGACATGTACCTACATGCACGTGGAAACCTCGTGAAGTCCATCTCAATGCCGGTTATCGGGGGAGGTATCGGAGGGCTCGACCCGAACGACTGCATCACCACAATCGAGAACGTCGCGGCTCAGTACCCCGATGTCACCACCACAGTCTGGGAGTACTGATGCGCACGACCAAACTCGAATTGAAATCGGCTCGACAGATCAAGGTCGCACGAGTGCTGTTGACGATCGCTCAGATCATGTCACTGGCTGTAGCCACCGCGCCGGCTGCGTTGTTCGGGATGTGGGCGGGCAGCGATATTCCGTATCTCAAGCAGTGGGGTTTCGTGGACTGGTGGATAACCATCATCATCCTCGCGGTGATCATCGTGTCCATCAAGGTCGCTGACGCGTTGTCCAAGCTGTTCGGCGACGTTGACAAAGAGCTGGGTGTGGCTCTCGAGCAACACGTGGCGATCGAAGAGGCGATCAAGCGAGGCGACAAGGCCGCGTACGACAGCAAGGGCCAACTGATCATGCGAATCGACAAGGAAGGCAAGCCACTCGAGTGAGTGGTTGCGTTTACGGAATGTCCGTGTCATAATCATGACACGGACATTTTCGTACAGAGACAAGGAAAGACACACCATGGACACGCAGATCGTGTACGGAATCGGCCTAGGGTTTTCGGTCGGCTGGAACATCATCCAGTTCTGCCGGATCAGGGGTTTCAAAAAGCGAGTCGAACCCGAGAAGAAAACCTCCGATCCGGTCAAGACATACGGTCACCCACGTGATCCCGTGGCCGATCTGCGCAAGCGTCTTCCCGACCTGGAATGGCCGTGCGTGTGGGAGACGTGGGTCGAAGAGGACGAGCAGTGCCGATTCATTTTCCAGGTCGTGGACGTGACCGACGACAGTGACGAGCACGACGCCCTTGCACACGGGTCCATCGGATTGACCCACACCAAGGAAGGCAAATCGTGGACGAGCATCTACCGTGTAAGAAGTGCGTGGCCGTACGAGGACGAGATGCAGTACTACACCAGCTATCTCATCGGGTGCGAAGCAACCATGCGTAAAGTCGCGACACTCGCCGCGAAGAAGATCGACAAAGAAGTCAAGGTCAACTACAAGATGGGAAAGTGAGATGGTCAAGAAGGCCGAACGACGCAACGACAGTGTGTTGCTGCTGAACGTCGACTACACGGCGCTTGAAACCATCACATGGCAGCGCGCCATTGTGTTGCTGGTGCTGGGTGAAGCCGAGATGGTTGACCCTGCGGTGCCTCATCGTGTGGTGCATTCCCAGCACCTGGAAGTCGTGGTGCCCAAAACCATTCGTCTCAACCGGTACGTCCACATCGTGTACGACATACAGATGATCGACGAGGGTTCGTCTGCGACGTTGCCAGCGGTGCTGCGACGTGACAAGAACGTGTGTGGATACTGCGGTGACTTCGCGACAACCGTCGACCACATTTTCCCCCAGTCCCGCGGTGGCCCCAACACCTGGGGTAACCTGATCGCTGCGTGTTTCGATTGCAACAACCTGAAGGACAACCGTACACCTGAGGAGGCTGGCATGAAGTTGCTGTGGCCACCGAAAGCGCCGAAGTTCGACGAGGTGCTGCAGAAGCACGTCTGGAGAGACCTGAAGTGATCGAATTGGATGGTCACTGGATCAGCTACGAGTGGGGTGTTCAGTTCGAGGTAGACGTGGAGACAGATACGGGTATTCACGAAGAAACCGAAACGCGAGTTTGTTCAGAACGTATCGCGCATCGCGCTGTGGTGTACGGTATGCCGAAAACTGGAAAAAATCATCGGGTAGTACGTCGCGTGGTTGCAGACTGGAAAGAAGTAAAGTGATCGAGAAGAGTCGCAACGTCGAATGGGGTATTCGATTCGAGGAAGATGACATCGACATGAGTGGCTCGCACGAGAAAACGACGACAATGGTCTCTAGCGAACAAGTGGCGCGAAACGCGAAGCGAATGGGAATTCCGAGAAAAGGACGAAATCACCGTGTGGTACGCCGCATGGTCGCAGATTGGGAAGAAGTGGAATGAGTCTCGAAGAGAGGTTCGGCAAGAAAATACCGAGCCGTGAAGAATTACTCGCCATGTGGGACGAAGAAGACAAGAAGCACAAGGAGAAGGTACGCGAGTTCGAACCCAAGGCCAAGATTTTGTACGGCCTTGGTAAGCCGCTAGTGAACTGTCACTGTCGAATGTGTACGGACGTGTGGCTTGACATCATGGACGAACTCGAGCCCGACGGATGGCTCCGGCGTGAATCGTCAATCGGCATGATCCTGTGCCCGACATGCGGCAACAAGAGGTGCCCGCACGCAACCAACCACGAACTCGACTGCACTGGTTCGAACGAACCAGGCCAGAAGGGATCGGCGTATGAGTGACGTCGAGATGAACAGAGCAAGTCAGATATCCATTTCCTATGGTGTCGAGTATTACGACAAGACCGACAAGAAGTGGACGCCACTGGCGATGCACGGCACCGAACTCAGCGAAGCCGACGAGACCTTCGAAATGATGCAGAGGCAGGGCTACGAAGTCCGTCTCATGCAATACCAGATGGAGGTCATCCGTACAGGAAGGATGATGAGATCAACAAATACGACCGACGAAAAGTTAATGTCCACCGACAAGTTGACGTAGTTTCTGACGTACTATTTGATCATCTCGGTGAGGACGCCAAATGGGTGTCCGAGCTAGTCGTGGAACATCTGCGCAACGAGAACATGGAAATCACATGGAGAACAAACAAATGACCGAAAAAGAACAAGAAGAACTCAAAAAAGTTCTGATGGAGAAGGTCGGCGATGACAAGGACGCCGCGTTCAAACTGGTTTCGGCTCTCGTGATCGCGCTTTCGAAACGACTCGACTCGATGCAAACGCAACTGCAGGCTATCATCGAGCGTGTCGAAGAACTCGAGGAGGAAGCTGCTAGTCAACCACGAGGTAAAATCTTCGATGATTGAGGTGTTCGACACTAAGATGTGCTGCGCAAAGTGCCCTAACGTTGCCGCAAAACGAACGAACTTCAATGACGGTAGCGAAGAATGGTATTACTGCGCTCGTCACGCTGAAACTATGTCCATGCATCTTATAGACCTGGCGGTGAATTGATGATTGAGGGACTTCCTGATCTCGACGAATGGGCAGCAGTTGATCGAGGCGACAAGATCGAACACATCGCACCTGACATGATGATCGTCACACCCGCGCCTCGACCTACTTCGATCGATCACAGTTTCATCATCGAGAAGACGCCTCCGTTGAGCGAAGACCACGGCAAAACCTTCTACCACCTGTGGCAAGCAAGTTGCACCACATGCGGTTGGTGGAGCGAGGCGTGCGATAAAGAACGTGCCAAATCGTGGGGTCACTGGCACCACACGTCGGAGAACCTGCGACCAAGCTAAATCGCGCTTTGAGCTGACGCGCGATACTGTCTTTCCACTATGGAAAGACAGACATACAAGCCCAGAAAAGGCATCGGCCTGTACATTCCTCCTGAGGAGGATTTGTCCCTGGCTGACATCGTTGCGCGCCTTCCGGAAAGCGAACGTGAAGAAGCGCTCGCCGACCTGGACATGGATGACCTCGAGTACAACTTCAATTTCTGGGGACGTCCCTCACAGCTAGCAGCCGTCAACTCTGACAAGTGGTTGACGGTTTTGCTGTCTGGTCGTGGTTTCGGTAAGACCCGTGTTTTGTCCCAGGCTATGCACAAGAAGGCCATGGACAATCCAGGATGTCGTATCGCGCTGGTTGGCCGATCTGTTGCCGACGTTCGAGACATTCTTGTAACTGGTGAATCGGGTTTGTTGAACGTCGTACCACCCAGCGAGAAGCCCGAATACAAACAGACCATGCGCCGTATCATCTGGCCCAACGGCTCAGAGGCGATGACGTTCACCGCTGATATTCCAGACCAGTTGCGTGGTCCTCAGTTCCACTTCGCGTTCGGAGACGAGCTGGGTTCCTGGCGTGTAAAAGCCACCGGTACCGGCATGGTCAACGCGTGGTCACAGCTGCAGATTGCCACACGTCTCGGTGACAATCCACAAATCTTCATCGCAACAACACCACGACGCGTACCGATGATTGTCGATTGCGTGAAAATGGCTGACTACGAGCCTGATCGCGTTCTTCTCATTCGCGGTTCGACATTCGCTAACCGCCACCTCGGTACCAAATACCGTGAGGCAATCATCGGTTTGTACGAGGGAACAACTCTTGGACAACAGGAGCTTGAAGGTGAACTTCTCAGCGACGTTGAGGGCGCGCTTTTGACCCCTGACGTTATTGAAGATTCACGATTGACAGACCTGGAAGAAACGTTCTGGAAAACGCTTCCTAATCGCATTGTCGGCGTCGACCCTACGGTGTCTGCAACCCCTGGCGACGAGTGTGGAATCGTCGTAGCTGGAGCCACAGGCGAAAAGAAAATGTACAACAGACGCGCCTATGTTCTCGAGGATGCGTCGTTGCAGGGTCCGCCCGAGGTGTGGGCTAGACGTGTCGTTGAAATGGCGCGCAAGTACCGTGCTGCTGTCGTAGCCGAGGACAACCAGGGCGGTGAAATGGTGCGTATGGTCATCAACGCCCAGGACCCGCGCGTGCCTGTCACCCTAGTCAAGTCGAAGGCCGGTAAGTACGCTCGTGCCGAGCCGGTTGCACACGCCTATCAGCAGGGCCGCGTCCACCACATGCGTGAGTTCGACATGCTGGAAGACCAGCTGACTACATGGGTTCCAGACGAGGGCATGAAATCGCCTGACCGTCTTGACGCCGCGGTGCACTGTCTCACCGCGCTACTGGTCGTGAAGCCCAAGGAATGGATCGGTGGAGTGTCGATCGCCGGCACAGGCGCACGCCGTCGGATCAACGTCATCAACCATGACCCATACCAGCAGATCGTCCCGGGATCGAACGGTCCTGGAAACACACGAGCCAAGATTCTCGAACGACTACGTCCGCTGGACGGATTCAACATCGAAGAATTCGACGGCACCGAAGAAGAAACCGAAGAGGAGAAAGAACAATTCAAGCGGCTACGGAAAGCTAACCGCTCTCCGCGTCTGCCTATTCACGCGAGAAACCGTAAGTACGATCCGTACGGGGCTCCAAGAATACGCAGGCGACAGGGTTAACTTTTTGTCCCGTTTGTGTTATAGTAGAACCATGATAGAAGCTGTAGATAAAAAACCTGCATATAAGCCAAGTTTGACCGCACTCAAGGACACTGATCCGCTTGTCAAAAGCGTCATCGATGCAATTGTCCAGGACAAGATACTGTACATCGGCACTCCGGTCAAGGGCTCCAATTTCGAGACACTGACAACCAACGAGCTGATCAACTTCGAGACAACTCGTCACGAGATCGTCTGCCGACCGTCATCCACGACGTCAGGTGACCTCGCGGTAGTTCGATTCCTTCACGCTGGTCGAATCAAGAAAAAGCTCGATGAGGTCGCGGACGAGGACCTGCGGAGACGTTACCGATGCGTCGTCGCAGTATTGCTGCTTCAACTCAGCTGGCCTGTTGCAAGCATCTCCGAGGCAGTAGGCGTCAGTCGACAAGCCTTGACACCGAGAATGCACGACAACCTGGACAAACCGTTGACCACGACAGAGATCGACTTTTTGAACGAAATCTCACGTGATCGAACCAGTCCAACGTACGGTTGGGGTGATTACGGTTCCGAGTACCAGAAGTACAATCGCACAGGTCTCGAATGGAACAAGGTTCACGTTCTTCCGACACCGTCGGCAGCAACCGTCATGCAAGCGTTGTGGCGTCTTGCGTGGAGAGCTCGTGGCGACAAGTCAGTTTCTGACGCTGCATACTGCTCCAAGGTGCTCGACATGTACTTGGGTACCATGTTGGCCCGCGGTGTAACGGGATTCAATCTGGCGCAGATGCTACAGGTCCAGCATGCTGCAATTTTCCAGCGAATCCGAAATATCGATTATGGTGTAGAAATGCGTAAGGAAGCGCAGGCAGCACCGCATCTTATGGACAACAGTCTGGGTCGTTACAAGTACACAGCAAACGTGGATCATCCTGCAACTCGTGGAATGTATCTACTCAGATCAACACTCACAGACAACGGTTCGTTGGTTTTGAGTACGTTGACTGATTCTCTAGGAATCGCACAGATCGATTTGGCAAGAGCAAGCCAGAAACGCTATCTTGTCGATAGCATTCTTCCGAATCATAGCATTCCAGGTACGTGGACTTCGGACACTCTCGTGCCAGTGGACACGTATTTCGCTCAAGCGTCTCACGGATACCATGAACGCACGCGACGCGAAGCGTTTTATTTCATTCCTGAGACGGGATTCTCCTCTGTGTACATCACGCAGAATGCGCCACAACACATCAAGTCTCATGTAAGAAACATGGATAAGATATCGACCATGACTCCGTGGTTTAGCGACTATTTTGACAAGACGCTCGATCTTCCTCAGGTACTCAAAGGTGAGGCAAAGACGATGTTCGCGAAGAGTAGAGTTCTTGAACGATGCTTTACAGAACCGTACAGTATCTTGGAAGAATACGACGCACCAGCGCGCAGAAAGTAATCGCATGGAACTCATGGACTTGGTCGAGGACGGCGTAGTGCGCGCTGCTGCGTCGATGTTTCCTGTTGAAGTCACCGTAGACAGCGCGGGTTTCGCCACAGCACGATTCATCTTGGCGAAGTCACCCGATGACGACTGGTACGCATTAGGATGGCGACTCGATAACATGGGCAAGCCATCCATGTTCGTGTACACCAAGGTGATCGACATCGTATCCTTCCGAACGTCGTTGATAGACGTCAACACTGAGGCAGGGCGCATTCTCGTTCGACCGTCATCAGGCGGATGCTGCGGCAATCGTCTGAAGACGTACAACCCATTTGGACCCTCGGTGTCACTAGCTAGAGTGCCCGTGAGCAAAGAAGGATAGAGATGGTTCGACGCAAGAAACAAGTTGAGGTTGTTCCTGACGACATGGAACAAAAGAACATCGTGTGGATACGGACACGCTCAGCCGAGGGGTTCTATACTAACCCGGCAGAATGGAAATCACGATACCGCGGACTCGATCTTCGACTGGAGAGACAGACCCACGAAAAGTACCTTTACCAGATACACCGCGATGGCGAAGAACTAGGAAACGGAATCGCGTCAGAGTGTTTCGCGCACTGGAACGCTGGTGACGTCGTGAAGAAACATTTGGTATCCGAAAATCTGATATAACGTAGCCGCATGGCTACCGAAGCAACACCCGTTGACACCGTCGACGGGTGTTGTTTCATTTTCGGAGTATCATGAAACCGCTGTTATACGTGTTGGCTACAAAGAGATTAACTCGACTGGTCGTTGAAGACGAAATCACGCGTCCAATTCGTGAAAGTGTCGAGGAAAACTACTGGTTGAATTACTTAGTCAATTGTAAGAAATGCACGTCTGTTTGGGCGGCTGCTGCCGTGCTGATTCTCGGGCATGTTTTGCCGGGTAAATTCATAATTTGTACTCTAGGAATCAGTGAAGCAGTTCTGCTGGCGGATGAATTGCTCAGCAAGACGTCCGACGACCCGCTTTGGAGCTGACTATGAAATTTGGCGAAGTCATCAGAACAGCAGCCGATCCTGACCGTGTGACATCAGGATTCACAGCAGCCATGGCTGCACGTCCGGTCAACTATCCACGCCCTCTCGTCGCTTCAGGCGAGAAGATTTCTATTAAGAACCCTGATGAAGTTATATCATTGCGAAACAGGGTCTATACAGAATGGCAGAACGATGCGTGGGCGTACTACGATGCGATCGGTGAGATCAAATACGGATTCGGTTTGGTGGGTGCTGTTACGTCACGCCTACGTCTCTATCCAGCGATTTCGGTGGATCAAGACGGAGTACCGATCTCGACGTCAGACTACCGCAGACGCCAGCTTGAGCAGTCCAAGCCCGAGCTCGAGAAAGACATCAAGAGCGAACTCGCTGTCCCCAAACGTGTTACAAAGGATGTTCTGGAACACCTGGACCGTCTTGTTCTTGATCTGTTTGGAGGCCCGGCAGGAAGTTCCGGCTTTCTTCGTTCGTATGCACTCAACATGTGTGTTGCGGGCGAGTGCTACCTTGTCAACTACAAGGATCGGTGGCTGGTTAAATCTACGTCCGAGCTCACCGCCGATCCGTCTGGCAAACTGTACATGCGCGGTCTGCGCACCGGAAGCATGGGCAGCACGACGACAGGCGCGAATGGAACATTTGGCGAGATTGAGCTCCCTAAGAACACCTTCGTCGCCCGAATCTGGAGAGAGCACCCCCGATACTCTCTAGAGCCTGAGTCGTCCATGCTCGGCCTGCGTGAGACGTGTGACGAGTTGATCACTCTCCAGCGCATGATTCGTTCTCTGGCCCGCTCACGCATGAACGCGGGTATCCTGTTCGTACCTGACGGACTATCTGCGGCTGGATCAACTGTAGCTGAGGACATCGCAGACGAAGAAGAGCTGGACGACGAGTTGATTTCGTCTATCTACGACACCGTGTCTGCACCGATCGAAGATGAGACCAATGCTGCGTCTGTGTTCCCAACAATCATGCGCGGTCCTGAAAGTGCCGGTAAGGCTCTACAGCATTTGATGATGTCGCGTGACTCGGATCAGTTCCTAGTTGAGCGATGCGACCGTGCGTTGGATCGCATTCTTCAGGGTCTCGACATGCCGAAGGACGTCGTATCTGGCATGTCGAACGTCAAGTACAGCAACGCAATCCAGGTCGATGACAGTCTGTACAAGGGCCACATCGAACCGCTGGCGTTGATGTTGTGTGACGCTTTGACCACGGTGTACATCCGTCCGATGTTGAAGAAGAAGTTCCCTCAGCTGGAAGACAGCGATCTGGACTTCCTGCGTATCTGGTACGATCCGTCAGAGATTGTCAGCAAGTCTGACCCTGCTCAGTCGGCCAACACAGGACACGATAACTTCGCGATCAGCGATGCTGCATGGCGTGCTGCACACGGGTTCTCGGACACGGACGCTCCGTCAGAGCGTGAGATGGCTATTCGTTGGCTACGCCAGGTTCCACCGTCGCCTGAGGTTCAGGACATGCTCATCAAGGAAGCATTCCCGACGATCATCGAACGACAGCGTGCGGCGAACATCCAGGCTTCGCCTGTTCCGATGCCCGAGTCGGCCCAGGAGATGGTCTACGGCAAGGTTGTATCACCTGTCAGCGACACGACACGCGACGCGCAGAATCCGCAGATTTCACCGCGTGATGTATCTACGGTAGGCTCTAAATCTGAAGATCAAAGCGGTATGCCAGCTGGTTTCAAGTCAGCCACGCCAACCGCCGGGAAACCAGTCGATCCGTCCACGGTTACTGACGAGGACGAAGAACGTAAAAAGACTGCCTAAGGAACGACTATGGGTCACACCGCTCAGGGATGGCGCGAGGCGCTGACCGCTGCGTTCAAAATTCGACGCGGCGATTGGAACGAAGCGCTGCATCCCCGCGGTGCTGACGGTCGTTGGATCGACAAGCTTGGCTCAGTTAAATGGAAGGGTCTGTCAGGTCTCTGGGAGACTGGAACCGTAGAGTCTTGGAATGACAAGGGCGCGGTTACGGTCAAGAAGCCTGACGGCACTAAGATAATCCAGCCGGCGAAAAAGTTGTACAGCGCTCGCCAGCAGGTTGTCAAGATGCCTACCAAGCTGACTACATCGTCAAATCCACGCGGTCTGAGCGGTTCGAATCCTGGTGGTGTCATGCAGGAACCATCAGGCGACAAGTGGTATGTCAAGACTCCGCAAAGCGCAGCGCACACAGCGAACGAGATTGCGGGACATAAGATGTACGCGCTCGCTGGCGTTCCTGTGCCGACGACAGCGATGTCGAGTGACGGCAAGAAGTTCGCGTCCAAGCTAGAGGACGCGGAAGACTGGAACCGTCTGACAGGCACCGATCTGGACGAAGCCAAGGCCGAGATTCGCAAGAACTTCGTAGTCGACGCATGGCTAGCCAACTGGGATGCACCAGCGAACGACAACATCCGTGTGAACAGTGATGGCGTGCCACTGCGCGTGGACACAGGTGGTTCCCTAGACTTCCGTGCACGTGGTGGCCGTCGTACACTGACGATGGACGTTCCTGAACTCAAGACAATGCGTGATCCACGCGTTTCTCCGTCAGGTTCACGACTGTACGACGGATTGACTCGCGCGGAGGAAGAAGACGCCGTACGACGCATTCTAGGTGTCACTCCTGACGCCATCCGTGAGGCTATCAAGGATGCTGGCGCTCCGTCACGTCTAGCTGACGATCTGATCACACGTCGCGCGTGGCTGGCGAACAACTACGGGTACGAACTTCCGGAGGAGACAAAGGCTGGCAAGGACGCCATCGCTGCTGCGAAGAAGGCCAACCCTGACGGCGCTGCACCTAACCTGACGCCAATCGTGCGTCGCTCTACATCTGCATCTCCTCTCGCGCCAAACTCTCCTGTCTGGTTGAAGAACAAGAAGAAGTATGGCGAGAAGGACGACACCTGGATTATCAACAGTGTGGCCGCGGACAAGAAAACTGCCCAGCTGCGACAGCGTGTAGGCGGTAAAACCGTTGACGTTGATGTGGCAGACTTCGAGTTGCTGCGCGACAACTTTGCGTCTGTGAACGCGAAATACACTGGCGGAGAGTCTGTCGAAGTTGGCGACAAGGTTCTCACAGCCAAGGGTGACACGGGTGAGATCACAGAGATCTTCCCGATGTACGCCAAGGTCAAGATCGACGGTACCAATCGTTCGCAGGTTCTTGCTGTCAAGAAGATGACACGTACCAAGGGTGCGCTTCCTGATGCTGCGACAAGTGTGGCTCCAGCGGTGACACCACCTGCGCAGAAGAACGATGCGCTGTACAACAACGGATATCAGGACGCCTGGGGCAAACTGCAGACCACACACCGTGGTATGGCAGAACGCTACGTGCGTAATGGTGTTGCGTCGAAGAAAACGTTTGACCTGAACGACGTACGACCAACACAGCCTGAAGACACGTCAACGACAAGCGGTTCTGGTTCCGGAGCCAAGGACCTTGATCCGATCGTCGCGCAGATCAACGGTGAATTGTACCTGATGGACGGCCATCACCGTGCGCTGGCATCTGACGGCAAGCTGGATGCACACTTCGTCGACTTTGATTCGATCAAGGTCGACCCGTCTGGTCTCGAGTTCGATTTCTCGGCACACGATTTCACCAAGACTCCGCATCCTAAAGTGTACTCGCTGACCCACAACAAAGAGCTGGCAGTCTTCAAGTACGACTCAGCTCAAAACGAGGTACTTGTCGTTACACCTGATGGCATGGTTGGTCCGATCACACGTGACAAGGTTCGTGACCCTAAGACCGTTGATCATGACGGATGGGTGGCTGCTCAGGCTGCTGCAGCGGCTGGATCGACAGGACGAAAGCGTAAAGGCAGCAACGCTCCTCAGTTGACTCCGCAGGAGAAGCGCCAGCAGAAAATTGACAACATGACGTCCGCAGACGTGGCGAAGATGAAGCCACAGGCTGTGAACGTCAAGTATCCAGCCGCTGGTGGTTCGGCGCAGGTCATGCTCGATCCTGGTATGCGTGCGATCAAGTTCGATAATGCTATTTTCGTGTGGGACACACGTGACGATTCTGTCAAGTTCGTTGGCAAGTCCACAAAGAGTGACACATCAGCGACGTATTCTTTGCAGCTTCACACCAGTGTGCCGGCAAATCGTGATATGTCGGGCACATTCCTACAGGCTCTTGCCGGAGGAAGAATCTACGACGTCAAGGAACTAACCGCTCCGGAAGGTGTCAAAGCTGCTCAGATTCTTGCGAAGGACAACGGACGTACTATTTCTAACGTTGACGATCTAGCCGGTAAAGCAAAGTACCGTCTTCTGACAGTAACGGCAAAGCTTCCCGACGAAGTACTTCCCAAGGTTTCTAGCAAGCCTGACCACAAGCTAGTCACACACGCACTGGGTATGTCGGCGTCGTGGGACGAAGCCGAGAAACCTTTGTTTCTGCAGTCAGGTTCTGGTGATGATGCTGATTTCTATTATTACGGCACTGGTGCCAATCCTCTTGATACGCCTGTTAAGCTGACTGACACGCAGAAAAATTATTACTTCGAGGCGTCTTCTGCCTACGGCGGGTCACAGACCTGGTACGAAATACGCGGCAGCATGTCGACTACCACACCAGATGTGGACGATTCAAAGTTGTTGACGTACAACGGAAAGCCGTTGCGCGTATCGGATGCCAACTCGTACCAGTCGGGTAGTCGCTACGTTCGCAGCATCGCACCTGTGTACAGAATGATGAACGACCCTGTAGACAAGTCAATTGCGAATTCTAACGTTGCCGGCACTACGCAGGTTCCAGCACCAGGTACACGTTCGTCGTCTGCCGCTGCTCCGTCGAACAAGAACAACGAAGAACTTGAAGCCGGTAAAATCCACAAAGGATTCGCATTCCCACGACCTAAATTCAAGCTGTCGCCAACTGAAGCGCTGAGCTACAAGATCACCGCGTCACGTGAAGCGATGAACAACGGCGAGTACGACGACCAGTTCCTAGAATTCTCTCTCGGTGACCGACTTGAGGTAGCTTCTTCTGGCCCTAAGGGCATTGCTAAGGACGGAACTCCACAGTACGACCCGATGATGTACGAGTTCGTGCAGTCTCATGGTGGTGACGCGGTTCCTCCACGTCTGTCTAAGAGCGACTTTGATCAGTACGTCATTGACAACAGCAGACCAGAACTCTACCGCGGTGTGAAGAGTACCACGGCTGCAGGTACCAGTGCATCGGGCGTAGAACTACGAAACGAGCTGCAGAGGGGCGCTCACTTCGCGGGTCGCGGTGTGTACGGTAACGGTACGTACGCTGCAACAAGCCGAACTGAAGCTAGCCACTACGGATCAGCGATTACACGCATGACGTACCGACCTGACGCCAAGGTGGGGTTGATGTCGGAGGTCGTTGGTGACCAGATGGAAGAATACGGTACTCAGTCTGACATGATCGAGAAGGGTCTTGCCGATCGCGGACTACTCCCAAAGAAGTCAGACGCCACAGAACTTCCACAATCTGACATCGATAACGCTGCCAATTGGGGGTCAAGCAAGGGAGCGGTTGATCGATTCTACGACGTGCAGAATATGTACATCGGATACAACCTGCCTTCGCAGTATCACGACGACTACAGAGCAGCTGTTCTCAAAGAACGCAAAGCACTTGCAGCACGTGCCAAGGAACTGCACGACTTCTACAAGTCCAAAGGCTACGCTTCGGTGAGTGTACGTTTCGACGAGGGAACAACCGAAAGCACAGCCGAAGTGATGATCACGGACGCCAACGGCGACACGCACACTATCGGTTATAAGTCATCGATGGGTCCATACGAGTTCTCAATGGCGTACGCGTCTGCGAAGAAGAAACTACCTAAGCCATACCGTACGCTGCAGATCAAAGAGCAGCGTCGTTCGTGGGGACGAGATACGAGTGACCCTACGTCCACCGAGACGTCGAGTTCGAGCTACGGTAAGACAATGACTCCGCAGCGAATGGTTCGTCTAGCTGCCCTAGCAGACAAGACGTATGATGGACTTGAGCCTGTAGACGAGTACAAAAAGTCACCGGATGCACGTTCGCAAAATTACAAGAATCTCGAGTCTTTGTTCAAGATTGCGGCTAGAATGCAATATATTCAGGACCCAGCGCGTTTTGGATTTATAGCCGGATACGACGGATATACACTCGACAGTAGATCAAGCTACCACGTGTTCACACATCGTGCGCCGCTTATCTTCCAGAACGGAGCTGGATAAAATGGGACCGATGTTCTCTGATGTGTCACCTGTGATGAGCAAGGTGTTCGCGTACGTTGTGGACGACATGGACCCGTTCTCACGCATGGCGTTCATCACGCAACTGGAAGAGCTGGTCGACTACAACGACATCACAGGTAAGCCAGTGCTGGATCATGTCGAGGACATTCCGCATTCGTTCCGTCTGCAGTACGACATCGACTCCAACTTTGAGCGTCTAGAAAGATACATCCGTAAGGAACAAAGCGATGCCTGAACCAACTGGAAAATACATCGCGTTTGTCGATGACACTCAAGTGGTGTGCGGTCTTATGCTCGCCACCGATTATGGATGCTATTATCGTGACGAGGGCGACTGGATTCCCATGGACCCGGATGACGAGTTCTCCGAGTGGATCGAAGATTGGGACGCTATAGATACCGACGCGTTCGCAGTCAAGTTGTACGACTTCGCCGAGAAGTCGGATGGCAGACTAACACGCTCTGACGTGTAGTTTTTCGTGTAGCGGAATTTCGATTACTCTGAGTTCCAATATGCTGCGCGAAAGTGAGAGTCTGCCATGCACATCAATCCCATTCACAACCGTGAAGAGTTAGTTGCTGCAATCAAGTCAGGTGGAAGTCCGCGCTGGTACGTCGAACGTCTTGCTAAAGCCTACGGTGTCGATATTGACACAACCACAGCTGTGAAGCCTGACTTCCGCGAGCAGTCTGAAGAAGACACCGTGGACAAGGAACTGGCTGACGCGATGGAAGATTACGCGTCGGGCGAGGCCAATCTTGAGCAGACTGAAACTATGGTTGCTGCGATCGTTGCACGCAACTACCGTGAAGGCGAGACGGTAGAGTCAATCAAGGAAGCGTTCGACAAAGAGGTCTACGGATTTCTTGAGCACGGTCGTATCTCTAACGATGAATACGCCACACTTGTTGCCGCCGTTACGAAGACAGTTCGTACACGTGAAGGTCAGGAACGTTTCGGACAGCCGTTAAACACGGTGATTGAGCGTGACAAAGACGAACCAGGTGCACCAGGTAACAAGGGTCCAGAGCCGGTTGCACGTCTGGACGAGGTGCCTGTTCGCAGACAGCCAGCACCTGTTGATCGCGAAGAACCACAGAACTCTGGTGCCATTACAGAGATGCGTGAGCAGTTCAACAACGTGACGAACGTGAAGGCGAAGAAGACGATGGACGAAGTCCATGTCGCTCTCGAAAACGCTGATCCTGTGACGAAGGCTGGGTTTGCACCGAGCGAGTCGGACGTGGATGACGATCGTCCTGATGATGTTCGCGAGAAGTTTCTAAAGGCTCTACGTAAGAGCGCGAAAACTGAAGGCTAATTCATGACTGCAGATGTCGTAATCACTCCTCCATCTCGCACATATCGTGTTCCGATGGCTCTCACAGCGTCTATCGGCAAGGAACAAGCTACACTTGACGACGTGTTTGATGCGCTGGAGTCAAACCCAGCTGCACGCGGGTGGGCTGAGAAGATCATCAACGGCGTCCAGCGTGACGAAACCAACAGGGCGCAAACACTTCTCGCAAGCATCGGTTACGACCCTGAGACGTACCTGTACTGGGGTTTCACAGCGTCAGCAGACGACGACTTCGTTTTCGCCATCGCACGATGTGCACACGATGACTTGAATCTTGCGAAGTCAGAACAGCTTGTCAACGGCGAATGGAAGCCTGTTCCCGAGGCCATGGCAGCTGTGTCACACGGTGTGTCGATGGATCGTGAGTTACTGGCGTTCACCGCGTCCGCGTTCAAAGATGGTTGTCGTGGTGTGTACCTCGTCTATGGCGAACCTGTGATGTTCTTCCCAGAACAGCCGTTGCTCGCCGCTGGTCCACCGGATGCGATCGGTTCAGAGGGCCACGTCTACGCCGTTGTCGATGGCACGGACACCACCGCGATCATGGACGTCATCATGATCAAGCCTGGACCAGAGGTCTATCGCCGCGACGCTGGATCGTGGGTCGTAGACAACGCCACACTTGATTCGCTGATGGGCGTGCAGCCGCCGCCGATGGTCGAACTCGAGGGCGACACTCTGAACAAGGTGCTAGAGCAGGTCGACATGGTTGCCGCACAACAGGTTCAACCAGATTCTGAGGGCGGGGCCAGTGAAGGTCAGATGCTCGAGGTAAATCAGATGGAACTTGACCCGAAGAGCAAAGACGCTTCGGACAAGATGAAGACCGACGTGCAGAAAGAAAAGAAGGCCAATCAGGACAAGCGCGCCTATCAGAACAGGTCGCATGACACGTACAAATCCAATCAGGACAAGTCCCAGTTGAAGGACGGTTCGACCGCGCAGGCTGTTGTTTCTTCCGTGGTTTCGAAGATGAACGACGCCAATTTTGAAGCTCAAGTAGCGTCCGGTCCGTTGTGTCCAGAGCGTGTTAAAACTGATGCTGTTGTTGCGAAAAAAGAGGCTCTCAGTTCGCTTCTCGCAGCCTCAAATCATCTTCGTGGACAAATACATGCGTACGAAAACGTGTTCCTACCTGCACTTATAGCTGATGCGCAGTCAGTTCACGACGCGACACCGAATCAGAAGAAAGCATCCAACCTCCGCAAGTACTGGGTGCGTGGAGTCGGGGCGGCGAAGATCAAATGGGGTGCTCCGGGAGACTTCCGACGATGCGTCCGACAACTACGCAAACACCTCGGCACACGTGCCGAAGGATACTGCGCAAAACGCCACAAAGAGGTTAACGGGTTCTGGCCAGGTGACAAGAAAAACACCGGAAAGAAGAAAGATTGAAGCTAGATGAAGACGACGCTTTGCTTCAAGAACTTGAAGTAGTGATCGAAAACAACATGTGGCTCGGCAATGTTCTGTCTGTAGAAGACGATCACGCGGTGTGTGAGTACGGTGCGATTTACTGGTCAAGCTGCGGCGTCTTCGCGTTGCCGATAAAAATTTTAGATGTATACGCTGAGAATGCGTATGAATCTGGTCCACTTGGATATCCAACAGGACCCCGCGAATTTACGCAGAGTGGTATAAAACAACCATTCCAGGGTGGAATGGTACACCGAGATAAAGACCAGCGCGGTACGATCGAATGGTCCAAGAATGCGTGATTGATACGCATTGACGTATCGTGCATTTAAGTATCAAACGGCAAGGAATACTGTCATGGGCTATAAAGATGGAACCTACGAACAGATCGTAGATGATTCAACGGAAATCGTCCGTGCACTTGTTGCCGGCGCGGCTCCAATGTATCCACCAACCGAGTGGTTTGAAGACCCTAAGTTGTCGAAGACCACTCCGATCACTGTGACCGCTGACGGTCGGGTGTACGGCCACATTGCGGACTGGAACCAGGACCACATCGGTCTACCAGAGCGACGCGCACCACGTAGCCAAAGCAACTACGCATTCTTCAAGACTGGCGTCGTCAAGACCGCTGAAGGTACCGAAGTTCCTGTCGGTAACCTGACCCTCGCCGGAGGTCACGCACCGCTCAACGCTTCTGCCGGCGACGCCGTTGCTCACTACGACGACACAGCATCCGCGATCGCTGACGTCAACGTTGGTGAGGACGCACACGGTATCTGGGTCAGTGGTGGACTCCGTCCAAACGTAGACGAGGGACAGATTCGCGCTCTCCGCGCTTCCGCACCGTCTGGTGACTGGCGACCTATCAACCGTAGTCTTGAGCTTGTAGCTGTATGCCAGGTCAACACTCCAGGCTTCCCAATCGCACGCTCGCTGGTAGCCAGCGGCGAAATCATGTCACTCGTCGCTGCGGGTGCTTCGTCAATCTACGAACTGCAGCAGGAACGCGTTGTGATGGAGAGCGTTCGACGTCTAGCCGATCGTGTTGAAGAGCTGGAAGCTGTTGTAGCGGGTGGAGCCAAGAAGAAGTTTGGCGACAACGAAGACCCTGCCAAGGATTCCGACGGTGCAACCGACGACTCGGGTGACGACTCACGAGACGGCGAAGACAAGACGGACGTCAACAAGAAGTCTGCACCAAACAAGACTCCTGCTGATTCTGAGAAGCCAGAGGTCAACGAGAAGTCGAGTGGACGCAAGATTCCTGAGAAGTCTGCACCACTGAAGAAGGGCGAAAAGTCGTCCGCAGATTTGCGCGCTGCATTCGATAAGAAAAAGAAGAAATAGCGCGTGTACATTGGTGATTGACAACTGCATCCCATCGTTGCATGGAGCGAATCACCAATGAGTCTGTCTGATCGTATTCAACAAAATCGTAAAGTCGTTGTTGGCCCCACCTGCGCTACAGGTAGGTGGGTATCCAATCTCAACGACGCGGATCATGAATCATATTCCCGCGCGATTCAAGAAATTGCTGACGGAACGCTCATGCGTTCCGATCTGTACACTGCGTGTGTTGACGAGGGTTTGACAACTAGCATTTCGTCTTTCTACCGACACTTAAAACATTTGTGCGGTTGTCCTGTAACGGAGTCAAAGTGAGTCTCGACGACGCAATCAAGAATACAGCATCCAAAACTTCACCGGTACTAGCATCCACTGAGTTTGATGGCACCGAGGGTTTTATCCAGACAGGGCCGCTGCATTCACAGCCGCAAACCACATCTGACTTCACCGATCTACTCCGACAGTTTGGCTACGACCCAGAGACTGTAGAGATCGTTGGTCCAGCCAGAATCTCGAAATGGCAGCAGAGACCAGACAGTGAATTTCTGTCAGCATACCGGTTCCGTATTGCCACCAGACGCGAGTGCATTGATCTACCAGCACTGTACGCGGCTGTTGAGAAGACAGTTCAGCCTGAAGTTTCAGCCACTGGAGACGGTCCAGTGGCTGTTGTTGTCTTCGCGGACCCTCAGATCGGCAAGACAGATGCGCGTGGTGGCACACCACAGTTGATCGAACGACTCGAGCAAAAGCGCGAAGCGTTGCAGGAATGGATCACCAAAATCGGTCCAGCTAAGTGTGTGTTCGTTGACGCTGGCGATGGTGTCGAATCGTTCGAAAACACAGGGTCACAGCCGTTTACAAACGATCTGTCGTTCCCGCAGCAGTTGGATATGTACTCGACCGAGGTCTTCAAGTTCGTCTCGGTGTTGTGTAAGAGCGCGCCGACCACTTCGTTGATCGTTCCGTCCAACCACGGTGCGTGGCGAAATGGCAAGCAAAACCTCGGCAATCCCCAAGACGACTGGGGACTGTTCGTACACCGTCAGGTGGCCAAGCAAGCGCAGGCAATCGACATGCCGTTGACATGTCTGATGCCTGAGGATTACAACGAGTCGCTCGTCTTCGATGCGGGACCAGCCACTCTAGGTGTCACACACGGACACCAGGTAGGTTCACCAGACAGATTCCCTCATTGGTGGGCTGAGCAGACACACGGCGGCCAACCGATGGCTACCGCTGATGTCGCAATCACGGGACATTTCCATCACCTTCGTGTGCAGCCTACAGGACGAAATGCGTTGTCCGGGCGTGCAAAATGGTGGATTCAGGCTCCCACACTCGACAACGGTTCCAGCTGGTTCGTCAACCGCAGAGGTGACGAGTCTGATCCTGGAATGGTAGTCTTCACTCTCAATTCTGAGGGATTCAACCTCCAGTCTTTGGAAGTTCTCTAGAACTTTTCTAAACTTTTTTCACAGTAAATTTGCGTAAGTAAAACTAACGCGTTTACTGTACTCAATTGAGCGCCCGTTCTCTTATTCTTCGGTACCTCGGTAAATGACAGAAGTTCATTTTACTTTCTGGAGGACCGATGAGCGACAAGCCCACCGTTGAGGACGTGCAAGAGCGTCTCAAGGTAGAGAACGTCGTCCTTCTCAATGCTGAGCAGCGCAAGGAACTCCGCGACGACATCGAAGCGGTTTTCAACAGTGCTGAAGCAGCGGAGGACAAGGACACAATGTCTTCGATGCTTGAGTCCGTAACCGCTTTGAACAACTACGAAGCGATTATCGAGCAGGTGTCAAACATCGAATCGAAGACTGAAGAAACCGAAGAGGAATCTGAGGAATCTGCCGAAGCTACCGAGGAAAAGCCTGAAGAGGCTGAGACCGAGGAAAAGGCTGAGACAGAAGCAGAAGAAACCGCTGAAGAAACTTCGTCGGCTACTGAAGAAGTAGCTGAAAAGGAATCTGAGGAATCAGCACCCGTGGCTGAAACCGAAGCCACCGAAGCAGTTGCAGATGCTGCAGAGGAAACCGTTGAAACTGCTCCCGAGGAGGTTGCCATGGCTGCATCTGCTATTTCGGGCGACGACGCTACAAACGAGGAAAAGAAGCCCGCTCCTCGCGTGCAGGTCGTTGCACAGGTCGGATCGGACATCAAGGGTGGATTCACCGCTGGTGCCGAGTTCCGTAGCCTTGACGAAGTGAACAAGGCGTTCATCAACAAGCTTGACGCAATCCGCGGTGTTCGCACCTCGGAGGCTGAACAGCGTGCTGTTGTTTCGCTCGTAGCTTCGATCGGCGAGGACCGTTACCTCGACCATGATCTCTACGCGAACATGGAGAAGATCGACGCAGCTACCGGAGAGCAGGCACTTGTCGCTTCCGGTGGATACTGTGCTCCTCTTCCAGTGAACTACGACATCTTCGGCGTTGGATCGTCGATCCGTCCAGTTCGCGATTCGCTACCAACGTTCGCCGCAAACCGCGGTGGTATCCGATACATCGCTCCTCCAGTTCTTGGTGCGTACAACTCGGCTATCTCGCTGTGGACTGCAGCTAACGACGCGAACCCAACTGACCCAACTACGAAGCCTGTGCTTAAGGTAGCCTGCGCCTCGGAGCAGACAGCCACAGCTGACGCTGTGACGTTGAGCCTCGAGTTCGGTAACCTTATGGCCCGCGCCTTCCCAGAGTTGGTGCAGCGTCACAACCAGCTAGCTCTTATCCAGCACGCACGTTTCGCTGAGCGTACGCTTCTGAACAAGATCTCTGCTGCTTCGACGAAGGTAACCGTAGAGCATGAGTTGGGTGCAACCCGCGACTTGCTACACGCTATCGCCCGCGCTTCGGCTGCTTACCGCAACCGTCACCGTATCCCACGCCCAATCAAGCTTCGCGCTATCCTCCCAGAGTGGACACGCGACTTGCTACGCGAGGATATCGCCTCGAACATGGCGATTGAGAACCTGGACGTCTCTGACGGACAGCTTGATTCGTGGTTCTCTTCGCGCGGACTGAGCATCAGCTGGCACGTTGATGACACGTTCGCAACTCAGACCAACAACACTGAGTTGAACCCATTCCCAGACTCGATCAAGTTCTGGGTATTCGCTGAGGGAACATTCTTGTTCCTTGACGGCGGAACACTTGACCTGGGCGTAATCCGCGACTCTGACCTTGTCGGAACCAACGATTACCGTACCTTCGTCGAGACGTTCGAGGGTATCGCTAAGGTTGGAATCGAGGCTCTCGAAGTTTCGGCTGACGTGGCAATTGGTGTTAACTCGGGATCGTAATCCGAGTAACAAAGTCTACTAAAACTGGAGTCTGGAGGACCACGTGGCACGTTTCTTTGAAACCTTCAACATCGTTGAAGGTGACGGCTCGTGGTCTTCCGGACCCCAGCCAGTAGACACACTGGCGTGCGGTTTCGCTATCGACTCGTACGATATCTGCGAGCCGGATGCGCCGGACCCGTTAGAGGATACACCGCTGGGAATTGACGCTACGCCCTTCGCAATAAAGGCGTATCAGGAAGTTCCCACACGATGTGCGCCTGCTGACATTGAGCAGTGGGTGGATGACGCTATGCGAGCATCCACTGAATACATGGTTACCAAATCACTTTGGTACGGAGCCAACGGAAATACAAGCAAGATGTACATGCACGACCCTGACATTCTTGTCATGGATCGTGGAGCAAACGACGTGAAAACGTTGGGAGCATGTCTCGAAGCGCTGTACGCCAAGGCCCCAATGGTACGCCCAACAATCCACCTTGGATTTGAAGCAGCCATGGCCATGCAGCTTGGACTTGACACACTGAAGATTCCGTTTGTTGTCGGTCCGGGTTATCCTCCTGATGCTATCGCGGTGTCAGGAATGATCACTGTCAATCTTGGATCAGTGCAGACAATCGGCAGTGTCAATCCAGGGAACAACCGTAAGCAAATCGAATCTTCAAGACTTGCGCGAATCGTGTTCGATCCGTGCATGGTAGTCCGAGCGGCAGACTCGGGTACTGGCTCATAAAATAAGGAGAGACAATGGCTACTGATCATGCTGCCAGCGTCCAGGGTGTTGCTCTGCGAGTCTGCAAACTGGACACAGATGGCACACCACTTGTAGGTACAAAGACCTGCTTCGTAACTTCGGCGTTCATGTCGTTCGGGTTTACGCCTGAATACACTGAAGGTGAAGAAATCGAAGAGAAGGGCGCAGACGGTTCGGTCTGTGTCTACTACCAGGCTCCGGACGTTCTGAAGCGCGTTACATTCTCGCTTCAGATTTGCGACCCTTCGCCTGAGCTCTCTGAGATTCTCGCCGGTGGTACGTTGCTTCTACCAGGTGTAGGAACAGACCCAGTCGGATACGCTGCTCCAGAGCAGGGTGTCGATGCGACTCCTAACGGCGTTGCCTTCGAGGTTTGGTCACGCGCGATCGTTAAGGGTAAGCCCGCTGCGGTCAACCCTTACTGGCGCTGGGTATTCCCTTACGCCAAGATGAAGTTCACCGGAGACCGTATGCTTGAGAACGGTATGATGGCGAACGAGTTCGAGGGTTGGGGCGTAGGAAACGAAGAATACGATGCGGGACCTGCCGGCGACTGGGAGTACACCAGCGCACGTCCGTTCCAGTACGCTCGTGATGCTTCTGCACCAGTTGGTGTCAACGACTACGTTGCCGTAACCGGTTCGTAATCGACGCGCACACTTCAACAGTCGAGATGCGTCGGGACAGTCACAGGCTGTTCCGGCGCATTTTGCTTAGGGATGAAAGATGCCTCTAGAGGATTTTGTAGCTGACGCTCCAGACATCGCTGCTCGTGTCATGTACGAGTTGCTAGGTCGTCGTTGGGTATGGCCTCCTGTCACCACGACAGATCGTGTAGAAATCCCGTCGAACCAGAACTTCCTTATTCTCGAGGGCAGACCAGTTATTGACGTCATCGAGTGCGTTCTGTATCGCGGCACCAGTCCTGCTGAAGATCTTGAGTACGTCGTAGAAAACAAGCACAGACTACGATTCACAGACATTCCACAGCTGCACAATTCGTTTTGCTGGGGTTCGTCAAACTCAATTGAGGTGACGTACACGTACGGTTCACCACCACCGAAGGAAGTCGAAGCAGCTATTGAGGCGCTGACTCAAGAACTGATCATGGCGTACAACGGCGATGAAGAATGCGCTTTGCCAGAGCGTGTTCAATCATTGACCCGTAATGGTATTTCGATTCAGTTCGCCGCGGACGATTTTCTCGAGCACGGTCGCACAGGAATCGAACGTGTAGACTCGGCACTGCGTCACTTCAATCCCGGTAACGCGAAAAGACGTGCTAGGGTATACTCTATTAATAATCCGCCTCCACGCAGACGAAACACGTCACAACAGGCGGGTTCCTAAAAAGGAGAAACGGTAATGGCAAGAATCGATATTGACCCGGATACTGGGTACCCTGAGGGCGTGGCTCAGCGTCCCGACGCTCCGTTCCCAGAGGCTTCAAACGTCCCCGCTGATGTTCCACCTCAGCTGGAGGACCCCGATCGTAACCCAGACGCGTTTGGTTCAGCCAAGACGGCTGCACCAGACGGTGTTGAGGACGCAACGATTGAGGAAGGAGACGGTCACGAGGTTCCGAAGGAACCGGTAAAGGCAGCGGAAGTACTCAACGACGGCAAGCATGAAGTCGGTAACGAGTACGAGAATACCTCGGTGGCTGGATACCACGAGGCGAACACAACCAACGCTGAGACTCTGTCTCAGGACCCTAAGTTCGAAGCTGTACAGACCACACCGAACGCGAGCGGTAAGGTCGAGGTCAACGACAACACCGAGCCTAAGAAGGCTCCACGTCGTGGACGTCGTCCAGCTGCTGAAAAGCTGGCAGAGCCAGAAGAGAAGCTGACCGACGCGGACGCCAAGAACAAGTAAATAGTATTTCCCGAAATGGCGCGCTAGTTTTACTAGCGCGTCATTTCTTGTAACATCGACTACATGGCTATTGATTTGTCGATACTTGTATGTTCCACGAACACTCGTTGGAACAACTTTGGACGAGCGATTCAGGAACAGATTTGGACACAGTACGATGATCTGCCTGATGACTACAAAGAACGCATTGAAATTCAGATACTTACAGATAACAAAAAACTGATGCTGGGTGAGAAACGTAATATCATGGTGGATTCTGCACAAGGAAAATACGTGCAATTCATCGATGATGACGACCGCATAGAACCTGACATGTTCAAAACTCTACTAGATACAATTGCTGAGCATGACACGGACGTCATTACTTTTTTAGCCAGCGTTGTACTCGACGGTGGCGAACCGAAAATTTGCCGCTACAGCATAAATTACTCACGTGACCACAACACTTCAACTGAATACCACCGTCTTCCTAACCACATCTGTTGCGTGAAACGTGACTTGGCCAAGCAGGTGAGTTTTCCCAATGTCCTCTACGGTGAAGATTCCGGATATTCAAAACTATTAAAGCGTCGTCTAAAGTCTGAGTATGCAATCAATCGTGTTCTGTACCACTACGACTACAACAGTGAAACTACTGAGACACAACTACACAGACGTGCGTCTGTACGACGGAAGCGTCTTCGTCAGACACCACTAGTTGACGTTGTAGTCCTTTCTAACGCGTCAACACAGAAACTTCAACAGATGACCCAGCACACTATCGACACCTGTCTCGCAGGTGCTAACGGTCTGTCAGTTAACGTCATCGTAATGGAACAAGCATCAGTTATCCGATACAAAGATGCGGTTACCCATTGGACTCCTGACACTTTTCACTACAATCGTTTTGCAAACGCAGGTGCGAATACGGGCAGCGCAGAATGGATCATGATAGCCAATAATGACTTGGTATTTCATGACGGATGGCTCCATGAACTACTTGCAGCAGAACATCCGGTAGTGTCTCCTCACAATCCGGGTGATCCACGACAACGTGCGCTGTACAAAAACGAAGTCGGAACACGAAACGGCAGACATTTTTCTGGATGGTGTTTCATGGTTAAACGCGAACTTTGGAAAGAAATTGGTGGATTCGATGAGTGTGTAAGTTTTTGGTGCTCCGACGATGTGGTAATCGAGCAGGTTAAAGCTCTTGATGTTCATCCTATGATCGTGCCAAAATCCGTAGTAAAGCATTTAGGATCAGTTACATTGAACGATCAGGGTAAACCAGATTCGTTGACCTGGGAACAGTACCATATCTACGTCAACAAATACAATGTTACTGAGCATGATTTACTGAATAATCCACGATACCGAAGATGGAAGAAACAAGCAGGTGTGGCATGACTGAAATCAGTTACGTAGTAGTCGGAGATTCACGACGAGCACGACGTGCGTACAACTTGGCTGGTCGTCTTGGAGCGTCGGTTGCACTCGATCTGGAAGGCAAGTGGGGTCCAGGGATCAACCATCGTAGAGCCTGGATTCTCGGCAACACTGAGAAATGTGACTGGATCGTGGTCATGGAAGACGACGCGATACTGTGCACCAATTTCTTAGAGAAGGCAGAAAAAGCACTCGTCGACGCCCCGACGGACATCGTGAGTTTCTATCTTGGCACCGGCTACCCCCTGCAGCATCAGAGTGAAATTCGCCGACGCGTGGCTATTGCGGACGAAACTGACGCTTCGTGGATTCAGATGCGCTCTATGAATCACGCGGTGTGCATCGCAATGAAGCAAGAACTGGTCACACCGATGCTGGATCACGTGGCAACATCGCGAAAGCCCATCGACGAAGCGATCGGCAAATGGGCACGCACACAGCAGATTCTTGTCAGCTATCCAGTTGAAAGTCTTGTGGATCATGCCGACGAGGAAACATTGATCAAGCACCCGGACGGAATTGCTCGGACAAAACCACGCAGAGCTATCAGATTTGCGGGTTAAAATGAAGTGATCACATAATAGACCCATAACTTAATACCTCGGACTTTCTAGTGCTGTCAGGCTAGAACGTTCGAGAGGAGAAGACCGTGGCCGACATTAACACCGTCGAGGGCGGTCTTTCTTTGTATGCGCGTGCCCAGGAAATTCTGGAGACTGTTGTCGACCAGGCGGCCGCGCACCTCTACGACATCCCATCACGTCAGTACGTGACCACTGGTGCCCCGGTGTACGACTGCGAGGCTGTGTCCGTTACCGTGATGCGCGTTCAAACAGGTAACAACGGACCTGAGACTGAACTGTTCGCGGCTGGACCAGGATGCGCTGTCGCATGGTCGATCATCGTTGAGATTGCGATCACGCGCTGCGCAACCGTGATGAGCCGCGGCGGAACAGTGTCAGCCGCAAAGCTGAACAAGGCGTTTGAAATCTCGTCGCGTGACACCCACCTGCTGCAGGAAGTCATCGACGATCTTTTACTGAAATCGGTCGGTAACATGGGCGCACTCATTGTCCCTAACGAACCCAGCGGTGAGTTTGTGGCTACCGTGGCGCAGATCACACTCAGTGCGGAGAGTGCGCCATGGTAAGCGTCTCGTACAGTTCCGATGCACGGTTGAACATCAACGACACAGAGTTCAACCGCTACTTCAATACTTGGCACGGCCCTGTCGGTCGTGACCTTGCTCGACGTGGACAGAAAGTAGCGATGCTGGCGCGTGCAAGTGCTGGTATGAAGACAGGTCAGCTACGTGCCAGCATTGGCGTGATCTACAACGTACCAAAACCAGGTGTGTTGTCGCTCGATGTTGTCGCGTCCGCACCACATGCTGCGATTCATCACGAAGGTGCTGCGCCGCACATCATCGTGCCGAATCGCGCACGATACTTGAGATTTGAATATCAAGGGAGGATTGTCTATAGAACAATGGTAAGACATCCAGGACATAGACCAAATCCGTTTTTAGCGAAACATATTAGAGAGATAATGAGATGAGAAACAGACGCAAGTTTGGATCAAACATTCCACTTCCCGTCGAGGGTCTTGAGCTTGAGCTGAATGATCAGGTATTCAAGGTTCGCGGTGAGATGTCAGGTGCGCGACTACTTAAGGTTGTTGCGGACATGGACGGCGACAACGAGGCAGCTTCGGCTCGGGCTATGCTTGAGTTCCTGGAGTCATCGTTCTTGTTGGAGGATCGTGAGCGAGGTATGGATTATCTGTACAACTCTGATCCGCCAATCGGCTTTGATACGCTTCAGGAAATCATCGAATGGTTGATTGAGTCGTACACAAAAAAAGCTACAGAACAGTCGCCACAGTCATCAGCTGGGCAGACAGTGAACACTGGTCCTACTATTACGGAGCTGCCCTTAGAGACGGCATCGACTTACTCGGTCCCACCTGTAGAGCAGACCAGTTCATCGCAGTACTCATCAGCTACATAACCGACAATGCGATGAAGACAAAGGAAGAGGCCCAGCAGTTCGAGAAGATTCACAAGATCATTCATGGTACGAATCTTCCAGAACTTGACACTGACGCCGGGCCGGGAGTACCACCTGAGCATAATGCTCCGGTGTACTCACCAGAGGAATTCCGAGCTCAACGAGATTTCGGAATTCCAGATGGCATCAAGGAGATGCCAGTAGGCTAGAGAGGAGGCACGAATGGCGTCTAGGTTCGCAGCACGCGGCGTCAGCGTAGGTTCGGCTTATGTCGTCGTTCGTGCCCTAGTCAAGGATGCTAAGAAGGACATCACCAAGGGATTCCAAGAAGGATTCAAGGGTGCGTCCGAAATTGCTGAGCGTGAAGGTCAGAAATCTGGTAACAGATTCGCCCGTGCGTTCAGCAAAAACGCCAACAAAGGCGTTGCTCAGTCTAGCAAGAAGCTGATCGAACTCAAGCGAAAGCTTGAGGAAGCTGATCTTGCGCTGGTTCGTGCCGGCGAAAAAGTCAACAAGATTCAACGTCAGATTACCAAGAACACTGACGACACAGCAAATGCTACTAGTGCGCTGAACGAAGCTATCCGTAAGGCGCAAGAGAATCTTGACGGGTATACTGGCAAGATCAAAAAAGCGACCCTCGCTCAGGAAGACGGTCGTATCGCTCTGGGTAGAGCGCGTGAAGAATTAGACAAGTTCAAGCGAACTAACCATGGCATTAAGTTCTTCGCAGCCGAGAACAACGTCAAAAAAGCTATCGCTGACATGGAGAACCTTGGCAAGAAGGCCAAGGAACTCGCGGTCAATCAGCGTGCGGCTGAGCTTGCTGTGCAGAAGAGCCGCGCTCGTCTGAAGAATCTCAAGGATGCTGGCGGAAAGCCAGGCAACCTAGACTACGACATCGCCGCCAACAACGTTGACAAGGCTGTCGTAAAACTGGACAAGATCAAGAAGTCCATCAAGGACTTGACGATCAGCCAGGAAGCAGCGCGTATCGCGCTGAACAAAACCAAGGATGCTCTCAACGGTCTGTCACAGACGCAGGACGGCATCAATCTTGCTGCTGCGCAACAGAATGTGGAAAAGCTTGAAGCCGCGTACGAACGACTTCAGGCGCAGCGTGAGAAGCTTGTAAACCAGGCTGAACGCGAGCGTGCTGCTGGTGTCGAAGGCACAGAAGCAGTCATCCGCGCGAAGAACAAACTTATTGCTCTGTCGGAAAAAGAAATCGACCTAGAGCAGAAGCTTCGCGATGCCCGTAACACGGTAAAGACTCGTGAAATCACAATCGGTGGCATCAAGTCTGACATCGCTGAGGCTGAGTCTAATCGCTCCGGTGAGCGTGCAGGTAGAATCTTTGCGAAGGCGTTCCTTACCACTGTTGGTGGTGGACTGCAGGCTATTCGCGGTACACTGAAGGCGTTGTCACTTCTCGCCACAACAGCGTTCATCGCGATGTCGGGGCAGGTTGCTGTCGCTGGCTTGACGACGATCATCGCTTCGTTGTCACAGATAGCAGGACTATTAGCAGGTCTGCCAGCGCTGGCTAATGCGTTCATAGCTGTGTTCGCTACTGGCGCCCTTGCCTTCTCAGGCATCAGTGACGCGTTCAAGGAAATGGGCAAAGAGCAGCAGAACGCTGCTCAGACTGCGAAAGCTGTTGCAGCCGCACAGCGTCAGGTTGTGTCTGCACAGCGTGCACTTGAGGATGCGCACGAAGGTGTGGCTGACGCGATCGACGGTGTCACGGACGCTGAGATTGCTGCCGAACGTGCGCACCGCGACAAGCTTGAGGCGATCAAAGACCTCAGTGACGCGTACAAGGAGGCCGAGGAACGACTAGAAGACCTTGACCTTCGTGTTCGTGGTGCCGCTCTCAGTGAAGAGGGTGCGGTTCTTCGTGTCCGTAGAGCCCGTGAGCGACTTGCGAACATGCCAGCTGGTTCGACTGCGTTGGACTATGACGAAGAGCGTCTCAACCTGCGTGAGGCGCTGCATAACCTTGATGAGGTTCGTGAGTCGAATGGTGATCTTCGTGAAGAGTACGCGAAGGCGCGTAAGGAAGGCGTCGAAGGTTCCCAGGAAGTAGCTGACGGTAAGAAGAAGGTTGCCGACGCAGCTGAAGCTGAGACTGCCGCGCAGCGCAACGTTGTACAGGCACAACGTAATTTGGCGAACGCCCAGGAACGTGTCACCGAGGCAACCGAAGATCTTGCCGAGGCTATGCGCGGTGTTAGCGAGGCAGCTAACAGTGGTGGTGTCAACAAGTTCAAGGAAGCTCTCGACAAGCTTGCACCGAACGCTCGCAACTTTGTCCTGACTATCAAAGAACTTGTACCGCAGTTCAAGAACCTACGAAACATTGTGCAGAACAACATGTTCGCCGGGTTCTCTGAGGATGTTCGCAGTCTAGCCGGTCGTTACCTACCGATTCTTGAAACGGGAATGGGTAAGCTGTCGACGGTTATGAACCGTACGATCCGCGAGTTCGTCGGTGGATTTAACACAGACGAAGCAGCTGGAAACTTCGGTACGTTGCTGGACCGTATCAGCAACATGCTTGACGCCATGCGTCCGGGTCTCAACGCCTTCGGTGCTGCGTGGCGCAACCTGTCGATGATCGGTTCAGAGTTCCTGGGACGTTTGGGAATCAGCTTCACTGTCCTGATGCAGCGTTTCGAAATCTGGACACAAAACACCCAGAACGTCCGTAACGTCATCGAACGCGCGATCCAGTCGACTAAGAGCTGGTTCGCTGCGATTGGCGCTATCGGCGGAGCACTGAACCACATCGGAAAGATCGCTCTGCAAAGCGGTCTCATGGATTCGATCTTCGGTATCGCACACTCGATGGAACGTGTGACGAAGAGCACCGAGGGTACACGCGCACTGACAGAGTTCTTCACTAACGCTGGCGTAGCAGCGAAGGCTCTGGAACCTGTGTTCGGCAAGCTTCTGCTGTTGATCTCTGACATTGGTGGAAAGCTGGCTTTGCTCGGTGCTGACATGGCACCTGGATTCACTGTGTTCTTGCAGGGAATCCGAAACGTGTTGCTGGAGATCAGCCCTGCGCTGGAAAAGCTTGGTCCGATGTTCAGCGACGTGTTCGCTGCTGTGGGCGAACAGGGACCAGCTATCGGTCAGGCGTTGAACTCGTTGCTTATCGCGTTTGCACCATGGTTCAGCATCATCTCGGTGCTTGCACGTACACTTCTACCAACCGTAGCCAAAGTGATCGAAGCAATGGCTCCGGTCATTTCTGCGCTCGCTCCTGTGATTATCGGCCTTGTTGTGGCGTGGAAAGCCTACAACATGGTGCTTGCAATCAACACAGCACTGAACCGCACCGCCGCTGGTTCGTGGATTGCGTCGAAGATTGCGCTGGGTCTCAAGACTGTGGCCCTCGGTGTTGCCAAGGTGGCTTTGATCGTCTACAACGCCACTTTGGGTAAGGCAATCCTAGCGGCTCGTTCGTTCACAACATGGATTGGGTACAAGAAGGCCGCAATCCATGCATCCACAGGCGCAACAAACATCAGCACCGCGGCGATCATCCGTCAGACGATCGCTGAAAAAGCACGCGCCGTAGCGACAAAGATTTCCACAGCTGCACAGTGGGCTCTCAACACCGCGATGCGCGCTAACCCGATCATCTTGATCCTGTCGCTGATCGTGGCGCTGGGTGCTGGTCTTGTACTACTGTACAAGAAAAATGAGACGTTCCGTAATATCGTTCAGGGTGCCTGGAGAGGTATCAAGAACGTCATTGGCGGAGTCTACAACTGGTTGAAGGACAACGTCTTCCCAGTTCTCAAGGCTGGCCTGGAGGCTATCGGTAAGGCAGCCAAGTGGCTGTGGGAGAAGGCTATCCAGCCAGCGTTCAAGGCGTTGAGCAAGGTTGTCGACTTCGTCAAGGAACGCTGGAAGCTGTTCGCGGGTATTCTACTCGTGGTCACCGGGCCAGTCGGCTGGCTGATCGGCCTTGTCGCGTTGCTGGTCAAGAACTTTGACAAGTTCAAGCCTGTACTTGCCGCTGTGGGTAACGCCATTAAGTGGTGGTGGCAGAACATCACTATGCCTGCGCTCAAGGCTATCGCCGCGATCTTTAAGTGGGCGTGGGACAGCGTCATCAAGCCAGTCTTCAACGCGCTGGTATGGTTCATCAAGAATGTAACCATTCCTGTAATCACGTTCTTGTGGAAGAACGTGATCTCGCCTGCGTTCAAGGCTATTGGTGCTATAATCGAGTTCGCGTGGAACAACGTTATCAAGCCAATCTGGACTGTTCTTGTTTGGTGGATCAAGAACGTAATTGTTCCTGCGGTCATGTGGCTGTGGAAGAACATCATCGAACCGGCGTTCAAAACCATCGGTGCGATCATCAAATGGGTTTGGGAAAATGTCATCAAGCCTGCTTGGGAATCGCTAACTCTTACACTCGACGCACTTGGTAAGTTCTTCAAGTGGGTGTGGGAAGAGGTTATCAAGCCTGCGTGGGACGGACTTGGTAACGGTATCAGCTGGGTTATCGACAACGTTATCGTTCCTGCGTTCAACTGGTTGAAGGATCGTCTCGACGACGTAAAGGAATTCTTCAAGACCACAGTCGACGGTATCGGTAAGCTGTGGGATGGCTTGAAGAGTCTTCTTGCCAAGCCTCTTCGCTTCTTTGTCGACAAGGTTTACAACCCGGTCATTGCTGGATTGTGGAACAAGGTTGCTGACATTGTTGGCATCGACAAGAAGCTTCCAACAGTCGATCCGAACTCGATGAACTTCGCCAAGGGCGGAGTGTTCAAGACTGGCGGAGTCACACCTGGGTACACACCAGGTCGAGACGTCCATCAGTACGTGTCGCCGACTGGCGGACGACTTGCGTTGTCCGGCGGCGAAGCGATCATGCGTCCGGAATGGACACGTGCTGTTGGTGGTCCTAAGGCTGTCGCACAAATGAATAAGGCTGCCATTCGCGGTGCGAAATGGCAGAAGATGCAGAAGGACATCCAAAAGGAACACGGATACGCTAAGGGTGGCGTGTTCGGCGCTCAGCGCTACGCGATGGGTGGTGTTACACCTCGTGAGGCACAGCAGCTTGGTGGAGCCGCGATTAACACCTCGCTGTGGCGAACAATCAAGGGAGCCTTCCCTAGCGCTCAATTGAACTCGGGTATGACCGACCACTTCGTCGACAACGGATACCACCCTCGTGGTGCCGCTATCGACATTGGTGGTCCAAACATGCTGGGCATGAACCACTGGATTTTCGACAGACTGAAAAACCAAACAGCCCAGCTGATCCACGCTCCTGTACCTCCAGCGCGAGTTGTGTTGAACTCTGCGCTATCTGGTCGTATTCCACACACTGACCAGGCTGGTATCGCTGCAGCCTACGGTGGCAACCCAACACTTGGTGGTCACGGTAACCACATCCACTGGGCTGCGGACGCACCAATCTCTGAACGCCCTGACGGTAGCTTCTACAGCACCGCAGGATACCAGCTTGGTGGTATCGGCGCTCAGGCTGGTGGTGGCATCCTGGGTGCCGTCATGCAGACGATCAAAGACCAAGTGATCGAAACGTTCACAACGCCTCTGCGTGCAGCAATCAACGCGATGCCAAACGCCAAGGCACCGTACGCTCAGCTGCCTAAGAAGATGGCCTCGAAGATGGCCGACGGTCTGATCAACAAGGCCGAGAAGGAAGGCGAAAAGCAGGACGCTGCAAATCCTTCAGGCTCAGGAATTGGTGCAGGATTCCAGAGCTGGAACGGTCCAGCAGACGCGAGTGTTGTTGCGAAGGTACAGAAAGCGTTCGCTGAAGCTGGCTGGGGCGAGGGTCCTGAGTGGGAAGCTGCTAAGTGGATCATCGGTAAAGAGTCGACTTGGAATCCAACAGCTGTTAACCCGTCGTCGGGAGCTTGGGGTCTGTTCCAGTTCCTAGGATCGACGAAAGATTCGTACTACCCAAGTAACGATCCTGATCCGTACAAGCAGGCGCAAGCTGGTGCCCGGTACATGCGTGATCGTTACGGTAGCCCGACAAAGGCTAAGGCGTTCTGGGAAGCCAACGGTTGGTATGACCGTGGTGGAATAATCAAGCCAGGCAAGACACTCGTCAACAACGAGTCTGGAAAACCAGAAGCGCTGTTGTCGAACAGCCAGTGGGCGTTGATGCGCAAGCAGGCTGACAATAACGCTGAGCAGCTAAAGCAGAACGAGGAAGAAAAGAAGGACGAAGAGCAGAAGAAGCTCGACGACGACGCTGATAAGAAGGACGAAGAGAAGAAGACTGAGGAGGAGAAAAAGCAGGAGGCTGAGGAGAAGAGAAAGCAGGCTGAGGACGAAAAGAAGTCCAAGGAAGAAGAAGCCAAAAAGCTCCGCGACGAAGCCCGCAAGAATCCTACAACTGAAAACCGTATGCTGCGTGGTATCAAGCGTAACCAGCTTGACTGGGACGCCGCAAACCATTGGGCTGAAACAACTTTGCCTCAGCAGGGACTTGACTATGCTCGCGAAACAACTAAGGAAATCGCGGGTCAGTTCCTTGAGCCACTTGGTCTTGAAGGAATCGTTGGCAAGCTGATCGATCTCGGCTTTGAAGCGAACAAGCCAAAAGACCAGAACGGCGAAAACAGCGACGGCTACAAGAGCGAATACGGACCATCTGGTGTTGAGGACGACGCAGCAACGTCACGTGACCCAGCGAACAACGCGAACCCTAAGGACGATCCAGCCAAGAAGGACGACAAGAAGAATCAGCCTGTAGAGCCAAACAAGGTCGCAGACACGATCCAGTTCTTCGGTATGGACCCCAAGAAAGTCATGGAAGAAATTAGACGTGAACAGAATAAGCGTGCTGCGTACACATCACGCTATGTGAGAGGGTAAGACATGCCTGTTCTAGGACCATCAGCGGGACACCAAGTCCGTATGCAGCTGATTCGACGTGATCGCACGCCGAACAGCCCTACCTACGGTCAGAACCTGAAGACAATCGAAGTATACGGAGACGCAACAGCTGACGGAGTCTGCCTGATGAAGGGCTTCTCCGGCCTGATGCACGCACCGCGATCACACGTCAAGGATTCCTGGGCTTACCAGGAGGGTGTGACTTTGTCCGACTTCCCGCGTGTCGATGAACGCATTGTGGACCTGAAGCTGGCCACAAAAGGGAAGTCCCCGCAGGATTGGGAGAACGTCGAGTCAAACCTGTGGGACGTTCTCGGGTTCAAGGAGGACGCCGTATTACGCGTTACTTTCAACGGCAAGAGCCGTGAACTGAACGTCCGTCTGGAACGTAAACCTGATGACGCGATGGACTACTTTCCAGGTGAAACCAAATACATGATCTGGAATATCACTCTGATCGCCTGCGACCCGTGGTGGTACTCAAACACTCTATCTAGCTCATGGACTCGCGGTGCAACCGTTGCTGACGGTTCAGGTTGGTACAACGGTGCCGTCAACATCATCAACCCTGCCGATCAGGACTGCTGGCTAGAGTGGTCGAACCGTGAGATCACCGTGGCTGAGCAGTGGAAACTCCCTGACGCCAACGCGAAATACCCTACCGGCCACGTGAACGCGGGCCAGCAGGTAATGCACACACTTCCCAACTTGGGTGTCGGTAAGTCCTTCCTGGTGCAGACACATCCACTGCGGGAAACCTTGATGGTAATGGACAATTCACTGGAATGGGCCAAGATGCGAGCCGAAGATTTTGTGTTTCCACTTGCAGCGAAGACGAACAACCCGATCACGGTTCCTGTCGCGCTCAAGGGTGGTACCACAGACTCTAAGGTCACCGTGTTCATGGTGCAGCGACACGATAGACCTTGGGGTGACTAATCATGCCGATGGAACCAGCAGAAATTCGGTCGAAACTCTTACAGCGCACGATTCTTGACACGTACCTTCGCAGACAGAGACCACTAGTTCGTTTGTTCGACAAGGACTGGGAACAGGTCGGTATTCTTCAGGGTGAGGTCGAGGCGTCGTTCGAGTCACGCATGTTCGACACTGGTGAGGGCAACATCAAGTTGATGGGCGATCACAAGTGGCGCGAATGGCTTGTGTACGAACTGGAAGAAGAGGAAGACGTCCATATTGTTGTGGACGTACCGGGGATTCGTTGGTCTGGCAAGGTCTCGACTATCCAGGACATCGAAACTGACAACGGTCTCAAATATGTCAACCTCACCATTCTGGACGATCGTGAGCACCTGAAGAAGATCATCTGCTACTCGAACCCGCTGTTCCCAGCTGAGTTCCAGTGGCCGAAGATGTTCCTGTGGGCTGGCCCTGCGGTGTTCGGCATCAAAGCCATGATCTTCCTGAACCTGATGCGTCGTTTCGTTCCGTTCTTCTGGACGTTGCCGGAGAACATCTTTGACCCTGCGTCATGGCTGGCCAACCTGAACCCACTGAACTGGCCGATCATGGTGGCGCCTGGAAACTTCTTCACCGACACATCGATGTGGTGTGTTCTCACAACACGTTTCGGCAACCTGCACGACGTCATCACACCCACGTTGAAGGACGCCGGATTGATGGTGACGACACAGCGCTGGCTACCAGGTGACCCTCAGCCGTTTAGCACACACGCTACAATTACAAAGCCCACGTTGATCTTTGACATCGTGGACAAATCTGGTGTGCGCGGACCTACAGGTACAGTGTTCGACGGTCTGTTGAAGCTGGGCCGCACAATCCTTGAGGATGGTATCAGTGAAGAGATTAGCATTCTGCCCACTGGTGAGGCTCCCGCTGGCTACGGTACGCCTAACACGTTCTTCACTGATAAAGATTGGCCATGGGTTGTATGGCGAAACGGTATGCGCACTGGCCTTTCCGGAGTGTCCTCTTGGGAAATGACGATACACAAGCCTCTGGCGGGGGCGATCGTCACAGGGGGTCGAAGCCCCGAGTGGGTCAACGCCGGAATTAAATTGCTACTCAACGCTGGCCTGGGATACTTGGGCATGCTGATAGGTAACCCAGCACTAGGGCTGGGCATCTTCGAGGATCAAGTTACAGACGTTGTGCTGGCGTTCCACCGTATCCCGCACCCAATCCGTCAGGCTGCTATGGGTCGTGGTCAGTACGGTGAGGCGTGGGAGAACGCTGGCGGAACCGGATTCTCGTTGTCCGCATTGCAGGCGATCCGTACTGGTATGTGGAGAACGCGTGCGTACACCAGCTTCAAGGTCACCGTAGTCAATGGTGCTCCATACTGGGTAGGCAAGCACTTTACCCTCGGCGATCGAGTTGCCGCCGAGATTGGTACATCCGGCCAGCTGTACGTCGACCAGGTGAACGCGTTGAAGCTTAGCTGGAGTCGCGATCAGGACCCTAAGTGGGAAATTTCTATCGGTGACGATGAGGCTGAGGAGGAGCGTGGTGCTGTTCTCGGGCGTCAGCTTGAGCAGGTCCGTGCGTTTGTCCAGAGTCTTGGAGTCGATTCATAATGATCACGAAAGTAAGACGCTGGATTGGTGAGAACAATCACAAGATACAAGGATACATCTGGATTTTTCTTGGAATTCCGACAATTGTGTGGTGGAAAGACTCTGTGCTATGGGTTGCGTTGATGAGTATTTACGCAAACGCTGAAGCATCATTTTCCGCTGACCAGGCTAAAGAAGCTAGAAAAGAGAACAAAGACAAATGAGTGACTGGCAGATGAAGACGCGACCGGAACCGCGTGCGAAGAAGAAAAAGCGTATACGACTTCCGGCGTACACGATGCCGCATCGCTATCTTCCACTCGTCCGTGGTGTACCGATGCGCGACCACAATCAACCGACAACGGCATCCACGAAGCTTCCGCCAATGAGCCTTCCGATCGAAGCGCAGAATTCCCTGGCCTACCATTTGGAAATGGCAGGACTGGTTCACGTGGAAGACTTGAAGAAGCTGGCAGACGAGAACGGGATGATTCATGTAGATCAACTCCCGCCAGTTTACTTGGTGCATCTTGCGCCGGAGCACGGCCCTGACATTCAATTGAATCCAGGTACATGGGTCACACCAGAAGAGGCCGCAGCACACGCAGTAGTCTCACCTCCTGTGACCGAGGTGGAACTACCAAAGACAGAGGAGATAGCTGATGCTTCGTACGAACAGCTGGCTGCTCTGGAAGCGACTGCTCGCGCGGCTAGAATACAGCGTATTCGTGAACAGCAAGTGGACGCTTTCGTGGAGCCAAATCCAGCACCACCAGGGGACAATGATTCAGTGGACGTGTCCCGAGTGCCAGGCGTGGTGGATGATCAAGAACAAGGAACCGGACAAGTACCGTCTGATTAAACTACAGCGACACCATTTGCCGAGGAGGTGACTAATGGGTACATCACCAGACATGTACATGCCGCCGAATGCGTGGACTGGTTCAACGATCTCTGATCTACAGGATCAGACAAAAGAAAACGCAGCCACCCAAGCTAACGCTGACGTCGTGGACATGATGGACGACGTCTTTGATGCGTTGATCGACAACCTTTTCGGTGGTTTCGGGGACATCGTCCAGGCTGTCGTAGCTGGCATCAACGACTTCATTGGTGACCTTGTAGAGATCTTTACCGATGTTCTCAGTGGTGTACCTATTATTGGTGGTGCTCTCGGGGACCTAGCTGACAGTTTGTTGGGTCTAAAGGAAAATGTCGATTCCAATACTGTTGTTGTGCAGCAAACTACAACGCAGATCGAATCAGTACAGCAGATCATTGCTGTTCAGTCTGGTATTGGTGTTTGGGAATCAGGCCCTGACCCTACAGGTATGGTGTCTTTTCCGTTTGCGTACTTAGCGACGAATTTGCCATCAATCAGCATAGAAGGCGGCTCGCACGGCCACAATATTACCGGTAGCACATCAGCTGCCACTGCTGCAGGCGATTCGCACACACACAGCAACGGTTCTTTGTCTGCGTCCAGCTCATCACACTCGCACACAGCCACAGTTACTAACTCTTTGCCTACGATCAACGCTACAACGACGTACGCGCCATGGGCGTCTGTACGATTCAGTGCGACAGCGGAACGTAAAATGCTTCGGTATATCGCCGGTAAAACTGGAACTGTCTCGTCGTTCTATATTGACTTGTATAAGCAAGAAACAGACGGAAGTTCCACACTATTGTATTCATCTCCCGATCAGTCGGGTATCGTAGTAGGAGCGATGGCCTGGCGTGAATTGAGTCTTGGATACACGATCAACTCTAATATTGGTGATGTATTCGAAGTACAGTTTAGATCATCAGGTACCGGTTCGATTCAAATTGCAGGAATCGATTTTCCCTACTATGCACCTATTTCAGGTTATCGACCTTACGCTCCTGGATCAGCACGTAACGCCTCGTCTACGCCAGCGCCATCGACAATCGACACAGCGACACGAGATGCGATGTACGTAGGACCTACTCCGTTCGTGTCTATCGGTATCGATCCAGGTATCGTTATCCCACGATCGCATTACATCTCATTTGACAACGGTTCATGGGCAAACTGGTACAGATTCAACGACGCCAGCGGACAGAACCTGCGTATTAATGATGGTCGTGTGGATATCCCTGCACTTTCAGCAGACGGATGGCGACACGCTGTCTATCTTCTTTCAACTGCGTCTGACAAGATGGAAACCATCTTCGATGTACTTGGAGTCGACAACGATCGTCCCGCTGGTGGCGGTATCTGCGCCACGGCCAGCGGTCTTAATGGCTGCTTGCTTATCGTCAACAATGCCAACGTGCGTCTGATGAAGATGACAGCCGCGGGCACAATGACCACACTTGCTACAAGTACCGCGATTAAAGGCACAGGCACTTACCGCGTGCAGTACGACCCTGCTACCAACAAGTTCATCGGGTACAAGGCTAGCGGATCAACGTGGACACAAGGGATCGAGTTCACGGACTCGTCGAACACGATCACTCATGGCGCAGCGAAGCGTTTCGGAACAATTTCTATCTATCGAAACGACTTCAACAGTGGTGGTGAGATCGATAACGTCTACATTCGTGACTACGATGATGACGAGTAATTGATCCAAATTGCACTTGGAAATAAGATAACAACCAGTTCCCACCGTAAGGATTAATCATGGCCGTAACCGCGGGTATCTACCCTAAGATGTTCGAGTCAGCTTTGCTCGAAGAAATCAAACTAGACACAGACACTGTTAAGGTAATGCTGTGCACCAGCGCATCGAATGCGTACTCAGGCCGCAACACCGTGAAGTACAAAGCTGACGTGACCAACGAAGTAACCGGTACAGGATACACCGCTGGTGGTGTGACACTGTCAGGTACTCGTATCTCGTCTGCGACCGGCGCTGTCTATACGTTCGACTTCAGCACCGACCCTGTTTGGACGACGTCCACAATTACTGCACGTTACGCGGTGTTCTACGACGACACCCCTACTAATAAGCCGTTGCTTGTATGGTGGGATTTTGGTCAGGATGAAATTTCCAGCTCGGGTAACTTCACACTTACCTTGTCGGCATCTGGTATCTTCACACTGACAGCGTCATAATCTAGCACCAATTCTATTTCTTGAGGAGGTGCTATGTACGACTGCTATAACAAAGATCCTGACGCTGTTCTTGATTACGGCCTGGAATGGGACGACTGGGTGATTGGTGGTGACACCATTGTATCTTCCTCATGGGAAGTTACAGGAACAGACTCGTCACTCGTTATTGACTCTGACTTCCAAGATGTACTGACGACAGGTGTGTGGCTCTCAGGTGGGACTGTAGGTTCGCTATACATTCTGACAAATCATATCGAGACATCGGCCGGTAGAGAGGACGATCGCTCTTTCAGTGTCTACATAGTTGAAAGATAGTCCATGGTCGAGTTCGAAGCGCGCGAACGGGATGTGCTACGCGATGAAAGATATCATCGCGTAGACGCTGATGTGCGTTTCAAGAAAGTGCACTTCGAAGATCGCGGAGCGTACGCTCGAATCGGCGAAATGATCGCAGGTGTACTGGCCACGGGCGTTGGCGTAGCTCACCCAGGTACGGTCACCGCGGGTCGATCTGTCACAGTCACAGGCGTAACAGCGACAGGTGTCGGAACCGGTCATCCTGGAAACATCTCGACAAACGAAATCATCCCTGGAACACAGGCGGTCGGCGTAGGCGTCGCACACCCCGGCACGGTCACAACGACACGCGTGGTCAACATCGCCGGTCCAGTCGCCGTGGGTGTCGGTGCCGTGGGTGCAGGTACCACTGTCGCAGCGATTCGTAACGCGTCGGTTGCTGGAAATGTGGCCACAGCGACAGCCAACGCGTTCGTCGGTGTCGCGACAGCGATCAGAAACAAAATCGTCTCAGGAGTGGTCGCTCAAGCGGTCGCTAGCGCACCAGCGGGAGAGGTTGCAACAACTTCGTAACGTCAACATCTCCGGTGTCGTAGCGACAGCCTCAGGCGTCGCTCACCCTGGTGACGTAGAAGACATGCTGCATGCCACGATTGCGGGTGTAGTAGCGAACGCTGACGGTGTGGCACCTGCTGGAACTGTGCGTGTTTCGGACGGTGTCGCCGGTCTGCTGGCTGCAGCGATCGGTGTAGCCCCAGCAGGTACCGTACTTGCGGTTCGTAACGTGACCCTCGGTGGAATTGTAGCCGCGGGTACAGGACAGGCTCCGGCCGGCACCGTGTCTGGTATTCGTAACCCGACGATCGCTGGTTTGATTGCTGGCGGAATAGGTGCAGCGCCTGCAGGAACTGTTACTACCACACGCAGCACTGCAGTACCCGGTGTCGTGGCTACAGGTACTGGTACCGGCTATCCGGGAACGGTTGTTGCAGATTCTCCAGTCACCTACGACAACTCTACGTACAGTGACGGTTCAGGAACGACTAACCTAAGTCTTACTGTCGTAGCGAACTCTACTATCGTTGTTTACTCGGCTGGTTCGCAGCTCAGTGCTGCGACTGTCGACGGCAACGCGATGACTTTTGTCACTCACGGATCGTCTGGTGAGTCGACAATGTACGTGATGCACGGAGTTTCAGCGGGATCGCACTCGATTCAGACTACGAGAAGCGGCAGCTCAGGACATATTGTTTCAGCAACTTCCTACACTAAAACTGGATCGGTAATTACACATTCAAACGCCACAACTAGCAGCGGAACGAGCGTGACGCCTTCTGTCTCTCCTGCAGGTTCTAACGGAATTGTAGTTGGTGGATTCAACTTTGGTGCCAGCTCAGGTGAAATAGGTTCTGTTACTTCAAACGGAGACTTGAGAGTAAGATACCGACGAACTTCCGGAAACTGTCTGGGAGTATCCGACCGTTCTAGCACTCCGATAACACTGACTACGCCTTCGTCCGGAAGCTGGACTGCTATAGGAATTCGTCTAGTCTAGTAAAGATGCTGTAGCAGTTTGGTAAACGTACAGTAATTCTGTACTACTTTCATTGGAGACATTCATGGCTGATCCAATTTGGCTCGCCGACGTTTTACGTGCAGCTGGACTACGATGTGAAATCTATCCAGGAGCGTTCAACAACGGTCACGGCGACTTCGGAAATATATGGGGTGTCGTCGCACATCACACAGGCAGCAACAACGCGTCAGCTGGTTCGATCGCGCGACACCCGTCCCTGGGTCTTGCATCCCAGCTACACTTATCACGTTCAGGTGTCTACACACTCTGCGGTGTCGGTATCGCGTGGCACGCGGGCAGCGGTTCATGGCCTGGACTACCAACCAACGGAGCAAACCAGTACACCATCGGTATCGAGGCAGCCAACGACGGAACATCAGGCTGGCCAGCAGCGCAGTACGACGCATACGTCCGTGGTGTAGCAGCGATTCTCCGACGACTTGGGCACAACGAGTCACGTGTGATCGGCCACAAGGAATGGGGCAAGGTCCAGGGTAAGTGGGACCCCGGAGGCATCGACATGAATCGATTCCGCGCGGACGTCAAACGCCACTTGTCCGGTGCTGCAGCGCCAGCACCGAAGCCCGTCAATCTGATCGACCAGTACGCTGCGGACAAGAAGAACGCGTGGATTGGCAAGCGCGTCAATCCAGCCAAACTGAGTGTCGAGAAGGTGTGTCCTGACGGTAAGGGACGCTGGGTCGAGTACGAGAATGCTCACCTGTACTACCACCCATCCGAGGGCGTACACGCTATTCCACATGCTGACCCTGCCATTACAGGTTCAGGGTTGTTTGAGACTTGGGGCAAAGACTACCGCTGGGAGGGTGGACCGCTCGGGTATCCTGTGCGCGACTTCACCAAGCTACCTGACGGCGCGGTGCAGTCGTTCCAGGGAGGAGTTCTGTACCGAAAGGACGGAGCTTCACAGGGGTTCTACGTCACCGGAAAGATTGGTGATCGTTGGGCTTCCGAAGGATACGAGAAGGGACCACTCGGTTACCCTGTCTCGAATGAATACCCGTACGATAAGGTTGGCAGACGCCAGGACTTTGAGCACGGTTCACTATTGCACCACCCATCCGGCGCAATCAAAGTAGAAAGGTAAGAACAATGGGCGTTTTCGGTTACAAAGTATCTGAAATCCGTAAGGCAGTTGTCTCTGTTCTCGGCTTCGCAATCATTCTGATTACGTCGCTTGGATCGGAGTTCGGCGCGTGGTTCTCGAACGACACTGCCTTGACTATCAACTCGGTTGTCGGATTCCTGACAGCTGTATCGGTGTATCTCGTGAAGAACGAGAAGACTATCGATGCTCTTGACGGTGTAAACGTTCACCGTAGATAGTCATGAATATAGATCAGGCCAGACGTAAAGTAGAAGCCGCGGAAGAATTCATCCACGGCTCTACTCTGGTTCTTTCATTGTTCCAGATTGTCTACGGTCTGATCCTGATATTCAAGGGCACCGGGTTATGGACTGCTGATATCTACAGGGTAGCAGCGTCCGTACCTGGTGCTCCCACGTCCTGGGGAATTGTCAGTGTACTCCTAGGAGTTATGCTCTACATTACGCAACGAAAGAAGTATTATAGGCTAATCAAATGGACGTGTAGAGGGTCCGCAGTGTGGGCGATGTGGTTAGCAATTGCGTTTACGATTAGTGGCTTCACAACGGAAGATCAAGAATACGACTGGACGAGTGCAACCCCACTAGCTGTGTACAGCACTTTCGCTCTACTGTTCATCCTTAGAGAACGTTTAGCGAGAGCATGGGAGACGTCATGAGAACACCCTGGTCTGATTACGTCGACCGACGCGATGGATTAAGCAAGCACGACAGACATTTTCGAAAAGTAAGTTCGGGTAGCTATCCGTACTACCGTCTTAGTGCTCTCTTGCTTGTTCTTTCGGCATTGATTCAATTTCACAAAGTACCTGCCAGTGTTGAACAGATCATGCCGGAGTACTTCTATTACGTGAACCCGGCTCTCCAGCTATTGGCTGGTGTATTGATCGCCGCTGGACTATACTACAGACGAGACATCATCGGACTGTACATTGAACGGTCAGGTGTTGTCTTCGGTGCCACAAGCATGCTGGTGTACAACTGGATCGTGTTCAAGTATCAAGGATTCCCATCGGCACCTGGCGTGTGGCTGACGATCGCGTTCGGGCTGTACTGCGTATATCGTTTCTTTGAAAGCACGCGCGACATCAGAAACTTGGAGCGTATAGCGGAGCAGATTAAAGCAGAAAAAGAGGCGTAATGAACGGCGCAGCCCTAATACAATTCATTGCAGCCATTGGTGGTTCGGCGGGTTTAGCCACACTCATTTCTGTTATCGCTTCACGTCGCAAGAACTCGGCTGAAGTAGCTGAGATTTGGAACAGACTAACCAAGGATGCTCTCGAACGCGAAGAGAAAAGCAAGAACGAGATTCGTGCAGAGCTTGAGGCCATGCGTCGCGAACGCGACGACATCAAAGCACAGTTAAAGTCGAACGAACAGCAAGTTCGTACCTGCGGTCACAAGTACGACAGGTTGGCCGGTCTAACACGGCGCTTGATACTAGAGATGCCTAACGAAACGAAGAGAGCTGAGTACGAAGCGGCTCTCAAGTTTATTGATGACTCAGTGGCGTAACGTCGACCCATTCCCAGGCTCCACCCATGAACGCTTCGTCCACGTCGATACCTTCGACTGGACGATAGCGGTACTCAGTGGCCCATTGACGTCCACATTGTGGGCACACCCAGGGTTTTGCGTGCCACATCATGAGAAACCACCTCGGACGCTGTGGGCACGGTGTCTCTGAGGTGCAGAGACGTCTCTTAAACATCATCGTCGCCTTTGGCTACTACTCGTATGACAACCGACAACGCTGTGAGCACCACGAGTGCACACAGCGTTATCAGCAGTCCTAGTTCAGGAACAGTCATGTGATCCGGATGGTTGTAGACACTGACGGTTCTTTGTTGTACTGATCGTACGGCAGATCGGGATGATCGGCACGCAGTTTCTTCCAGTCGGTCCCGGTTACGAGTGATTCGTACACGGTCCCGAGTACTTGCTCGCCCTTCTTCAGCACCACGTCATGGTCGTCACCGATGAGGTCGAGCAGGACGTCCTTGGCCGTCTCTTCCTCAGATGTGAGTCGCTTTTTCTCGTCCCGTATTTCACGGATGCGAGCGATCGCGTCCTCCATCTCCGGTGTGACCTGAACCGCTGCGCGGTCGATGTTCTTGTCAGAAGGGGGCTTCGTCATCGTCATCCTCCACACCCAGCAAATCCCCGAGTCGATCGGTTTCCTCAGCCATGATGTCACGAACGTGCTCGCTGATGAGACCAGTCTCCTCCAGTCTCAGGTACGCCAGCGCAACGGCTGACAACACCTTGAACATGTGCTCGTTGCCTGCGTCTCTGTTGACTTGTTCGACGAAATCGGAATCCTTGACTCCGACGTCCACCAAACTGGTCATACTCGTCCTCCTCGTGCGTTGCTGATGGCTTGCTTGATCGCTGTGGCTACACGGTTGACGTGATGCTCGACGAAATCGTTCGTGTTCGCCCGGTCCTGATCCAGATCGATCTGGACGTGTGCGGCCCCCGGAGGACACACCAGCAGATTGTTCCACTTCTGGTTCTTGGGTTCGCGTGTGATCCACACGACCGCGACGCCTGCTTGGTTCAACCGTCGCACCCATTCGGTGGCGCGTCCCTGCTCGCCTCTCATGACGAAGAAACCGTCAGTGATGACGAACAACAATCGTACGCCGCGTCCGCCGATCAGGTTCAGCATGACATCGAGTGTACCGATACCCTGGTCGAACGACTCGTGACCCTGATGCGCAGGAATCTCGATGCGATCTGTCGGGAATTCTCCGGGACGGAGCGTGGGTACGACGACTTCACCGAAGGCGACCGTCGCAACGCGACCGTTGACCTCGTGGACCGCGCGTGAGAGCACCCACGACAGGGTCGAGCTGAAGTGTGTTGCCCATCCCTGCGAACCGGACACGTCCGTGGCGACACCAACGGTCAACGGCGGGTTCAAATCCACCGTGGTCTTGTTGCGCTTCCACGGTTCGCTGGTCGGGATGCGACCGGTGCTTCGCTCCGCCGCACGCTGGACCGCAGCGCGTCCGCGCATACGACCCGGAGGTACGGTCGAGTTCACCTTAAACTTGTCGCGACCGATCAGCGAAAGCTTCTCCAGCTCACGCGCCAGTTTCTGAGCGATGCGCACCTCACGGGTGTTCACCTTCATTTTCTTGGCGCTGGAGTACCGCCACGATTCCTTCTCGTCCTTGAGCGTCTTGGCCATGGACACACGCGATGGTGTCGGTCCGGCCGGGTCCCAGTCGGTCTCGGCATTCGGGTCCTGGATCGCCTTACCGATCGCCTTGTCGACCGCGTCGGACAGAGCTTTGGTCCAGTCGGGTGTGCCGTAGCGTTCGCTGGACTTGACGGACATCGGACCACCATGCTTGTCCTTGCTGTCGCCCTTACCGACACCCGCTTTGCCTTCGATCACACCACCCTTCTCATCGGTGGGATCGATCGCGATGCTCGAGATTTTACCCTCGCCGCAGGTGCAGGACTTACCCGAGCCCTCACCTTCGCCACCTTCGCCTTCGCCTTCGCCGGCTCCCTTGCCCTTGCCCTCGCCTTCTCCTTCGCCTTCCCCGTCTTCACCCTCGCCGCTTCCACCTTCACCGTGGACAGGGCATTCACCCTCGCCTTCGCCTCCGCCGCCTCCGGGACGTTCCTCCTCCGGAAACAGTTCCTTCCAGCGGTCGACGCAGTCGATGGCTTCCTTACCACCGTCGGCGTTGACGTCAGGGATGGCGACGTAGTCCTTCCAGATTTGTTTCATCGCCAGCAGCTTGGGCTTGGTCACGATGTCCTCGACCATCGACTCAACCTTGGTCAGCTCGTACGGCAACAGCGTACGGGTCTGAGCACGGCCGAGCATGAGTGTCGAGTTGAGTGCGATGGCAGCCGCGTCGATCTCACCGCCGTGTTCGCCAGCGTCCATGGCTTTGGACATGTCCGCAGCGAACCGGACAGGGTCGACGACGATCGGTAGAGCGATGCGCAGGAACCGACGTCCGCGTGCACCACCGATGCGCTTGACCTGAGTGTCCTCGCAGCGAAGCTCCTCGAACATGGTCATGATCTGTCGACCGTACCCGTCCAGCTTCTTCGTGAAGAAGTGCGACGACAGGAAGTTGGACGACAGGCTGTGACCGGTCTCGTGGATGAACACACCGATGATCTGCAGCGCGATGAACGTCTCGAGGTCCAGGTACTCGTCGGTGCGGTACTCGTACGCCTTCCGGATACCACCCATCGACGTGTAGAACTCACCCGGCTTCTTCGAACCACCGCGTCCGAGTGAGACGCGTGTCGAGTCGTTGAGCATGTCGATGACACTGACCACACCGTCGATCACGGACTGGCTGGGGACGTACATGTCACCCTTGCGGATCGATCCGCGAGTCTTGCGAATGCGGTGCTGGTTCTCTCGGTATACCACGCCAAGGTTGATGCAGATTTTACGCGTCATCGGTGTGTACCACGCGGCCGGGTACTCTGCCCAGTTGTCCAGCGTGTGATCGATTGCGAACGCGATGACGTTCTGCGGGTCGACGAGCAGGTGGGTGTTGACGAAATCGCCCAGCGCTCGAGACAACGCGAGCAGGTGCTTCGGTGACTCGGGGTGGAGCGTTGACATACTCATGTGAGTGTCTCTCTGTCAGAGGTTCTGGGTGGTGTCGGTCACTTCTTGGTGAGTGACTTGGTGATGACGTTCTTCTCGAGTTTCGAGTCGATCGTTCCGTCACCGAACGCGAAGCGGACGAGGTCGAAGATGATCGACTCGGGATCGATCTTCTCGTCGGTGATCGCGGACTTGGAGAACAGCTTGTCCAGGGCGGGGTCGACGGCCTTGGTCAGATCGCTGTACATCTTGTGGCCGAGGTCGTGGATGCCTTTCATGGCACCGCGATCCGAGTTGTCCTCGATACGTTCACGGTCCTTCTCGGCGAGCGTGATGAGTAGCGGGGTGTCGACCGGCGCGTAGATGATCTCTGTGCTGCCCTCGTGGGCGAAATTGAGACCGTTGGTGACCATGGCGATCTGCACCGCGCTCATGATCTCGCCGAATGCCTCGACGGGTGTCGCGGTCTTGAAGTCGGGTCGTCCGACGTGTCCACCGTAGGTGGAGATGCGGCCTTCCTCCGCCTTCTTGACGGTGAGGGTGGTCGATGCGGTCGACCGCATGATCGCTGGCCCCGCTGCGGTGATCGAGAATCGGCTGACCTTGACGCGTGAACCGGACGGGTTGAGGGTGTAGTACTCGAAGTGGAACGCGGATGCGATGGTGCTCCGGAACCGGTTGATCGCCGGGAACGAGTCGTGTTCGATCGGGAAATTGCGGATGTTGTTCGTCTTGATGGTCATGAGTTTCTCTCTGTGTCGGTGTTGTCGAGTGTAGTTCAATGATAACGCGGGATGGTAGAGATGTAAACCCTATTTTTCCATCCCGCGTTAAATCATTGCGTTGTAATTCTTCTTGTTGTCGCTATTGTCAGATGCTCAGGCCGGCGATCACGGTACCGAACGTCGAATTGATCGAGTCCTGGTACATCTTCCGGTCGGCTGAGTCAGCCGACGAGATGAAGTTGGACAGCGCGGTCGCCTCGCCGAACTTGTCCTTGATCTTCTGGTACGCCAGCAGCTCTCGGGTCTGAGGCGCTTTCATGACCTGACCCTCCTGCACCTGTCGTGCGAGATGCTGGGCGACCCGGATGATCTTCGAGTCCACCCCGAGCTTGGACAGCATGCTGTAGTCGGTCGTGACCTCGATCTGCATCGAGAATCGCGACAGGAGAGCGTCCGACATGATCGCACCCGGGACGTCCGGGTTACATGCGCCGACGATGTAGAAGCCTTCCTTGGCGTGGACGACACCGCGGGACGGGTTGGCCGTCACGTTGACCTCGGCGCGACCGTCCATGACCGAGTACACGACGGCCATCATGCGGGTGTCGATGAGCGCGACCTCGTCGATGAGCAGCGGGACGCCGGATTCCATGGCCTTGACGAGCGGACCGTCGACCCACTCGAACCGATCCTCGACCTGGATGTACGTACCGACGAAGTCCGATGTCTCGGTGTCGGCCGTACCCTCCATCGTGATGATGTTGGTGAACGCGGCCTCCGCGAGTGCGGTCTTACCGGTACCGGGAGGTCCGTACAGCAGGGTGAAGATGCCGGCGTCACGTGCGGACTGCAGTGCAGCCACGTCGTGGTAGACCACGCGATTCTGGTTCTTGATGTTGACGGTCGACGACGACAGACGACGTGGGTAGTACAGGTCGCCGTTGGGTCGTGTGATCGGATCGGTCGAACCGAACACCTCGGTGTTGGGTGCGTCTTCCAGGTCACCGTTGTCGACGACGTACGTGTCCAGTGGACGAGGCGGGTTGGTGTACCAGCGACCCGTCAGGACGTCAGTGACCACGTCCTTGACCTCGACCTCGTACACCGTGCCGTTGATGTTCCACTCGTCCTCCTTGACCTCGGCGTTCTTCCACGCCGACTTGGTCTCGAGACCGCTGAACCCGTTGTACACGTACCAGGCCCACCGGAAGAAGTCACGCATGTCCTCCTCGCCGTGCACCTTGGAGGTGTCCTCCTTGTACCGGTCCTCGTGGACGTCGATCTTGAGGTCGTTGATCACGGAGTCGGGATGCCACCCGAACTCACCCCACGACACACCATCGTTGATCTTGTGGAAGACGAGGAAGTTCCAGAGCAGGTCGTTGCTGAGCTTCTCGACCTTGTTGGCATTCTTGTACTCCGGAATCTTATCCGGATCGTACATCACCGTGGTGGTGATACCGTACTTGTACGTCTTCTCGCTCGAGAGACGACGGGGAAGCACGATCGAGACGAGCTTGCCCTGCTCGGCCTCATCGAGGTCCTCACGTGCGACCTCGATTTCGGTCTTGCCGCGTGTGCACTTGGCCACCTCATCGTAGGTGATGGGTGAAAACCAGTACAGGTCGGTGTCGGACGGGCTTGTCATTGTTCTCCTTGGTTCGTGTTGTCGAAGCTGTCAAGAACTACAGTATCACTGGGACGCGTGGTTGTAAACCCTAGATTTCTATAAAATTTAGCAAATTTAAGTTTTAACTTAGTAAACTCAAGTTACGGTCTGTTCTCAGGATCGACAATGAACTTGCTGCGCGGTGGAATGAACACCTTGCCACCCCACACGCCCTGTTCGTCGTGCGTCTTCGCCCAACGGTAACACTCTTCACGTGCGGGACAGCCCCTACACACAGCAATGCCCAGCGCGTGACGTTTACGTTGGTCGACTTCGCTTTCGCGATGGATGTCGAAGTCCCACAAGGGCTGCTTCCATCCAACACATCGACCGTCCGCAAGGTCAGGCGCTGAGCCTTTGGTGAACCAAATCGGATCGTGTCTTCGACGTCTTATTGCAGATACGTCCGGAATTTCTTTCGGAACGCTGCGACCGTCTTCCCATCTGCGTACTGGTCCATCCGCACGTACTTCTTTATCCACTGCTCAATATCCTCTGGCTGGGCGTGAAAACCATGGTCGAGTCTATGAGTCGTGAAGCATTCGTAGGCGATGGCAACGATGACACAGTCAGCGAACCAGTCGTCTTTCTTTTCTCGTGTCCGATGATGGGCTCCGGCGTATACCATTTGATTGGCATCCTCCTCGCCGAACCGTGCCGCGAACATGTGGTACAACGGAGAAATATCCGCGACCTGTTCTGGGGTCAGTTCGGTAGGATTAGCCTCGTCGTTGGTACGCCGTGCCATTATATTGCCTCTCGTATGTCAAATGTCTGGTCGTGCACTGTGTTCTTCGTGTGGTCCCATTCGATTTCCCACCGCGCGGTGTGCTTGTACGCGTTGGTGATGTCCACTTTGCGTTCGCGATCACCAATTTCTTCACCGAGGATTGTACCTGGTGTGCCCATGAACGCAGCGTGCACCCACGTCCCCAGCCATCGTCCAGCGTCCACTGGTACGCCCTTGCCTGGACACGCGGAGAGTTTCTTGTACTCACGTGCGGGCCACAACGTCCAAGTGTCAGGGAAACCCTGCAATCTGAAACACTCTCGGTGTGTGAGTAGACGGTCCTCAGCGTAATGCACTGACATCGTTGGACCGGACCCTGTTACCACACGTCCCATCTTATCAGGATTCCACATCATGGTCTGATTCATGCCCATGCTGAACCCCTTGGCCACCAGCTTGTCTACCTGACGCTGCCATTCGTGTGGCAACGGAATGCCTGCCCTGTACACCGCGCGCAACGCATCCTCGGTTGCCATGTCTGGCACCCACGGTACTCCTGCTGCGCGAGTCTTTTCCATGAGCTCCTGGTACCACGCTGACTGTCGCACGGTGAAGTGTCCATCAACACCGTCAGGTGCACGACGCGGCAACGACCACCATGTAGGTGGTCGCTTATACTGTTGCTTGGCTGTGCTCATCGTCAGCCCTTCAAGGTCACGCACGCAGTCGCCGAAACGTGTAGTTCGTTCTGGCTGTGCGTATTCCACACCAAAGGGGATACGGCTGTACACCACGAACACACGACGACGAACGGACGCACCACCGAGACTGGCGTTCGACTGCATCAACCAGATCAGGTCGTACTTCTTGCCAGTCTCTTCCTCTAACCGTGCTCTCGCATCAACGTAGTACTGACGCCCAGTGGTGAATGCCTGTTGAACCGACTCGATCGCGATGATGTCAGGCGACTTACGCATGAACGTAGCGTAATCGAAGACCTCGTCAGTGCACGCCATAACCTTTGCGCCAGCACCTCGAAGATCTTTCCGAGTAAGCGTAGACCACGCGCTACAAGGAGGGTTGGCAGTGATAAAAGGTGCTGAATGTCTCTGCCATTTGCGTGTGTCTTTGGTGAAATTGTCTTCCCAATCCCATCCGAGTAGGCGACGATTACCACGAACGACTGGCGCACCCAGGTCGAGTGATCCTGTACGGTGCACCAGTCGAAAGTCGTTGGAACTCTGGACGATACCCAGCTCCATGCCGCCACCCAAACCGTTGACGGCAACCATATCAATTGTCACTGGGCCACACCTGATCCATTCCGTGTCCAATCATTACGCAACAACCTGCTATAGCTGCGAGCACAGCCACAACGCACAACCACACCAGCGTTATCTTACGTGTGTACTTCCAGTAACTGATGTCTGGATCACCGCAGGTGCAACGGTCTTCTTTTCGCCATCTCGCGTGCTTGTCAACGTGGTTCATGTGCGCTATCATCATGATAAACAGCCACAGAGCGATCAATAACGGCGTTGCACCTGCGATAATCCAAATCATCTTATTGTCCTGGTAATTTCTCGTCGAGACCAAGCTCGAGTTCCTTGGTCTTACCGCACGATGAACATGCAATCACATGGTGCATGTACATGGAACCATCATCCGAATGCATCGCACGCTGTGACATCCACGTGTACGCACCTGGACGATCTAGCTCACGACGACATCCGTTGCAGCGGTTGTTATTTGCGCTGTAACCTGACGCTTGACGTGCGCGGTTACGCTCTACCTTCTCGGCGTAGGCGTCCCAGTATTCTTCGTCAGTTGCACCAGCTGCCAGTAGCGCGTTCGCAACAAAATGGTTGACGTCCACCATTTCACCGATGAACTTCGCTTTGTTGACTTCACCTGGTTCGTCCTTGGACCAAGGCTTCCAGTTGACCTCATCAAGAGCCTCAACCAATTCCGCTACGGCTGCAAGGATGTTCGTCCGGAAAGCCTCAGCTCTTGCTACGCCCTCGAGTGCTCCCCAGTCCCTTCCGTACGCTTCCTTTTGCAGTCGATCGGTTTCGCTTAGCCACTTTGCTGGGTCCACTGGACTCTCCCTTGGGTCGTACCGCGTTGATGAGTGCGTCCCAGGTGTCAATGTGTCCATGGCTCTTGCCCGTCATGAGCTTTGCCAGCGTGTTCGGATTAATGCCCGAACGCTTGCTCAGCTCCGACTTCGAGATACCTTCTCGCTGCATGCCGTTCACGACAAGCTCCACGAGTAGTTGTTGCAGCGACGACACAGATTCCGCATACTTTTCTTGCCGACCACGTCGGTACGCAGCAGTCTGTGACTTGTACTCGCTGATGTGCTTCGCCATTATTCTATCTTTCTAATCTACCGATAATTTCAAAGCTTGAAGATACGCCTTCGCCGCACGTCGCGGGTCGTGTGCCTCTTCAAGTATTTTCCTGTTGCTCTTCGCTTCCCATGTTACACTCTCGGGAATAGGAGCTACCGTATCCAGCTTTGGTTTCGATGCCATGTCGCGCATCACCTCAGCCAGCGGTGCGTACGTAGTTTTGTACGCGTCAGGTCTCAGATCAGCTCGGATCGCACGCGCACCGCGCATGATCTTGTAGCTGTGTTCAGGCATGGGTGTGACCGCTGGTCGTTTCTCGCCGTACATGTAGTCCGGCCAGTCGTTAGGTGCGATCACATTCATGCCTGTTTCGAGTGCTTCCATTGTCGAATACTCTAGATGCTCGGCGCCGTACTTCCACGGTGTGCAGTTGACGAACGTCGATGCAGACAACAGTACACCTTTCCGCTGAGCAGGTTTGAACTCCCCGGTGTAGACGAGGGTGGATTCACTGCCAGGATGAGTTGCAGACCACTTGCCGCACATCCACTTCGCAGCGACACCCTTCTCACGTTCACGGGTGACGTGCCATCCCCACTCTTCGAGCATCAAAGACACATGCCCGATCTGAGGTCCACCTGGCATTTCCATGGGAGAGCCTGCGATTCGTCCCCAGTACGCTTTGTCAGGAGTGATTTCTGTGAGTCTGTGCATCGCGCACGCGAACGCCACGACGCCCTTCGACGGGCTGGTTCTGCCTGCGAACAGGAAGTCGTATGGTCTACCCTGGATTGGTGTGTAATGGTTTCGCAGATCAAGGTTTACAGTCCACGGCAGTACCGTCTGTTCCCAGTGGCAGTCGTCCCAAATACGGGCGGACGGCCAGAAATGCACGTACGATCCACACCATGCTGGCGCTAACTTGGTGCGTTCGTGTCGTTCACGCACGTTGGCTGTGGCTGAGTTACAGTGGTTGGCTGATACCCATTTGGGAATGTCAGGGTTCGTCAACAACACGTCAAGAAGATCGCTCTTGCACCCGTAGAACGTGTCGGAAAGGATGAGCCCATCGTACTGTTGCAGTGCGCCAACGATGTCGTCCTTCTTACCGAGAATGATTGGGTCGAAACCCAAGTCGTCCGACTCTGCACGGTAGATACGTCGAGTGTCTGGTGCGAGAATGTCGAACTCGATGTCCATCGCCTGCAGACCTGACTGCAGATACCAGAGTGCTGTGCGTGAACCGCCAGCATCCACAGGGGACATCAACACCAGACCGATCTTCATACCTTGCCGTTCTCTCTTGCTCTGCCGTTCACGTCTGACACGCTACCGCTCAGCTGTGTCACAATCTGCGGCGCGCATCTGTACGATGGCGTGTAGTCGAACAGACCGTGCCATGCATCATCGGACGTGGCGTCTTCCTTCTGGTACAGTGCCAGCAGATACTCAGCAGCTGGACGTGTCAGCTCGTAGCAGTGTGCACCGTAGTACGCACTCCTACCATTCAACTGCTTCCACGAACCTTGTCCACCACTGGCCCACTGATCGTCATCCGATTTGAAGCCGAGCATCAGCAGTCCACCCCAGCCAACAAATCCAGCGTTCTCAGGTGGCGTGTCGATACGGATGAACATGTCCGTGCGGATCGCGGCGTCGTCCTCCATGATCACGAACCGCTCGTAACCGAATTCCAAACCTTCTTGCACCGCTCTGGCATGGGCGCGGAGTACACCCAGACACCCTGCCGAGTGTTGCAGTATCTTGTCGCTATAGCTGGTTCGTGGTGGTGACCCGTGTCGCTTGTGCAGTCGTTTGCGCGTGAACTCTTCGAGTTCGTCTCGACTAAACTCAGAGCCTTCCACCCCGGGTACACGGTAGGTCTGTGCAGTCCAACCCCAAGTGCTGCGTCGATCCATGAACGCTTGACGTTTGTCGCTGCGTGAGTCGAGGTTGATCCAGAACAACGGAAGGTCAGTCAATCGAGACTGATTCACAGCAAGCCCTCCAGTACCTCGATAACGTGCTGCTTGGTGGTGTACTCGGTGAGCAACAGTTCAGCCTGTTGTTTCGCCAGGTCCTCACGTTGTCCGGCGTGCATCGTCTCGACAGTCTGCGGTAGAGCCTCGAACGGAGGACCGAACTCAGGTCCCAGCACACGCCAGTTGGCGCACACTGGTATGCCAGCACGTGCAGCCAGGAAGAGCTCTGGTGACCACGTAGACCCCGGGATCAGGCATCCCCAGGCATGTTCGAGCACGTCCCACGCTGTGCGAGGCACGAACTCGACGGGCCACTCGAACTCACCCCATTCTTTGACCGTCGCCTCTGGTTGATGCAGTGTGCCCCAGTACGGATCGTCACCTGGGCTACTCTCCAGCTCGCGACCGAACATCACCGAGGGGTCGAACGTCACAGTGTTGAACGCAGCAGCGTTACAGATCTTCTGGCTCGCCGCGAAACCCAAGTCGAACGTCCACGCCGGCACGAGCATTGGTGGGTACCAGTCCCAGTCACCGTGCAGCATGTCGATCGCTTGCAGGTGTTTGCCCAGCAGCGCTGGATCACCCACAAGCATATGGTATTCTTTGCGATAGCTGAAAAACGGCTTGGTGTACTGCATCGGGTTCGTGGTGATTGTACGAATCTCGCTGCCGATCTTGCCTGTGCCCGTGTCATCCAGGTAGAGACACAACCTGTCGCTGTCCACCTCGAGTGTGTCTACGATGGCATCCATGGCACCGTACGCGTAACCGCAGCCGAGACCTTTGAGCGGCCCGATCCCGACGAAGACTTTGTCGAAACCTTTGATGTCATGTTCCTCTGTCAACGAGTACGGACGCACATCCACTATGTGCCCGCGATCACGCAGCGCAGAAGCCATGGCACCAGCCACTGTGAGTCCAGTTTTCTTACTGGACTCGTGTGTCTGACCAGCTGTCATGCCTGTGACAAGGACTTTAGACAACGCTTTCCTCGCAATCACCACGGTGCCAGCCACCACCGAGACCGCACTCCTCGCACGCTGTGTCCTTGTCGTTCATGGACATATACAAGTCCTCATGTGCTTGAACCGCAGCAGCCCGTTCTTTCTCAGTGCGATCGCACTCGTGATCGTGATCCGGGCATCCGTAACACGCGCAACAATAATCGTCAGATGACATCGATATCTGCTTTAGCCCGCAGGTAGGCCTCTTCGAGTTTCTGCAGAACAGAAGCCTCGGGTTCGATACGTGCTTCATATTGAGCACGTTGTGCGTACGCTGTATCCAGAAGCTGGTTGTCGTTCATTGCTTCCAGATCGGCACACGATAGTCCGTACGCGTCACCGATGATCGATAACTCAGCTGGGTCACCGATCGTGATGGCACCTGCACGGCTGATGAAATCGTACCGTGTTCTCCACCATCCCGTGTTGTACATCGGTGTGCGTGTGCACACACCAGCCCAGCTTGTACGGTACAGTTCGTTGATCTGTTTCTCGGTGGGGCGTGTCACCGTGGTGCGCTCAGAATCCTTGCCGTGCGTGGCCTTGCTGCCGAAGTCGTTGACCTCCCAGCCCATGCCCAGCTCTGAGATGTACTTGCTGTAGTCACCCAGTGCAGCCACGGTGTACTTGCGTTCCTTGATGCTCCAGTCTGGCTCTGGAATGTCCCACGTGGCGGTCGTCACAGACGTCGGATCGAGTGTGCAGATACGTCGTGCAGGTATGTGCGAACTGATCTTCGTTCCGTCACGTGACGGATCGGTGTGCCACGTCTGCATCGGCACCAGTGTCTCGGGCCACGGCCGGTCACGAAAGTTGACCAGGATATCCCGCAAGTAATCGATGTGGTGGGCACCCCAGGTGAAGTCAGTTCGGTTGAACAGGAACTGCTTCGTAATGTTGTGCGGGTACTTGATCACCGTAGCGATACTCGTCTTGAGCAGGTGTGTCTGCCAGTCGGTCACGTAGAACAACAGCGCGCAGTTATGCTGACGTGCCTTGGCCACAGCGTCCAGCGCCCCGATGAAGTACCGCGAACCGACAGCGTTGAACGGACCCAATCCGACGAACATGAGATCGGCAGCATCCAGATCGTCGTCGTTCGTGGCGACCATCATCGGCTGGTGTGAAACTTCCCAGCCCATCTTTCTGCCAGCACGGACGAGACCTAGAGGTAGTGACTCGTACCCGACGCGCGAGTTACCGCGCGCCGCGTCAGCTGAAAACCCGGTGACAATCGCTTTCACTTTAGTCCTTGTTGTCGGCTGGCTTCGCGACCTTCTGAACGATGGTGACGAACTGATCGACCGCCTGGAGTGCTTCTCTGGCGTCGAACCTCGGGATGAACGGATCGCTCCACGGGTTACGAGTGTTGTCGAACGGACCCTTGAACGGACCTGGGTTCTTGCGTTCGAGTTCGGCGATGCGGCTCAGCATCTTGGTCTGCGAGACCTGTAGATTGAACAGCTGCTCTTCCAGCTTGCGAATCTTCTTCTGCAACTTTTTCTTGGATGACATTGTTTCTCCTTGGTCGATGTCTAGGTTCATTGTAACCAAGAAAACCCGTGCTGTAAACAGCACGGGCCTTCCAGGTTCCTAGAAACTATCTCCACATCACCATTCTCCACAGTACAGTGGCAACTGCACCAGCGAGTGCGGACAACGACGCGACGCCGACCCAAGCGAGTACGGTAGTCATCAGTACCAGTGTCCCTGGTTGAGGTAGCCGTTCAGGGCAGCACCAGCGTGGCCCAGGTTCTTGTGGATAGGCGACGGTGAATCACAGACGATGTCGCGACCCAGGTTGCAGCGATCTGTGACAGGGATTCGACCCATCTTCATCGGACCCCACCATGTGTAGAACGGTAGATGCGGTAGTCCAGCTGCCTCAATTCCACCGTAGCCGTTGCGTGACAATGGTCGACGCGGGTTACCGTACAGGTATACATGGATGTTGTAGTTCATGCGTGGATCAGTCTGCCACCAGTCTGTGGCTCCTGTGGCTGCGCTGGCACCGAGGCTGTACGCGTAAACCTCAATGCGTGTTCCTGGGCATCGTGCGCGCAGTGCGTGCGCTTCACGGTCCAGTTTGTTGCGGGCCTCCACACGTGAGACGTTTCCTTGGAACACGTCCGCGCGATAGGTGATGTTCATACGGTTGGCGCGGTTACCGGGGACATTGGCACTGGCTGTGTCGCCGTTACCTCCGACCGCATAGCGTTGAACGGGTTGGCATGGTGCAGCGTGCGCTTGTCCAGCTGGTACGAGTGTGAGTCCTAGAACGATGACCAGTAGTGCAAGTGTTGACGCGATCAGACTTCTCATCGCGTGTCTCTTTCGTGTGATTGGATAACCAGGGTCCTGGTTATCGTCATCATACGATACTTGTCAAGGCTTTGTGCTCAAGGTCACATGAGTTTTTTCTGACAGTCTGGGCATCCGCACGATTCAACGTGCCCGCACGAACAAAACAAGCAGGGTTCGTAGACTTGTAGTCTACGACCCGACGGTCCACGTAAGTATTCGAAGTGCAGATGCTGCATGAATCCGTGTTCGCAGTCACCGCATGGCATGGCGTCGCACACGGTGCTCAATTGATCGATCACAACTTCATCCTCTGAAAGTGCCGGGTACTAACCCTCGTACCACCGCGGCCTGTCCCTCTGACGTTACGCGACGCGGCTATCAGATTCTTTTTACCACGGAGCTCTGGATGGGGTTCCAGAGTACCGGCTGTGCCAAGGGAGGGACTTGAACCCCCTGCTCTCGGGCTTCAACCGAGCGCTTTACCGTATAAGCTACCAAGGCTTGGGCCTCATTTAACGTCTGGGCCATGGACGGTTGCTGTTGAGGCGCGACCTCAACATGGCGTCTGCAACGAGACCGTGCCCCTTGGAGGATTCGAACCCCCGCGGTCCTTGGGTAGAAACCAAGCGCTCTGTCCGCTGAGCTAAAAGGGCGTATGAAATTATTCGGTGTATTGCGACTTTACGTGACCGAACTTGTCGATGTGAGCGTGGTCATGATTCTTGCGTATTGCGCAGACACGATCTTCTACAAACGTGCCCTTGCTGGTGACCAGCTTTTCTGTCCAAGTGTATCCGCATATCTCTTCCACGTACCCCGGGAGAATTTCGAAATCTCGACCCGCTGGTTAAAAGCCAGCTGCTCTTCCTCTGAGCTACCGAGGCTTGTCATGAAGTCGCGCGTTATTGCTCATTTTATAGTGATGATAGCGCGTTATTGCTACACCCGTCGGCCTTCACCGAATCACCACGACAGGCCTTCACCTGTACTTCATGAGAGCTCCCTGTCGGACTCGAACCGACAACCTTCGCTTTACAAGAGCACTGCTCTGGTCCAAATTGAGCTAAGGGAGCAAGTGCGAGGTATGCTCTCGCTTGCGAGACTTCAACTCGCTTTGCCGATTTTCACGGTCCACACTCGAGAGCTACCCCAGCTTCACCCACATGGTGCAGGTGACCAGTGTCGAACTGGCTTCCTCGAACTTGTCGTACCGCATGAGAGAATCGAACTCCCGACACTCGGTGTGTAAAACCGATGTTCTTCCACTGAACTAATGCGGCTTGCACAGACTTACATGACGAAGACTTGCATACTTATGCGGAAATACTCTTCCACAATCACAAGTTACAGGTCCAGCTTCGACAACGATTTGAGTTCGTTTCGAAGCTGCCTCACGTTGTCTCGCTGTGCGTTTGTCACCGTGCGCAACAGTCTTTACAACGTGACAGTCATGACATCGAACAACACATTTAGCGAGCTCAGCTTCGCGACGCGCTGCTGACCAGCTCCAAATACGATGGTCGATTTTAAGACTAGGATCGACATGATCAAGCTGTAGGTTTTCAGTTGTATTGCAATCTACGCAGACCTTGTCAGCGAACCATTCATCACGACGGCGTGCTCGCCATTCACGCTGATACTGGCGCTGTTTATCAGGGTCTTTGTAGGCCACGAACGGGTGAGGAGATTCGAACTCCCACGTTCAGTTTGGAAGACTGACATGCTAACCGTTAAACATCACACCCGCATATTCAATTGTACCAATTAAGCGCCTCCGCTAGGAGGTCGTACCAGCGACGGGACTCGAACCCGCGACGTACCCTCCTTGAAAGGGAGGTTGCCCCTTACCGTCAGAGCAACGCTGGCCTGGCACGGACGTGAGGAATCGAACCCCAGACATGTGGCTTTGGAGACCACCGTTCTACCACTGAACTACGTCCGCTTGGAGCCGTTCGGTAACAGCGTCGTACGTACTGAAACCTGGGTGGCGAGCCCTTGCACACATCGTCATGTGTGTGACGTACCCCGTATCGGACTTGAACCGATGACCCGCTGTTTAAGAGACAGCTGCTCTAAACCATCTGAGCTAACGAGGCTTGGTGTATTTCGTTGTTGATACCATCATGACACGGGTCGAGTAGGTTGTCAACCCCTATTCAGAATTTAATCTGGCTCGTTCCTTGACGGCACCCTGACCTGTACCGAGACGTTCATCCAGCACAGCGATCTGTTCCTCGTTCGTACGCTCGGCACGTTTCTTTTGGTAGTACTCTGCGTTGGCTTGTCGGAATCTCTTAGCTGGGTCTGGCATGTAATCTCCTTGTCTAATGTTGGACGCCGGTGCGGGAGTCGAACCCGCCTAAACTGGTTTGCAATCAGTCACCTTTGCCGCTCGGACAACCGGCGTGAGGGCAGACTATTATTCTCATCCCGCCTGCCATGGGACATGTTCAATATTACTGCAACGGAGTGAAGTTTACAACACCCTGAGGTGCTGCGTCAGCCAGGATGTTTCCGATCGCTGAGAAACGACTAGGAAGCATCGCACTAGTCACCCCTATCAATCCTGCGGATGATCTGTTCGGTAACGGAGCGTCGTACACAGCGCCACCGGAGTCACCTGGTAGAACAGGTGTTGTTCCTTCGAACGGGCTACCTGTTCGCGTGACGAAACCGCATGTCTCTCGTGAGATCTGACCGAACTTGCAGAAATGCCACAGGAATCGTGGAGCCTGACCGATTCGGTTGATCGCAACACCATTGGGTGTCTTGTTGCTGACAGCTACCCCGTCAACGATCTCGAAGAACGCGCCGTCACGACTGATGTTCTGCGGAGACTTGGTGTAGATGTCAGGAAATCCCGTTGGCTTCGTGACGAAGTGACCCACGGTGACACCTGATACCTGTACCACGCCGTTGTCTGGGTTGTCAGCCTGGATACAATGACCCGCGGTGAGACCAAGTAGTCGTCCGCTGGCGTCGTGTCCAATTGCAGCGATGCTGCAGATTGTTCCTCCGCCGGTCAACCCACCGTCAATTTCGATACCCATTCCAGGTCGAAGTGTCGGTGGAGCAGCTGATGCCGAGGCTGGCATCAGGAAAAACAGCATACTGAATACGATTGATAGAACTACTAGGATGCGTTTCACATTAAACTCCAAGTGCGATAGTGAATTGCATCACCAATCGTACACGCGCGGAGAAAGCAGGGGTCGAACCTGATGCCCTTTCGGGCACAGCCGGTTTAGCAAACCGGTGCTACAACCGTGTAGCTTCATTCTCCAAGTGCTCCTGGTGGGAGTCGAACCCACAAGCCCGAAGGCTACCGATTTTAAGTCGGCTGCGTATGCCATTCCGCCACAGAAGCCTTGCATCTACGTGTCGACGGCGTTCCCGATGATGTATAGGGACGCGAGGATACCGATCACCGCGAAACACACACCGAACCAGCCCCAACCGGTGTTACTTCCTCCGTCGAGTATTGTCGAAATGTTCCACAGTAATGTTCCTGTGTTCGCCAGCAAACAAATGACTCCGAACAACAACCACATGTCAATCTCCTCTTATCTTGTCGTCATGCTTGTCACATATCCAGTGCCAGAACGAATGATTATTCGTGTCATGCACGTCCCCATTTTCATCCATGCGTGTCTGATAACTCAGATCAAACACCTCATGTGCGATGGTGTCGATCACGCACCATGGTGACCACCATCCGCAACAGAAAAAGAAGGGAGGTGTTAACTTTGAGAGCATATTCATTCAGTATCCATGTAAAGATAATGATCGCGAAGTCGACGTTCGACCTTACGAATTCTGTCGTTGGAATCGAACCATTCGACCATCGTGCCGAACGTGCATACGGCAGCAATGATCGTGAGAATCACCAGACCGAGACACATGCCAAACACGGTGTCACCTTTGTCCACCGATGCAGAATCACCGTAGCCCTCGAATCCCCACGAGATTACCGTGTACCAGAGAAAAATCACTGTGATGGAGAAAGCAGTACTGAGTCCACTCAAACTCTTCCACAGTCGTCGGTAACGTCTCAGGTCATCCAGCTCATCCTGGATTCCCTGTTCCACGCGTGCGTTGGCGAGTGTCTTGCGTGTGTCCATGTCAAGTGCTTTCATAGGTTTCGGGGTACGCTTAAACTTCTTCTGGAGGTGTCGGAACATCTCCTCGTCGAGGTCTTCTATACCCATGACTCTTCCTGTATGGTGCTTCAGGTCGGTAACCCTTACGGTACACTCTGGAGTGATCCACAGTCAATGGTACTCGGTGGTATTCTTTCCACGCACCGTAGGCGTTCGCGTCGATCTCTTCTTTGCGACCCCAGAATGTCCAGTCACCGTGCTTGCCGCAGTACTTACAAGCCCACTTGCGTTGCATGAAAAACGATGGTCGTTCCTCGAAGATTCGTTCGCCGTTCTCTTCACGAACACGGTGCGCTCTGCGGCTGACTCGCTCTTCGTGGACGAGAACCATCTCGTGGTTGCCACCCTTGTTTCGTTTGCACTTCTTGGAATCCCACCGGCGCTTGTGTTTGGCTTCCTCAGGGTCCATCTTAGCGTGTCGGAAGACCTTAGGATTTTTGTGATCCGGAAGCGTTGACGGTTCGTCCCAGCTCATGTGTACTCCTTCGTCGAGTAGTCCCGGTGGGATTCGAACCCACAACATCTTCCTTTTGAGAGAAGCGCCTCTGCCGATTGGGCCACGGAACCTTATAGAGACGAAAACTATTTGTATCAAACACGCGGTCGCCTCAATCGCGCTCTTCCTGCAGGAAATGTAGTGACGATGGTCGAGGATTTGAACCTCGGTTGAGATGAGCTGGCCAGCTGCATCTCAGTTCCCACGAACATCCACGGAGTCGAACCGCCACACGCGCCAGTGTCATCGTCACCGCGGAAGACGGAGGACTCGAACCCCGTGGCTTTCACACCACGCCCGCGTTCGAAACGGGCTGCGCTACCTTACGCACGTCTTCCTTCAGCGACCAGCTTTGTCTACGTGCCGAACCCATTAGGTACTGGTGCATGACGAACGCGCGGAGAATAGAGGAGTCGAACCCCCGGAATGTCTACCGTATGGCTGCGTTCAAAACAGCCTGCCCACCGTGGGCATATTCTCCAGGAAAATGATCAGGCGCATACCGTAGCGCTATCCCGATCATCGTGATGCTGCTCCACAAGGATTCGAACCTCGATAGCTGTATCCAAAGTACAGCGGCTTGCCATTAGCCGATGGAGCATGGGGTGAACGACGGGACTCGAACCCGCTAAACTCGGGATCACAACCCGAGGCTTCGACCACTTTAGCTTCGTCCACAGTACCGCATACGGGGCTCGAACCCGTCGTCTCAAGATTGAGAATCTTGCGTGTTAACCAACTACACTAATGCGGCTTGCTTTTCTTACGTCTCCACGTAGGAGTTTGTGCGTGACAGTTCGGACAGAGAATGCGTAGGTTCTCTAATCGATTGTCAGTGTTATCGCCATTGATGTGGTCGAGCTCTAATGGTGCTGGCTCACCGTTCCACTCAACGATACCACAACGCTCACACTTTGCTTCTTTGACACCATCTTCGATCAGTCTAGCTCTAAGGTTTTTTACAAACTTACCTTTAACGAGTGACTTCTCGATTGAACTTCGTGTCTTGTTTCCTTTGTTCCATGATTGTCCAAGAAAATGAGTGTAGTTTATACGTTCACGATCAGCCACGATGCGAGCGTAACGCGCACGTGATTCGTGTCCTAACAATCTACCTACTTCGTTCCACGATTTCGACTGCGCAATGGCGTTGCGCAACTCGTCAAGCGTGTACGTTCTTGGCATCATAGAGTGCTCCCGGAGAGATTCGAACTCGTCACTGTCACGGGCCTAAACCGTGTGCCTCTGCCAGTTGGGCTACGGAAGCTTGTTGGGAGTCCTCCCGAGGTCATATCCGGACCTCGGGAGGCGCTAAGTGTTGTGATACACGTTCCCAATAACGTGCGCTCATTCAAGAGCAGCATTTCCACATGACAGTCATTCACAACGACAACACATTTAAGATCCACAGTCAGTTTAAACGCGTGACTCGTTTTGCCATTAAACTATCCGGCCACGTGGAGGCCGGAGCAAGACTCGAACTTGCATGGGTCACGTAAGGTGCTGTGATCAGTCGATTTGCCATTTACTGTCGGTTGCTTGAGATTAGAGCGATAACTTCAATTTCATGTCTTGGCCGTTGCCTCTACCGTTGGGCTACCCCCGCATGTGGTGCAGGGGGCTGGATTCGAACCAGCACTGTACAGCGTTGACTCACATTGAGTTTCAATCTGAATCTCTGTGTGGCTATGGCCACACCATCCGGTGCTCAACCGGAAACTTGTGGGCAGACTATTTATGGTGCGCGGTCTGCCAGCGCGACCCGATCAGTCGGCGAAGACGAAGTCGACGATCTTCTCACCGACGTGCTTGTCCTCGATCTGATGCATGTTCGCTTCCTCGCGGGCGAACTTCACCGCTTCGCGGAGCTGCTCCACACGGTCGGCGTACTTCTTGACCGTGTCGGCCGGCAATGCACCGGAGAACTGAATGGTCGACCAGTAGCCGACGACGACGTCCTCGTGGAACAGCTGGACCTGTGCGGGATGCTTGTCCGTGGCCTCGGCGAGTACGTGGTTGCGTGGGACCTTCTTCGTACGAGTGGTCTCGGTGACGTCGGTCGCGTACACGCCCGTGTTGTCGTCGTAGGTCCACTTCATGGCCGGGTCGAGCTTGGGGAGCTTCGACACGAAGGTCGCGAGGTCTTCGAGCTGCTTCTCCAGGAAGAGCAGGTAGGTCACGGGAACACCGCTGGCGATGACCTCGGTACCGACCTTCACGTCGGCCTTGGCCTCGGTGTTGCCGACTTCCTTGGTGAGCACGACGTCGAACAGTCGCACGAGTGCGTCGTTCATCTCGCCGATGACCGTGTGTGCGTCCTTCTGGACGAGCGTGCGCTCCGATGGGAGCTTGTCACCGTCATCGTCCTTGGGCTTGTAGGTCCGGCTGATGCCCGACCACAGCGGCGACTTCTGGATGACGTGGTAGACGTCGGTCTTTCGGCGCTCGGTCTTGCTCTTGAGCCCCTTCTCGATCGCAACCAGCTGGTTGAGCAATGTCATGATTCTCCTTGTCTGAGTTTCAATGTGTTTCGTTGTGGTACATGTCAATGATGACACACAGTGAATGTGATGTCAACACGCGCTCCGAACGGGATTTGAACCCGCGATCCCTCGCTCGACAGGCGAGTGCTTTTGGCCAGCTAAGCTACCGGAGCATTGATGCGCAGGTCTTTGTAAGACCTGCAGCGTGGACCAGAGGGGAGTTGAACCCCCACCTAACTGCTTGCAAGGCAGCCGCTCTACCGTTAAGCTACCGGCCCAGATACCTGACGAGTCTCTGTGTGTGCCGCACTATCGTCAGGGTTAGTCACTACCACGAAAGGGGTGATGGTAGTAACAACGTGTGCCGAACCGGAATCGAACCGATCCTGCGTGTAACGCAACGGGGTTACAGCCCGTCTGAACCACCAGGTTCTTCCGACACAAGGCGGGATACCGTTTCAGTAGGTCGTATCCCAGGTCACTACACAGTGACACACACACGAGGCTATTCCTCACCCGAGGGCTCGAAGCGTTCTGTTTCACACGCGGTCGGGGTCTTCAGTCACCTCGTACGACGCTGTTGCGTCTTGCCTGTGTGCAACTTGTTGTGAGTGTACAGGTACTCTCGCTTGGTTACACGTGGTGGACATACACTGTCCGTTGGTGGCAGGGCTAGGCTGCGCTTGGTAGCAGCTTCACACTTACCCCTGTCGAGTGCATGTCGAGGACAATGGTCCCTTGGTCCAAGCACTAGCGATGCGTCTCCATTCGGAGCGCTGTTCGGTCCGCTCATAGCTTCACCTCCTTACGAATCGTAAGGAGCCTTAGCCTGTGTCGATGTACTCCATGTGTCTGACCTTTCTTCCATTTGATGGACCCGCACTGCGTCTTGCTTTCATCCGGATTCAAACCGGCCATGCGGATCCCTGTCGGGATGGAGGGATTTGAACCCCCGATATCCTGTACCCAAAACAGGTGCCTTAGTCCAAACTAGACGACATCCCGTGGTGTGCTGCCCGTCTACCGATTAAGGCTAGGACAGCAACGTGCAGATGGAAGTAATTGAAACTTCGACCTCGACTGTATCAGAGTCGCGCTCTAACCAACTGAGCTACATCTGCCTGCGTATGTTGCAATTACCGCACGACAAAACCAAATTGTCAACTGCGTTGTCGCAACCGTTACCATTTAAATGATCCACAACTATCTTTCCGTGCAGCGATAAAGGCTCGCCGAATAACCATGCGATGACGTCCCCGCACCAATAGCACTCGTGTGGTCCTTCTCCGTAATGATCGTACGCTACTTTAGTATGTTCACGTATCCAATAACCCGTAGGGTGAGCACCAGGATGCGTTCTAACTTCATAACCTACAACCATTTTGTATCCTCCAGCGTCATTCACATGTGTCGGATACGCGCATTCGTGACTACAAAACCGAGACTTGCCACGATTCGCTGCAATCAACGTACCACATCGGTCGCAACAACGTTGGCGCGCAATTCGCTTAGCTTCTGTCCAAATTTCACGACAATCGGACGAACAAATTGCTCGGTTGCCTTGTCGAGTAAAAGTCTTGTCACAGACTACACACTGGCGTTTCTTTCCTTCGCCACGTTTAGTTCCCAATGCTTTTACCTTTCAAGTGGTGGCGGAGGTGGGATTCGAACCCACGGCCTCCAGGTTATGAGCCTGGCGAGCTACCGACTGCTCTACCCCGCAGTGCTAATGGGTGGGATCGAACCACCGACGACGCCCTTATGAGAGGCGCGCTCTACCACTGAGCTACACTAGCTTATGTGTTGCGTGCTGGATCAAGGAATTGAACCTTGTCAGGAACCTTATAAGAGTTCTTCCGTCATACCGTCCGGACCATCCAGCAAAGCTACTCCACAAGGATTCGAACCTCGATTAACTGAGTCAGAGTCAGTCGTCTTGCCGTTAGACGATGGAGTATTAAAGGAAACTGTTGAGCGAACACCAACAAGAGAAAGGAGACACCACATCAACCCTGCTCAACAGTTTCCTCGCACCCACGGAGAGATTCGAACTCCCGACAACACAGGTTCGTAGCCTGTTGCTCTATCCACTGAGCTACGCGGGTATGGTGGAGCCGAGGGGAATTGAACCCCTGTCCAAATGCTTGATCTTCATGCTTTCTACGTGCGTATCTGGTTTTAATACAACCCACCGGGTACGTGCAGGCGTGTACCTCACGGGCACATCTTAAGACCTACATACACCAGCAAACCGGTCGGGAGGTTGTGCATTGAGTTTCACACCCCGGTCAATGCACTAACACCAAGGTAAATCCAATCTAATGCTAGCCTTAGTTAATCCAGGATACATCGAGCGCTAGCTACCTTATATCCAGGTCCTTATCAGACTAGTGCAGCCTCGTTGGCGTAAGCCTCGATCTCTGCGATGTCTGAATCGGAAACTACAACATCAGCTTCTGCGTTTGTTGTTTAGTTGCATACGCTTTAGACCAATTGTCTGCTAGGAGTCGAACCTAACTTTTCCTGCATAAGGAACTGCTAACCATAGCTGCAGACTTGGTCACCGTGGTATCATCAACCATCACACGGGCACGCTTACAAGAGTCACTTACAGATGTCGAAACCTGTCGGCCCCTTGAGGATGAAGTTGTCAATCACGAGCGCGAGGTCCTCTAACTTCAGAGGTCCGCTACACTAAACATCAGTGTTCGTGGCTGGCTATGCAGGATTCGAACCTGCACCTTACTCCTTAACAGGGAGCCGCTCTGCCGTTGAGCTAATAGCCATTGCGTTTTTGTTTGTTCAACGTGATGAGTTAAACATAACGCGGTTGGTTCTGGATGTCAACCCCTTCTTGAAAAGTTTTTTCTCGGTACCTGTTGTTGCAGGTCAGCTGGTGTGCTGGTGCCAGTCGCCAACCTCTGTGGAATCGAACGTGCGATCGTCCACGCGAATCCAATCGGTGCGACACTCGCCGTCATCGTTGCGCACGATGCAGTCACGAAGCTTGAGATTGTTCTCGAGCATCGTCTTGCCGTACATCTTCCACTTGTCTTTTTCGATGACCTCACCCGAGTACAGGGTGTCACCACAGCCGCTCAACAAAAGCACGATTGCGGCTGCTGCTCCGATGACTGCGGCTTTCACTTTCACCAGCGTGATCCTTGTGTCGCCAGACTGTTGAGTCGTTCGGCGAGCTCACGTTCGCCGCAGCGAGCCAGAATGGCAGCAGCTTCGAGTATCTTGGACAATTCGTTGTCGTTGAGGTACTTCATCAGACAATTCCCTTCTTCGTCAGCTTGTAGGTTCCCCACGACCCGCCGGCGATACCCACCACGAGCATGAACAGTTCGAGCATTACTTTCCTCCCTCCTTGTGTGCTTCGATTGAGGCGATGAGGTCTTTGTACATGGGCGATTCCATGAACTCGTCCACCTGACGGTCACGCTCTTCACAGGCCGCCTTGAACGCTTCGACGTCCACGTTCATCTCTCCGGTGTCGTCGTTGAACGTGCCAAACTTGACAACAGTTCCGTCGGGAAGTGTTGTGCCCATTTCGACTTCGTCACTCATGATGGACGCACCTTCACTGGCTTCACGGTCTGATGTCCGGACGCGTCGATCACTGGCGTGATGAGTGTCCCGAGTGGATTCTCGAGAGACACTTGGTAGTTGTCGTCGAAAGGTCGCACACACACCACGGTGTGAATGTTTCCGTAGCCGAACGGCGCGTCCACGATGACTTGATCACCAATTTTGGGTACGTAGGTCATCGGTACACCGCTGCCTTGGTTCCGATGAACTCGTGACCGGCGCTGCCGTAGATGACGATGCCCATCTGTCGATACAGGTCGGGTGTTTCCTTGGCGAACCACGGGATGTTCCCGACGGTCATTCCGTTGTCCCCGTCGTCACCGATTCCTTCGTCGCAGTAGGCGATCCAGGTGTTGGGCTTGATCTGTCGTTGCGCGACGCAGATTTCGTTTTCGAGTTCGTCGATCAGCTCGCCCGCATTGTAGATCACGTCGTTGGGGTTGTCGTAGTCAGGTTTCGGGAACTCGCGTTCCAAATACTGACGACCCGCTTCGAAGTCGATGACGTACTTGCCCGTGTCCAGGCTCTTGACCTGGGCTTCGATCAGATAGGTGATCATTGAATCTTCCTCATCCTGTCGAGCGGGACGTCTCTGAGGTCGACGGGATAGTCGTCACCGTTCAGCAGCTCGTCGTACATGTCGTCATCCATCCAGTACACGTCTGCGTCGGGAAAGACGGTCATCAGTGTCTCGATGTTCAGGTAATCGGGCTTGGCACTTTCCTTCAACGCGCCGTCCACGTACCAGGCATTGAAGTAGTCGTGCCCGATGAATACTTGGTCACTCATGTGATGTCCTTGTCAAAAAGTCGAGTTTCTTCTGTGGGATGCCATACCGGCCGGTTTTTTCCCGGCGACGATTTGGACGCTATACAAGGCTTTCGGTTTCTCTGTCGCCCTGTCATCAATCACTATACGCGCTATTGCGCGATTGTCAACCCTCTCAGTTCGACTCCTCGTAATTGTCGATGGCGTCACGCATGTTGGTTCCCTCGGACACGACCCAGTCGTCCTTCACGCCGTCGTCGTCGGAATCGACGTGAATGTGGATTCGCTGATTCTCGGGCTTCCGCGGTCCGGGCTCGTGACCGGGGTTCGCACCGCTGGTCGACACGATGGGAGGTGGGCACGGCGCGAACTGGCCATTTCCGACGTCCATGCGACACGGATCGGCCGAGGCGACTGTGGCCCCGACGAAGGTGAAGGCGAAAACGGCGCCTGCGGCGAATACTGCGTTGGTGAGCTTTTTCATGTTGTTTCTTTCTGTCGAGTGTTTCACGGTGTTGTGCGGTTGCGGTTTGCGTGTTGCACAGTCATTAATATACACGTTGCTACAGCGTTGTCAACCCCTTGACTTGTCTCGGTGGGATCAAGCGATGACGCCCACCCGGGATGCCGTACACGAACTTCTTTCTGTGCGTCACCATCTCAGGCAGTATTCGACCGCTATGGCGCATGATGCACACGTAGAAGCCGTCGACGAATTCCACTTGAGTGCGAATGTCACGCTCAGTCGACTTTCGGTGTTTTCCCTTGTAGCAGCGTTTTTTCACCGTCTCAGCCTTTCCAGCAGTCGTGTGCTCATGGTGTTTTTGCGCGGATCGTTGATGGACGCGTCTGTGAAGTCCTCAGCGCGCAACTGACGGCCTAGACGCTTTTCCAGATGTTCGATGCACAGCATTCCATCGGTCGAGTGCATGGCGTACAGCCAGAGCTCGGTTTTCACGAAGTAGAACTCGTGCATCTTACCCGTGTCTACACCGCAATCTGCGCAGAGGAAGCGCTTGCGTCGACGGGTCGATTTGCTTGACATGCAGATGATCATAACGCAACGTGCGCGACTGTCAACCAACAAAAACACCGCTACCCGAAGGTAGCGGTGCTTTGATCCGTTCTGACGGCGATTAGATCAGAACGGAGGTGGGGGAGGAGTGTCCGACGAGTCAGACGATGCTGCTGCAGTCGCCTGTACGACAGGTTCATCCTTGATCGCAGGTGTCTCAGCCTGTGTCACACGCTCTGGCTCCGGTGTCGATGACACAGCCGCGCTCTTCACTTCGGCGTTACCCGAAGCAGTGGGACCAGGCGCTGGCTGCGCTCCTGGTGTGACACCACCCGAGGCACGCGGTGTGCTTGCAGACGATGCAGTCACCGGAGTAGGTGGAACCGGGCTAGCTACGCTTCCACGAGATGTGCGAGCGAAAGCCGCGATCTCGTTTCGGTCGTTTCCCTGATACTGCTTGACCTTGATCGAACCGCGGAATTCCTTGCCTTCCATCGCCTGTGCCACGTTGTGGTCAGACGGGTTGGTTGCGAAGAACGAGCGATCGATCCCGATAGCTGCCATCTGACGGAAGAAAATGTTCAGCGCCTGAGGGTTTTCAGGCGATACGACCATGTTCGACCATACGCGACGACCCTTGTGAGGTCCTTCGACAACCTCGCACGTAATGGCGAACATTGTCTTGCCGCTGGATGCTTGCTTCGGCTCTGACTTGATGATTTTCAAGTCGTAATCTGCTTGCGGAAGCGCCTTGAAGTCTGTATCTCCAGCGTCTTCGACAAGATCTGCCCATGATTTCATCGGCATAATTTATTACCTCTCATATTTTTGTTATTTTCCTAATGGAACCTCAGCGGAGTTAGTAGCTGAGGAAGCTATATTTCGATATTACACTCTTGGGCCGTAAATGGCTTCAAGAATACCTTCTACGGTCGGGTTATCGATATACCCTGGTAGGCGTCCACCGACGCGTTCACCTGTTTCGTAGATCGAGTTCTTGCCGATCAGCATACGGTGAACCTCGTGAACACCCGAATCGTCGGTCCACGAATCGACATGCATAGCACCCATGATGTCGAACAGGTACGGCAACATCGTCGCGGACTGACCTTGTGCGAATGGCTTGAGAACGCCGTTTACGTCCTTCGACATCGCAACCAGGATAACCGATTCCAGTGGTCTGGTCGGGTGCATGGTCAGGTCGCGAAAGTCACGCATGAGACCCATGAACTGACGCAAAACGTCGCCCCAGTCCTGTGTTCGCATCTGTTCGCGGTTCGAAATGTGATCCACAAGCCGCTGCTGCAACTCTGAGATCGAATCGATCACAACCGATACGAACGGGTGTGAACCTGCCTGCAACCACGCGTACGCCTTCTTGACGTCCTCGTACGTGCGAATAGGTACAACAGCAGTATCCCATGTACCGTCATCAGCAGGCGGCGCTTCAGAAGGGTTCCAAATCTTCTTCTTGATGTCGAGGAACTTTGTACCGCCCTCAATATCAAGGTAGAGCAACGGTTTCGGCGAGGTAGCAGCAAATGTGCTTTTACCGGCTTTCGCACCACCGTGGAGCAAAATGGAAATGGATCTATCCATGTCTATTTGTCCTCTTTTCGTTATGGATTAATCGTATCACGCTTTAACAGCTTTAGCGCCACATAATTGGCAATGCGTTCCTGTTGCGGAAACTGGTGATCCCACATTTGCCAGACATCCACTAAGTCGTACAGATCGCCTTGATCTGTCCACAAAGTGACGCCTAGGCAGCTTCCGATGTCGAGCAAGTATCGGTGTAGCGGACATGTGCTGTCGCCATACTGGGCGTACACATACTCTTCAGTTCGATTGACGCGAATGTCACCAGATGGTCCAAGATACGTGTATCCAGCCCCGTACCACGTTCCGTGTAGCCGACGAAACTTAATCGGCCGCTGGCTTGACAAGTTTCCACTTCATCGGAAAAAGATCTTCCATTCGTGACCAACTGTTGTCGTCCACGGTGACCCATATCTTGCCGCACTGATCACACCGCCAGGGTCGATGACGATACCGCCAAAGAAAGTGTGTTGGCCGGTACGGGCAAGGGTTGTGTTCGCAGCACACTATTACCATGTGACTGGTTCCTCAACGTGTTCAAGTAGTTCGGCAGCCTTGTCCTCGTAACGCTCGTGAGGATCACTCTGCACGTAAAGATCGGCGATCATGTCTTCGACGCGTGAACCGTCGTCCATCATCTGGTTGACGTCCGTGAAGATGGACCAGCGATTGCTAGCGTTGCCGTTTGGGTAGGCGACCACACGATGATCGACTCCGCGATCGAGCGCGTCTACGACCCGCATATAGTCCGCTAGCGTTCCCCACAACTGATTGTAGAAGTTGCGCAAACGAATCTCGTTGTGGTGAACATCGACGTGCGTGTAGAACGGCGGTTTTGCGTTCGTAGTACGCTTTGTCTTGCGCAGCAACACGAATCGCGCACCCTGCAACGCGAAGTCAGGGTCGCTCTGGCCGTTGAGACGTTCCAAAGTCATGTACGTCAGCAGCTGTTCGCTGCGCGGTGCCATGCGTGTCATGAACGGAATGGATGATGTTGTCTTCCAGTCCACGACAAGGTTTTGACCCGTAAAAGTATCTCGAGCGCGAAGATCAATCTTGCCACGAAGTTCAATCGGCGTGCCGTTAATTTCGAATGTGTGAGACAGTTTCTCTTCAGCACCGAGTACTTTTAGGTTAGAGTCTGCGGCGGTCTCTTCGAGCCATTCCACATACCCTGTCAGCATGATGCGTCCCAACTCAGCCTCATCACGCCAAGCCTTCTCATCGAACACAACACCAGAGGCACGAATATCTTCGAGCTCTTGTTCTGCGATGGACAGATACGCCTCTACCAAGTCCTGAGATGCGCCGTAATAAGCCTCTAGAGCAGAGTGGACACGAGTACCCAGACGTAGTGGTCCGTACACGGGCTGGTTCTTGGGACGCAAGCCAAGAAAACTCCCGAGATACCACTCGCGACGGTCAGCTTTGAACAAGCTGAGATCAGACTGAGACACTCTGATATGTCCGTCTTTGGTACGCGGTATACGCGATTCTAGACTACCGAAATGCAGAGCTTTTTCTGTCATAGTTCCTCACAAAACTTACAGCCTGGCTTCACAATACCACGACCCACATGCCATTTCTTGTGGGTTGTCTGCGCCAGCGCAGCTCGAGTATTCGGATGTGCAGGCTTGCCGCGTTTGTGGTCACCTGTCGATTTGGCGACACGTTTACGGTACTGTCTGCCTTCTTCAGTCTCATGAAATCGCTTGAGTCCTTCGATGTGCGCTCGTTTCACATCTTCACGATTTCGTCTCTCGCTGTACACGTGTGCGTTCGCTGGGTTATGTTCCATGTTCAACAGCGGTCCGTGTTTGAGAGCCTCAGCAATGTACGCTTTTTCAGCTGAGTAAAGAAGTTCGTCGTGTACCTCGACGAAAATCTTCATTTCAGGCATTCCATGTTTCTGGATATGCTGGCACAGCAAAGAACTACGCGTCTTTGCAGCGTGTTTGTGACGAGCGTAGCGGGCACCAGGATCAGCGCATGATCCAACATAGATCAAACTATCCTGATGGTACAAACCGTAAACTACGCCCACCACGATGAATCAGTCCTCTTCGCTGTTTGGTCCCTGACGGATGAACTCAACGTCGTGTAGGTCGACGCTCAGTGTCTCTCGCCCATCGAACACCTGCAGGTTGTCGTTCTCGTCCAGGCGCACGAATGCACCGAAGATCGAACGCCCGCCGTATGTTACGACTTCCAGCTGTCGTCTACGAACGACACCCTGTGGCAATCCACGCATGATTTCTCCTTGTTTCTTCTTTTCATTCACCCGCAATGAACTTCTTAAGGAGTTCACGATCCTTTAGAATTGCTTCAATGCGGCCGTCTTTTTCTTCGAGGGCGAGTAGCTGGGCTTCCTCGATTGTCCCTTCGGACACGTAGTCGATAATCGTCACCTTGTCCGATTCCTGACCGATACGGTGCGATCGGGAAAGCGACTGTTTCATCGCTGTGGACGAATAACTACGTTGTAAGAACACATTAACATCGGCAGCGGTCAATGTCAGGCCGACACCACCTGCCTGGATGGTCACCAGAATGTACTTGAACTTCTTGTTCTGGAAGTCGTCAATGTTCTGCTGGCGTTCATCTGTGCTTTGTCCGCCGACGATCAAACCGTGGTCGATCTTCTTCTTGGTCATCTCGGTGGACAACAGATCGATTAGCTGTTTCGACTGTGCAAAAACGACCACACTAGATTCACCAAAGTCTCCGTTTTGGACGTCTTCCAGAAATGCCGTGATCTTGTTCGATGGCATGCACAATGCGAATCGTGGGTCCATCGCTTCTTCGTCGAAGTCGTCGCCGATGGCTTCGACCTCTTCCCACGACAGCTCGTCAACCTTTTTAGGGTCGTACGGGATTTTCTTGCCATCCGGGTCAATGAACTCAGCATATGAACTAGCAAACTGCAGTAGTCGTGTCGCCTTTGACAGTGGTGACGCAGCGGCAATCGTACCGGTGCTACTATCATCCAGCTCGGCTAGAGCTTCTTTCACCATCTGCTTGTACGCTTTGCGTTGCGGAGGTGACAGTGGGATGAATCGTTGCTCACGAATGATTGGTGGCAAGAACGGTAGAACGATCTTTTTGAGCATACGACGTGCCAAAGGCTTCGTGACAGCTTGGAATTCCTCCTCGCGATCCGATCGTACACCATTGATCTGCATTATGCCCCACGAGTTATATCCCATGTCCGCGTAGCGATCGATAAACCGTACTTTGGACGGGAACTCGTTCGGGCGAAGATAGCGAAGAATGAACCAGTAGTCGTCCATGTTATCTTGAATTGGTGTTCCCGTGAGCGCATATCGATAACTCGCATTCTTCGAAACTTCCCAAATGGCGCGTGTTTGTTTCGAAGGTGCAAGGATACGATGGGCTTCGTCAACGACGACGGTGTTCCAATCGATCTGATTGAACTCCCTCTCATGAATTTCACACTTTTCATGTGTCACTCTTTCGTCAAGTCCACCGCAGGGTACGCATCTCTGCAACGCCTGGTTGCCGTAGGACGCCAAACGCGAATGCTTGTGCATCTGTTCGTAGTTCGCGATATAGACGTGTGCTTTTGATTCCAGAGCCTTACGGCGCTGGACTGGTGATCCTTCGAGAACCTTGATGATCAGTCCGGGCCACCATTTCGCCCACTCACGCGCCCATGTCGTCTTGACCGAGTTGGGTGCGACGATCAGGGCCGGGAAGATGTCCGTACGTCCACCTCGGTGAAGTGTGCGCAGTGCTGTAATCGCCTGGGCGGATTTACCTGTACCCGTTTCGTCGAAGATGCCACAGCTACCTGAGATAGCCATGTACGCCGCGCCTGTCGGCTGGTGATCGAACAGTTTCAGTTCATCCTTGATCGTTTGCGCGATCGGCACGTACGGGTGAACGTCGTCAAGATCATCGAGTGTGAGACTCTCACGAATCTTGGAAGCAGGTTGCAGCACGGTGTTGAAATACTCGTGCGACCATCGTGTCAGCTTGTCGTCGAGTTCAAGTCTGTCACCAAACTCGGCGCGCATCTGCAGACACGACGACCATGCGCGAGGAAGAATCCAGACCTTGTCTTTGGCTGACCATTTACGAGCAAGAATACGCTGTACAGCATCCTTGTCCGTGAACTCAGTTTTGAGCAAAATCTTATCTGGGTAAGCGTCATCTAAATACGCAAGAGGCATTAGTCACCTTTTCTTAACGTCAGATGTTCTATTTTAACGTGATTTTTCGATTTGTGTACTTATGAGCGAAAAGAAGTGCGTGGCGTGCAGCCATTAGTTCGTGATCAGTCTTTTTGTCACCGTACTTTTTGAGGTTGAGTTCTTTCAAGACGTCGTTGCTGACCAGTGTTTTCGCTTCTGACGGCTTCTGGCTGTAGAACTCGTACATATCAGGGTCGTTCTGTTTCCAGACCCACGCTTTGAGCGCGCCAGTTGCGATGAGAGCGTCCTTCTGCTGGCCGGTCATAGATGTACGCGTGAACACGAATTGCTCGCACGTGACCACTTTGACGTCCGCTCTACCGACACGACCGAGTAGGTCGACAGCGTGATGCAGACTCTGGATATAGTTTTCCTCGCCTGTAACAGTTGTCGAACTGTGCGCGTACAACCGGTAACCATTACCCAATAACGGATGTGCTGCACCGAAGGTACCACGTTTCAGCAGGAAATGGGCGATACCCACGTGTTTGCCGGGGTCAATACCCAGAATGGCTACCGTTTCCGGCCATACCACCATTGTTTCCATCAGAAATCCCAATCCTCATCTGCTGTCGCCTCAGCCTTGCCGATGACGTACGAGCTACCAGACCCGGAGAAAAAGTCGTGGTTCTCGTCCGAACCTGGCGACAGCGCTGACAAAATAGCCGGGTCGACGTCTGTTTCCTCTTTCGGGAACATCGCCTCGTAACCCAGGTTCATCAGCGCCTTGTTGGCGTTGTAGTGGAGAAATTTCTTGACGTCCTCTGTTTGACCGACAGGGTCGTACAGTTCCTCGGTGTAGTCGCTTTCGTTGTCGTACAGTTCGTACAGCAACTCGAACGTGTAGTCTTTGAGCTCCTCCTGCCGCGCAGGAGTTTCTAATTCCAAGCCACGCTGGTATTTGTAGCCGATGTAGTACCCATGCACAGCTTCGTCACGAATGATCAACCGAATAATGTCGGCAGTGTTTGTCAGTTTACCACGCGACGACCAGTACATCGGCAAATAAAAACCCGAGTAAAATAGGAACGACTCGAGCAACGTGCTGGCGACTTTACGCTTGAGAGGATCATCACCGCGATAATAATCCAGGACAATGTTCGCCTTCTTTTGGAGGAATTCGTTTTCCTCCGACCATCTAAAGGCTTCGTCGATTTCCTTGGTAGAGCACAACGTTGAGAAGATCGAGCTGTAGCTCTTGGCGTGCACCGACTCCATGAACGCGATATTGGTGTACACAGCTTCTTCGTGCTGCGTCAGCGCGTCAGGCAATAGTGAAATGGCACCCACGGTTCCCTGGATGGTGTCCAGCAAGGTGAGACCTGTAAACACGCGCATCGTCAACTGTTGTTCTTGTGCTGTCAGCGTGTGCCACGACTGAATGTCGTTGGAGACAGGCACTTTCTCGGGTAACCAAAAGTTACCGACCAGACGATCCCACACTGTGTCGTCGATGTCGTCTTGGACCTTGTTCCAGTTGATAGCTTTCATAATTCGATACGTCCTTTATGTCCTGATTTCGACTGATGATAGCCGAGATTGTTCGCCGTTGATTCCAACGTACATTCCGCGCACTTCCAACGCTTGTTGCGTGATCTCATCAGATTAGCGACATGCTCTGGTGATTTCGACTTTCCCTTATGCGCAGCCGATAGCTTTTGGCGTTCTTCGATCGACTTCACACGACCCTTAGTGCCCTCACTAATCCGTCGTTTTGTTTCTTCAGACATAGGAACCAAACGCCGTCTTTCCCATGCTAAACGCATTTTTTCACGAGATTTTTCAGAATGCTTTAATCCAGCATGACTTGCTGCAATTCGAGAACGCCAAACTTCAGTACGTGGCGTAGCAGCGGATGCCTCGCCTATCTTTCGTCTAGTTTTTTCGCTATGCGTGAATCCGAGCATTCCGCCACCTCCCTCTGTGCAATTCAAACCGTTTCGGTACGTATCAAGAACAGCGATCCACTTACGTTCTGTCGCGAAAATGTCATCGATTGACCCATCGATTTCTTCCAACACAACGACAGACACTACCCACTTGTTTTTCCGAATCCATCGATGTACAGGATCGTTTGACTCGTAAGCAGCATACATGTGCTCTTTACGGCGACGATCAGCAGTCTTTGTAGTGTAGCCTACGTATCGGAAACGATAGTCTCCCGAATGCAGCGCGTACACTACAGCTTTCATTGTTTAGCCCATCGCTCCATTGGATGTCCGCATTCTGCGGGCAGCGGCACCGAGAAATCTGTATTCGTCATGCATTCACTGATTGTCTCGCGGATTTCAGTGACGTCACATTCCTTCGGTATAGAGAACAGTACCTCATCGTGCACGGGGACGCACATTAGACTGGAAAGACCGCTCATATCGAGATTGACAAGCGATTCCTTCAAAACTTCAGCACATGCGCCCTGTACGAGATAGTTGCCTGCACGGTAGGTGCTACCTGGATCGATGTATAGACGTCTACCAGTGTGAGTTGTTACGTACGGACGTTCACCGCTCCGAGCCATTGTTTCCATGGTTGAGATCAATTCTCGGTTGAATCTGTTGAGTCCCGGGTATCGTTCATCGAACGCTTTAGAGATTTCGCGCATACGCGCTTCTGGTATCCCAGCAGACTGTGCTTGTTTCGCAATACCCGCACCGTAATTGCGTGCGTAAATCAGTGTCTTCACTGTATCGCGACGTGGATCCTTTTTCACCATGTCGGGATCATCAAAAATTTCTTGGCCGATCTGAGTAAAGACGTCAGGTCCGATAGAATCAGCTTGATTGAACGCGGCTTTTAAGCCAGGATCACCGCAGAGTGCGGCAATGTACCTGAACTCGATCTGATCGCTATCCGCAGACAGCAACATTTCGTTATCACCGTGTGGTATGAAGCAACCACGAACTGTAGTTTCTGTACGAGACAACGTCTGTAACGCTGGCTGCGTAATTGACATACGCCCAGTTCTTGCAGCAATAGTGTTGATGTTCGGATGCACGATGTCGCCAGAGTTTTCACTGTATCGAATGAAGTTATCCAAGTATGTGCCCACGATTTTGTCAGCTTTTCTGGCCTTCAAAGTGATGTCGGCGATTTCGTGACCTTGTTTAGCGTACGCTAAAAGGTTTTCCTCGTCCATTTTGGGAAAACCTGAACCGGTCCATTCAAGAATTGGAATACTGTTGTCTTTAAACCACTGGCCAAGCTGACGGCTCGACGACAGCTTTATGCCGTATTTCTTGAGACCCCATTCCATTGTTTTTTCAACATACTCAGCAAGTTGGTCGCGCTTTTGTTTGCAATACTCTGGATCAATGCGCATTCCTTTGAGTTCCATGTTGGTACAAATGCGACGAGCTTGCATTTCCAGATCGTACGCTGATTTAAACTGCCCACTAATCACGTGACTCATACGTCTGTACAGTCGCGCGGTGAGAATCACGTCAACGCCGGAGTATACGCGATACGCCGGTGCATCCATGGGAACGGTTTCCCAGTCCGTGCCTGTGTTTTCAAACGTTGCATCCAGCATACGAGAGCCAGCCGTTGCAGCACTTCCAAATATCTTTTCAGACACTGGCTTAAGTCCCGCTGGAGCTTCATTGTCGTGTAGTCTGTGCGCAATCATCGTGTCGTGCGTGTGACTCCACGGCAGTTGAATACCGGGCATCTGCACAGCCAACCACTTGTAGTCGAACGCACAGTTATGGAGAGCTATCTCACCTGTATACGTCTCAAGCACTTCTCGCACAAGACCGGGCCAACGTTCGGCGTCAATAACCCATCCGCCGTTCACGTCTCCGAACTGAGCAAGACGAATCCTAGAATTTGCAGCGTACGGATCAATACCGGTAGTCTCAGTGTCGAACGCCAACACATCCCGTTTTTCACCGAGCCAGCGCATGAATTCTTGTGCATCTTCAAACGTGTCTACAGTTCCAATAGTGGTCTTATTTAGAGGCAGTTCTTCCGGCCACGGCACTATCTACACCTACAATTTCTACATGACACTTTTTCAAATACTCTACCACATTTTGTGGATCACGGTGGGCGTCATTTCCCGTTATGTACACAATATACGTGATTCCAGAGGCTACAAGCGCTTTTGCGCATGAAATGCACAGAGAGGTCGACACATATGCTTTCGCATTCGACATACGCGAACGATCAGAACGTGCGATAGCGTTTATCTCAGCGTGAGATGAGGGACAGTCGCTGTACGATTGATCGCACGAGTCAGGATTTTTCGCGCGTGGACACCAATCACTGCAATGTTCGGATGGTACGTCAAATGCCGGCGCTGGTCCATTGTAACCGCACGCCAGCATTTGATTGTCTCGAGAGACAAGAACACAACCTACTTGGGCACGATCACAGCGGGATCGTTGTGCGATTGTCTGGGCCATTTGAAGCCAGACCTCGTCCCACGTGATTCTAGAAGCGCGTGACGGCGTCTCGTCCGCATCTGTAAGCACGGTCATAGTCTGTATGCATCCAAGTAATAGTCGAATTGAGTGGGGTCACGCGTTTTATCATCATCGGGTGGCCACAGTAGTCACATGTGCCGCGTATCTTGCATAGCACGTCCGTAGTTGTGACGATCATGCTATTTTCAGCTCTCTAGATGAGCAGACTGTTTCGCAGGTTTCCGGTGTCTGCCACTTTACGCGAACCCAGAGATTACTGCTATCTCCCTGCCATTCACGTGTAAGTTCGGTGACATGTCCAACCCAGCGATGGTCTGCGTAGAACTGAACGCGTGCCCCTAATTCCAGTTCATCTTCGATCGGCACGACTTCACTTGTCTCCACGCCAGTCCCAACCATCTTCGGTTTTGACAACGGTGTAATACCCCGGGCGTTGCGGCGCGACAGTAAGCGATGAGATGTGCTTATCCAGTTCACAGTTGAACAACTCATTCTTGTGACGTTCGATGAGAGGGTGGACGATCGCGTAACCGTACGGGGTCAACTTCACCCAGTGGTGTACCTGTGGCGCGTTCAACAATTCGTGTGTAGCTTTCGGCTTGTCGCACGTTTCTTTGTTGCCGCACAGGATGATTCCGTCAGGGTCGAGAACGAGCGTTTCTTGATCACAGTTGATGCATCGACCTTGAACCTTGTGGTTGCGGCGAATGATCTGTTCCATGATCTGTTCTTCACTTATCTCTAGAGTGTCATTCGACGGAATGAAGACTGGTTCGTGTCCCGGCTGCAGAATCACTTTCGACTGTTTCAAGTCTCTTAGCGATGTTTCGCTGAAGCCCTGTACCGGTTGATGTGAGGGCTGGGACTGTACCAAGAAGAGCGTTTTTAGCTTCTGCACGAATTTCATCGTACGACCACCCTTTGCGTGCCAGTGGATTCACCGAATAGTCGATGAAGCGTTCAAACGGCTTGGCGATGAACTCTTCTGCTTTCTCCACGTCACGCTCGTAGATGTGCATTGAATGCACGAAATGAGTGTAGGAACCGAGACTGTAACCCAACGCTTCGGCGAACGTTGCCTGTAGCAGTGTGAACTGCGTGAAGTCGGACGATGCACCCAGCCAAATGTCGTTGCTACGCATGGTCACAGTCATGTTCAAGTGGTTGCTGCGTACGCGGAAACCGATTGACACGGTACATGGGTGATCGCTGTGCTTTGTGTCGCCAGCGTCCAGTTCTGGTGACCACAGAGTGAGAATGGCCTGGCGTGTTTCAGGATCGTCTTTCAGCATGTTGAAGATCTTTCTCATCTGATCCCCGTGTGCTGCACGTGCGCCATAGTCACCGTAGTGATCGGTGTACGTCATCATCTTGGGCCAGCAACGATCCATCAAACGCGGTACCGCCACACTACCGATGAGTTGCGCACCCTCCATCATCCCGAGTAGGGGTGACAAGCCAGGGCGTTTCGGTACCAGCAGGCGTGGATGATCCACGCTCACAACGTAATTCTCGATCTCACGAGTCATGCCACCACGTGAATCGACAGGGGTACCCCACTCGATCAGGTCGTGCACGATCGCTGGATACGCGCTGTAGAAGTCGTCTGATACTCTCGAGAATACGTGTGTCATTTTGCACTCCGAAGTGTTTTCCAAAGATCGTGGTACATGGTTTGGCAGTCGCCGCATTTCCAACCGCGTACATGATACTTCTTGTTGCAACCGAACATGTTGCGTCCACGGCACGGCCAAAGTTCTCCGCCGTGTGTGCGAGAGTACTCTTTGGTGTGAACTACGATTGACATTCTGACGCCGTCATTCTACGAATCAAATAGTCTGCAACTACCTCTGGTTCATGACAATACACGATGTCACGGTCCCAGGTCTCTGGTTTGTCGAAAATTTCGCTGTACAGACGTGGTCTATGATGCTCGAGTGACGATAGCAAGCACGGCTTGAAAAACTCCGGTACGATCGGCGCATGCTTGATGTCGTCCTCGATGCCCTCGTGTGCGTACAAAGGCATCGCCAGGAACGACGCTAGCGACAGACTAGCAAAGTCGCGTGCGAACGTCAGGTACCGGCCGTGAATGTTGCGCAGCTGGTCGTCACGTTCGCCGTCGACCTCATCCAGGTATGGGTCGTCACGACCTCTGGATCGTTCGATCAATGTCTCGACACTCGGGGTCAGTGTCACGGTCATTCCGTCCGCACGTGCGATCACGTCATCGAACTTTTGAACGCCGTGGGGACCCAGGTCACCGAAACCGTCGATGTTCGTGTCAGGGCGAAATAGTCCACCGTAGATCGGCGAGCCCCAGTGTGCCCTGTCAAGAACAACCAGATGGTCTGCGTTCTTAGGTGTTGCACCCCATTCAAGGAACGGTTGCGCTGTTTCCTTGAGTAGACGTCGATAGCACATAACCGAATAGTCGGCTACCGATTGACCGTCACGTCGATCCGGTGGTGGTCCGATGTGAACCAGTTTGGCGGGGCCACGATCCCAACGATTGACGATCGTTTCAGCCAATGTCGATTTGCCCGCCCCGTCTGGAGCTTCAAGCGCGAGAATCATGCTTTTTCCATATGTGTCGAGATTTCGTCACCTTCGCGACGTTTCACTACTATTGTATCGCCCTGACGAATGCGAACCACGATCATGAACTCTGCGTCGTCGCCTTCGGGTGAGTCGGGATCGTACTCAGGCGTGCCGATCACATGCCGGTACAACTTGTGAGTCTCGTCGCTCATCATAGTTTACTGGATTCCGACGCCATTTCAGCATCGTGCTCGCCGGCGTTACGAATCAACGTCTGAGCGAGGAACGACAGCATCTTCGTGTCGTTGCGTCGTGTGTGTAGCGACTCGACCGCTTCGGCTGCTGTGGCGCACACAGCGATCCAATGACGGTCAACCTCGATACGCAACGAGGCCGGGTCCTCAGCAAGCGACTGACGCACGTCTGGGCGACAGAACGGGCACGGCTGACGATCCTCAACCCGGATTTCCTCGGGCTTGACGTCAGGTGCACCCGGAAGCTGCTTGCCTGCAATCTGATCACAGTTAATCGAATGGACGATCGCACTCACGCCGATTCGATGCAGCACGTAATACCCGCCATCTGTGCGGTACGCTTCGATTTCGGTCCAGCGGGGTCGACCTTCACGTTCGCTTGACACACTCGATAGGCGAACACCGTTGAATTTCACGGTGCGGCTGCCGTCATTGAACGTCCACTGCTTTGATTCGAGGTCGGAACCGTCGTCACCAAGGTCTGAGTACTCAACCAGTACGTCAGGGTTGTACGCTTTACTCATATGAACTCTATTCTCCAAATAGCACAACAATCTTAGTTGTCAAGTATCAACAATAATTGTATCGCTATTCTTATGTCGCGCCTGCAACACGTCGGCGTTCGCGCTGTTCGCGTTGGCGTTCGCGATTCTCCATGATGAACTTGTGACGCCACGCCAGTTCTTCACCGGTCAAGTCACCGACCAGTTTGCTGACACGATCCGGGTCGAAGAACTCGTCCAGTATCTGCTGCACGTCTGGGGTCAGCGAAAAGTACACAGCCGCAAACATCACGTGGTCCATCGAAACCATTCTGGTTTTCAGGCTCAACGACGGGCGACGTTTGAACTGTCGCGGCTTGATTTCCTTACCGGTACGGTGCCGGATTCGTTTTCTTTCCGCTTCGGTGTGGGCATTCTTGCACGAAATGCAACGTTCTTCACCGAGGCGAATGTGTCGGTAATATCCACGATCCGTACCGCATATCACTTCAGGAATTCCACGGCGTTCGCGCAGTTCTTTACGGTTCTTCCGTGTCTGGACACTGTGCGCTTTTCTGCATTCGACGCAGGTTTCTTCCAGCATACGAACGTGTTTGTTGTATCCGGCGTTGGTACCGCATTGTTCTCTAATTATCGAGGGTTTCTTCGCCACTGTTTTCCTTTAAACACTTATTCCAGTAGTCAAGATATTTATCTTGTTTAGACTGCTTTTCTGCTATTACCGCGTTAGGGTCACGGTAATAGCAGATTGCAACCAAACCAAATTTGAGCTGGTACTTACTCGTAAAGATCGTCATCCTGATTGGTGATTTCCCATCCGACGATGTTTTTCCATGCGAACACACGACGCATACCGTGCGGGTCGCCAACCGTCTCAAACGACAGATAGTTACCGCGTTCGTCGCATTCGAGAGTGTGACGTTTCAATTTGTACCACGCACCGTCAGCGCACAGGATGGCCGAGATTTCCTCGTCCATCACCAGTTCGATACCCGTGCTTGTTTCAAATACTTCTTTTATCCCGGTCATACCATCGCTCCTGCAACCGCTAATCCGAAACCAACAAGGCACAGCAGGACGCCAACGATAGATATACCCGTCGCTGCCTCGGAACCATTCGCTGAGAAACTAGCCATTGTGCACAACAAACCCAGCACGGTGAAAACCCACCAGATACTGGCCCAATCTTCTAGTGTCATGACATATCCCATTCTTTCAGCATGAAACGAGTCATCATGCTTCTATATTTACCCGGTCTGTCCAAATGGTAGGGCGGGTCAGTTAGTTTCGCACTGATTTCAGTGCACATGTCAAAGTACAATGACGGAAAAATGGCGTTGGTTGACGGGTCAGCATGTTCATCCCCACCTTCCGCTCTCCACATCTCGTACATTGCCCCGTTGACAACTTCATCCTTGAAACAATAGTCAGCCGCACGGCCGAGAACGTCCACAAGGAAGTTGTTGCGACCCGTTTCACCGTGGGTCAGTTTCACGCGTTGTTCTGGTAAACATCCATGATACGCGTAATATTCGACGATTCGACTGGCAGCGCCATCCACGCCATCCAGCAATTGCTGGCACAGGTCTTCGTAACCGACGGTTCCGCCCAGACCGACACCAAGTGTTGAACGGTACTTGTCCTCCATGTCGAGGTTGTCTGCCCATGTACCGCGGCCGACGGCGGTTACTGTTCGTAGCGGACGGCCGGGTGTCGACTCACGCAACACGGATGCCATTCGTGACCATGTCGCCGGGTCCCACACCTGCAAATACAACGGTGACTCATCGACGCGTGCGTAGTTGACGCCTGATTTATGCAGAGAAGGCGCAGCGATGACGCCACCGGTACGGTCCTTGAGGTCGACACCTGGGTAGCGAGCGAAGCTGGATCGCAACTTTTTGAGACCACTCCACACCGAACTGTCCGCGATACGGTAATAGTAGTGGAACCCGCCGTCACTCGTCGCGTAGTGGAATGTGTCGCGCAAGTTCACGATCTCGCGAACGTCGTTGCACAAGCGCTCAAATGATTCTGTGCCACCACCACGAGGATCGATGTCGAGTACCAGTGTCTGTGTTTCTTCGCCGACGAGAGGGTAAACGTTGTACGGCTTGTCCGCCCAGACACGGTCGGCGTCTTCCCGACTGCGGATGTGGAAATTCTTGGTGGCGTAAAAGCCTGTCTCTACCGGATGTTTACCGACGTTGTCGCAGGCGATACCGCTGCCGCATGAACACGACTGTTCCGCCTCGACCAGACTGGTACGGACCGGGTAATGGGCGTACGTCACCGTCAAGCCGAGTGCGGTCACGTACCAGAGAGCTGCGTTCCGAAGTGTCGTGACACGTGCATCTTGTGGGGTCGGTTCCGACGTCTGAGCGGGTGTCTCCCGAACGACCGGATCAGGTTCGCGTATCGCTACAGGTTTCACCTCGGGTATTGCTGCAGGCTGCGCTACGGTGTTCCCCATGAACGGTGGTGGAGGTGCAGATGTCACAGTGTCGAGCTCCATCGTGTAGCTGGTGTTACGCGCGTTTGTTCACGATATGCCCGTTACCAGCTCCAGTCACCATCGCTGATGAGTACGCAAAAAATCATAACCTGCAAAATTGCGAGCAGGAGTAGCAGGGTCATCAAAGAAATGCTGACGATGCCCCAGAACACACCGTGATCTGCCGGGCCTGTTGACATAAGTAAAGCCCACAAACCGATTGTTGCGAGGAACAGCAGAATTTCGTAGCGGCCTTTGAGGCCAAGGATGTGGCGAATCAACCAAGGTGCGTCAGTGTCTTCTTCGTAAAACTTCATGTCAAGTGTGTCTTTCTTTGTCTAGTCGTCGTCGTCTTCTTCATCGTCGTCATCGTCGTTGTCACGACGGTTGGCGAAACCGAACGGCATCGTGTCTGAGGTTACAGAACCGCCATCTCGGGGTCCGTCGTCGTCGCTGCGTTCGTGCATCACGAGTGTGAGTGGTTGATCCTCTGAACCGTCAGGTGATGGCGCGTCGTTGTCACCCATTTCAAGACGGAAACGGAACACTGTGACACCGAGGAAACGCAGCGACGATCGTACGAACATGAGTTCACGATACGCCTGTCAGGTGTTACCGAAACTCGATTCCTTCAATGTTGTCGACGCCCTTGATTTTTTCCACGCCGAGAGGATTGTTTGCAGGAAACTCTTTGTCGGCCATTTTCTCCGCAGTCGTCACGATCTGCTCACCCAGCATCTTCGGTGACTTGCCCTCTACCGGGATGATGTCTTTCTTCACTTTCATGGGCTTCTTGAAGAACGGCTTTTTCACGATGGTCACGGTGACGATCGGTGTGCCATCGTAGCTGTCGAGTTCTTTCTTCACCAGCCACTGATGCTTTTTCGGCAGCTTCGGCATTTCCAGTGCTGCCGGTGCTGGTGCATCTTCCTTCTTGCCGTCGTCGCGCTTGTCTGTTTCGATCATTGTGCGTGTGCCTCCTGTCGATGGGTCATGAACGATTCGTGTCTTGCGTGTCGAAGCCTTGGCTGCCTTCTCTTCCAGGTCCTCGACCTTCTTTTCGAGGTCCTTACGAATCGACGCGTACGACCCTGGTCGGTAGACCATCCCGGGGCGTGGATGAGACGAGGGCAACGATGGCGGAAACTCGAGCTCGCGTGCACGAGCCAAATCTTTGAGAGCCCGGTCCATCGCCTCAATCTGCTTACGGGTTTTTACTTCTTCTTCGTCGTCTTCGTCGGCAGGCGGGTCGACGTCATCCGATTCTTCCATCTCCCACGAGGAACTGAAGTCGCGCCAGCCGGCATCTTCCTCGTCGTCGATGTCGTCTTCGTCGTCTACCAATTCGTCCGTGTCGTCGTCTTCGTCCCAGGCGTCGGCGAAGTCGTCGGCGTCGAAGTCTTCTTCGCGATCGTCGTCGAACTTATCGGCAAGAGCGTCTGCGTCGTCAATCATTTTCGTGTCCTGTCTATCTGCGGTAACTTCCCTGACAGCGAATGCAGAGTTTGCTTATCTGCAATCCGTCAACGTGGTAGAATTCCCACCGGTGGAATCCCATCCAGCATAACACCCGCATGTCAGTATCTCGAGTAGTACTTCGACGCGGCTACCTCAGCCTGCTTGTGCTCCTCCACCGCGGCGTCGTACGCTGTCTTGATGATGTCGTAGTCGGTCGACTTCTTCGGTGTCTTGTTCAACATCTTCCAGAGGTCGTTGACCTGTTTCTCGGCAGCGTCACGGGCAGCGACCTGGTCGTGATACTCCTTTTCCGCCGGGAAAATGAACGAATAGAAACGCTGCAATGGACCGTTGCCTGTACCGTTCTTGTACGCGTTCGCGCACAACGCAAACAACGCTACGAGTGGTACACCGCCGAACACGAGTGAGAACACAACCGGCATGATGATGTAAAACTTGTCGTCGCTCTTGCCGTCGCGATAATCCATGTCGTACTTCGACGGTCGCGAATTTTTGAACGCCATGTCGAGCCAGCGAATCGCGAATGGAGCGGCGATGATGTTGGCGGCGACGATACTGAGAAAAACGATCATTCCTGCGTCCATTACAGGGGACCTCCTAGAATTGGTGGGACGTACGACTCCAGTAGGTCTTCGATCGCTTCGTCCGTGAGTTTGGCACGGAACGTGTGTTCCACGATACCGTGCATGGTGTGGATCACGCCTTTGAAGGCGAGACTTTCGGCGGCCTTACGTGACGTGCGATTGTCACCGCACGTCCACCAGGTGTGGCCGAGTCGGGTACGGGCGACGAGCAACTCGTACAGGAGTTCTTCACTCGGGGTCAGATTGAGATCGTCGACAAAGTTGCTCATCGCGACTCCAGATACGGCTTGTACTCGTTGTCGTGCCAGATGTCACGCGCCGGTTTCGACGAGATTCTCGCGATCGTAGCTGCACGCAAGTACTCGCCGACGTAGCTCTGCAGAACGACTGCTGGAATCACCCGATGATCCATGCCATCGCTTGCGACTTGTAGTTCTTTCATCGACATCGCAGCGCTGCGAATCGTTCCGAAGTCGATTTCGTACGTGTCGCCATCTGTCAGGTCGACAACCCGCACTTTGTTGCCGGGCCGCTCGATGAGCGTGAACTCGTTGTCCTCGTCGATGTGTCTGGGGACGGTCATGATGCTTTGTCCTCCCTGACTTCCTTGTACCAGTCGGCGTACTCCTGGGCGGTCTTGTTCATCACCTTCACGGTGGTCGAGGCCTCGATCGCTGCCGCGACAGCCTCATCCCACGTGAACCGGTGCATGGTGGTCCAGTACTCGGTGCGCGACGATGGTCGTGGTTCGTGATGCCACGACTTGTTCTTGTGACGCGACAGGCAGTCACCGCCGGGTTTTGTCACGGCCCATTTGTCGTCACCGCGGTATTCGACGTAGATCGCCCACATCCATGCGTTGTCCATCGTGTCGTCGAGACACTTGGCGAGGACCCGTGTCTTCACGCACAGAATCTCGACGTCATCGCTGTGCTTGGGTTTTCGATGGAGTCTCATGACTCCGCCGCCAGCTCTCTGGCCCGTTTCTGCAGCTGATCCACGACGGCCTCACGGACGGCCAGGATGTTGTCGGGCTTGTAGAAGAAGTCGTCGAAGAGTGCGTCCACGTCCTCCAGCGGGACGATGAACGACAGGGTGACGACCCCGTCCTTGACTTCGAAGTCGACGTCCAGGTCGAAGGCTTCTTCACCCTCGGCGAGGTCGACGTCGTAGTGTGGTCTTTCGGTCATGTCAATCCTTGTCCAGTGTTTGTCAATGTGTCGATGTCACGTGATGATCGTATCACTCACCCTGCAGGTACGCAATGGTCTTGCGGAAGTTGGTGTGGAGCCATTCGGGTGTGTCCTCGGGCAAACTCCTAACAACAACGTACGGTGCGTATCGACGATGCCGATCGGAACTGTCCAACCATTCAGAAATAGCGTGCCATGAAGTGTCGTTACTGTACCATTTGCCTGTCTGTCGTATCATCCGAACCTGCACGTTCCCGTCAACCAGTCGGGTCTGCCAGATGTCACCGTCTCTATCCTGATACCAGCGCGGGCCTTGCATCTCGATGATGTCATCCACGCACGGAACGTCCAGGCGATTCAATTCGACGATCATTCCGTAACTCCGTACACGTTGAAAAGGTAGGTTCTGAAATGGGCAGGTACATTCTCCTCCGCCGCTAACGTGCGGGGCGACATCATGTAGTAAGGCGCGTATCTGGACATCCAGAGCAGACTGTCCTCATCCGTACGGGTGTCCTCGATTGCTTGTTTCAACCATTCGGTGTGCTCGACAAGATTTTCACCAATGGACGACTTCCCGATCCATGTCCGTGGCGCACCCGCCACCACGCCGATGCAGTGAACTGTACGGGTGCAGAATCGAAGCTTACCCGCCCTGTTCACAACCCGAACAACCTCCCAGACGTCGCCGTCACGGTCCAGGAAAAACCCGCGTAGAACGTTGAACTCGTCGGGCGTGGTACGGCTGTAATGCATCGCTGTGTTGTTGTGCGTGAGGATCATGACAGTCTCTTCCTTTGCACCACACGCAACGCCGTCTTGACCACCGCGGGTGCGCCGCCGTACTGTAGCTCTGACGCCAGGTCCTTGTCCGATAACGGCGTGAACGGTGCATATGCGCTGAAGTTTTGTCGTGTCATCCTGGAAACCGTAGTCCACGCCCGGTCTGAATCATCCACGTACCAGTCCGGCCCGATCTTCAATACGCGGTATTGAACTCCCGTGCCTCTGTTCGTGGTGCATTCGCGCGTCAACCAGTAATCACCTTGACGATCGGCGTACATTTCGTACGGCTTCGCACGTGTCCAGTCGAAGAGAACACCGCGACTTTCAAGAAACTTTCGCCACGTGTGTATCATTTTACCCCTCCACCAGCGGCCATTGACCTGGGTGCAACTCGTAAAGCCAGAAACCGGCGTCAGCTCTGCCCACCGTTTCCCAAATGTCAAGAGCGTTTTCTTCTGTCATGGCGTAACACCATTTGCGGTTTGGCAATCGACGCAGGAACTGTCTGCGACTGGTGATCACAGACTCGACGTCGTACGCCACTCCTTGCTCTGACCAGAACCAGCGTTGACGTTGCGACAAATGTCGAATCATTCGCCCAACCACTCCTTCCAGACTCCGGTTTCTTCCTTGTCAATGTACGCATTCCAGCCGAAATCAAACCTGTCTTCTTCGCGCAGCATATAATAGCAGCGGAGTGCTTGTTCCCTGGTCTTTGCGTACAACCATCTGTCGTTCGGCAAACGATACGCCGGAAGAAAATCGTCGTACTTGAGGCTGGATGACGTCAGTACAGCCGTCACGTCGGCTGGAAGTTCAGATGTCGAGTGGAAAACTCGCGGCTCCGGCACGAGCTGAATCATCGGATCGCCTCTGGGTGCATGTGTGCGTAATACATGTGGTCGTTTGCCTGCTGCAACGCACCCGACCCATCCTCACGTTGCCACGACCAGGACATGCCCACGTACGTGCACAGATCGCAGGTGAACCGCCACTTGTACGGTACCTTCTTGCCGTTGTGCCACTGGTGCGACTTGTACACGCGAACAGGTCCACGTTTACGATGTCGCACGGGTCCGTCACTGGTATTGGCGAACACCGGGATGTCACGCACCCACCCCTCGGTGTGCAACTTCCAGCGCGCCCAGTGACCTGACAGCGACATGTACACGACACGATTGTCGTACGTCGGAAACATGTCTTGGAAGGAATGCTTACTCATCAATTCGTTCCTTCCACACGTACGAGCCGGTGTGGCGGGTAGGGTTTGCTTGTTGCGTAGAGATTCCAGCGCACCCACACTTGTTCGCCGTCAACTTTCGTGACCTGGCCTCCCCACTGAGTTCTTTTGTGCGCGACGAGATCGCCAACCTGGAACGTGAATACGTCCATCACACACCCACACTTTCGTGATGCGGACCGACGTGACCGTCGATCAGCTTGCACCTGGCACCTACGTCACGCAGAAACGCACCGCACGTGCCGAACTCCAGGACCAGTTTCTCTCGCGCACGGCGAAGGCGGTAGATTTCCGCGTCCATGGTTCTGACCTGAGCGACGATTTCTGCGCGCTCTGCGTCGCGCGCAATCTTCTTGACGACTGCCGTGTCCTCAATCATCTATGTACACCTCCCACTCAGTGGCGATCGGGTCACGACCGATCTCAACCTTGGTGACCGGAACGTTCAGACGCTTGGCGATACGTCGCTGAACGGTCACCGGTCGTTCGGTGGGGTGCCTCACTGGTTCCGTGAACATGGTCATGATGTCTCCTTGTCGATGGTGTCTGTCGTTGTCGATGTCACTACAGTATCATGGTGTACGACAGCGCGCAACCCCTGAGTGGTAGTAGAAACTAGGGAAATTCTTTTATGTATTAAAAGATACTTATTTATACAAAGATTATTCTAACTAATACAAGCGTATTCAAGTGTTAATCACAGGTAATACCAATGTATTTCGCTGTGCACTTGAATACGCTTGCTGATGTCACTGTATTAAAATGTAAAGTTTAATACTTTTTAATAATAAGAAAAACTACTTAGAAAAGTAACCTTGCGCTGGAAAATAAAGCGTGTCACCTTTTCTTCTTGTGCTTGTGCGCGCCCTTCTTGTCTATATCCACAGCCCACATCGGCGGGGTCTTTGCTGGCTTTTTGATCGCAGGGTGTGACGGCTCAGGCTCAGAGTCTTCGCGGGTGATCTCGCCGCCCCAAGTAGTGACCTTCGTGTGTACGTGTGATGTGTGCGGAGCAGGTGTGATGACCCACGGTGAGGTTGTCGTCGTGGACGTATGGCGGTAGAACGCACCCGCGGCTGGAGACATCTTGCCCCACGCCTTCGGCCACACCGTTTCAGAGTCGAAGATTATACCGCCGCTGGGCCATTCGATCTTGCTGGCACGTCGACGGGCGCGCATGATTTCGGCTATCTCTGCGTGTTGTTCTATCATTTGTCCAAACCAAACTCTCGGCGTAGTAGTGTAAGGTACATGCGGGCCTCATCCAACTTCAGCTGCGCCATGTCGACATCTATCCTGTCTGCGTAACCGTCCTTCCAGGAGGCGTACACTCGCGCAAACTCTGCTTGGGCTTCGTTCACCTTGAACTGCTGTTCCCGCAATTCCAGATGTGCACGCCGTGCCCGGTAATCTGCATAGACTGCACGAATCTTTGTCGTTGTCTGAATCATAGCGGATGCACCGTGCCGTACTTCTTCATGCGTCGTACACTTTCCTCGATCAACCGGGACACCGAGTCGGCGTCCATCTTGAGTTGAATGGTGACATCCGACTTTCTCATCGCTTCCTGTATGTCACAATGCATCTGGATCAATTGCGATTCCTCCCGTCATGGGGCGGCGCATTGCTTTGCGTAACGCCTCGGCTACTGCCTTGAAGTCTTCGGCTGTTTTCTTGAAGGCCACACCCGCCTCGCTCAATGACGCGTCTAGCTCTTTGCCAGCGAGATCAATCGCCGCTGCCCTGATTTCATCGTGGGTGTGGATCATAGTTTCTTGCCTAACTTGATGAGTAGAATAAGCGGCCACGCTGTTATAGCAAACAAGTGCATGGCAACAAAAGCATCCTTGTCATTCCCGACCACCTCGGTGAACGACTTCCAACGGTCACGGTGTTCCTGCCGTGACATGAACGCCAGCGGTGTGAGTGTCAGGATCAGGCCGATGACAAAGTACAGAATGAGGAGATCAAACATCACTTCACCCATCTCATCTGAGCTGGCAGCCAGTGTTCGGTTTTATACGGGTAACCGGGATTCGTCACTTCAGGCATGTTGTAGACGTACTCGTCTGCCATGGCAAGCTCAATAAATCTTACAGGTTCAAAGTTTACGTTCGGATGGTCAATCAACTCAACCATAAGTTCGACAAACTCCTTGCTGGCTCTGGCAACAAGTAGGTTGTTCGGGCTGGGTTCCACGGTGAGTTTGCCGTACACCTTCTGCTCTCGGGTCGCGAGATAGATCTGCAAGTTCAATGGCGTCACCATCCTGCTTGCTCGAGTTTCGGTTTGAATGCGCTTTAAAGCCATATCGAGTAGATCTGACATCATGCTACCTTTGGTCGTAGATTGATACGCACGATCGGTGCGCCTCGCCCTCCGGCTGGACGAGCCTTGTCACGACGAATCTTGTTCAAGTCCTCGAGCGCTTTCAGGTAGTGCTCGAGATGGTCTGCCTGTCGCTTGTTGAACTGCCGCTTCAGATCACGCTGCTTCATCGGCATAGGCTCATCGTTTTCGTCCAGGTTCGCTTTTTCGTTCATGACGTCGAGAATTCTATGGTACACGCTGCGTAGATCGTCGTCGCTTGTCGTGTGAACGGCGAACAAGTAGTGCTCGGTCAACGAGTCCACCACTTTCATTGCTGTTGCCAAATACTTCGACTCGATTTCGACCGCGCGTGGGTTGTCGATCAATGTCAGCGCGGTAGCAATCTGCAACGCACGAGCCGGTGACTTGGACACCCACGACTTGATCGCGTCGTAACGGCGACCTGTGCGTTGTTCGCGTGCCCGTGCCCGGCACCACTTCACGTACTCAGTTGCAGGGCCGACGTCGGTTTTCTTAGCCAGAATAAGACGTGGCTCGATTTTCTGGTCTTCTCTCCATGTCAGCGGCGGCGATGACGCACGAGCATCCGCCTGTCGCTGTATTCCTTCCTGGATGTGTTCGCGTGCAGCCATGTTGATTTTTCCCACAGCGTTTAACCACGCGTCACGGATCGCAGGCTCGGTCGGGTCCTCCGTGAACGTACGCTCAGACGCCATCGATTCGGTGTAGACCACACTGAAACGCGGGATGAACCCGTCGTCCTGGGCGTCCTGATTTTCTGCGATGTACTTATTGAACGACTTGATCTGCGTCATCACGCATGTGTTGAGTGCGGGTTTATCCACGCTTGCACCTGTCGTGGTTTTACGCGCAACCTCGATCGGGTCACCGGACATAGCCAACAGCAACGTCTGACGGTCGTCGATGAGCGCCGTACGGCCTGTCGCCTTGAAGATACTTGTGTCCGGTGAGGTGATCGCCGTCATCCCGGTCCAGCTGTTGGCGATGTGCTGCACAATCGTCGGGTTGTTGGCGTTGTCGAGTGTTGTGGGCCACGACTTGAAGTGGGAGTTTTCCCAGTAGTCTTTCTCGAACTCGCAATCGTCAATGGTTCTCATCGACGTCCATTTGCCTTTACCTGTGCCTGTGCCTGTTGCTGTCGGCGAAACCGGTGTCGCAGGGCCACGTGAACTACTGCTGGTTGTCTTAGTCAACGCTGCCAATTCACGATCAACCTCACGAGCACGTTGTCTGCGTAGTTTGGCCTCGATACTGTTCTGGTCGATGGCGAATTTCTTGTATTCTGCCATCGCAGTTTTGAGTATCTGATTGAAGATAGCAGATTTACGTTCACCAGAGTCAGCGAGGACTGCAAAGTTCAACACGAATGGTTCCGAGTATTTACGGAAGTCGTCCTGAATCCATATCGTATTCAGTGCGGCGCAGGCAATGGTACTCAATACCACACCCGTTACCGCGTCGGCTGCCACTTCTGTCGCGCGTGCAAAATCCTTGATGTAGTCACGTAACGCGGCAGGGAACTCGTCGATAGGAATAGGCGCAGGCGTTGACCGGAATGGGATGTCACTGCCCCACACATCGTCAAATTCTTGCCATTTCTTGGCTACCGAGCTGGCGATTGCTTTTGCTTCGTCGGTACTGTACTTCTTCTCGGCAGTCGTCATCATGGAACACAGGTTTTCAACCCACTCACGGTCCAGGTGCCCGTCCGCTCCTGCACGTTGAATCGTGTAGCCCTGGTATTTGATGTCATCGGTGATTGTCTGGGCGTAGTAGATGGGCCACAACGTTGCAGCGAGTGAGCTCAGCGAGACGGCACCCGCTATCACCATGGCTGCCAGTTCGTACCATTCGAGTTTGAGTGACGGGTTGGATGCAACGGGCATCGGTGTCACGTCGTCGTCGTTCGGCATCACCGTGTCGGTTGGTGCCGTGCGTGCCAGTCGTACGTAGTCGACACCGTACATTTCGTTTCTGTACTTCTTCGACAACCTCGCCCATTCATCAGCGATGTCACGAACACCGTGCACGTCAGCTGGCGCATAGGATGGTTTGTCACCCAGGCAGATGGCCTGGCACAGTATGTGCGTCCATTTGTAGGTGGACGGGACCAGGTCCTCGCTGTACTCCTTGACGCGTGGTAATTGTAGGATGTGGTCGATCACTGTCGGTGCGGTCACTGAGACGCCTCTTCTTTCGCTGCTTCTTCGATCTCTTCGTTGCGTCGTTGTTCTGCTTCCGGTGACGGGCCGTAGGTTCGAACGGCGTACTCGGTAGTTTTGCCGTTGCGTGTGCGGGTTCGTGTCTCGGTGTGCTCTACGATCTCACCCCAGTGGATTAGGTCGTGAAGAATAGGTTCCACGTCACACGTCGGGAACCGCTCCTGCAACTGATGCAGCGACAACGGCGCCGTCATTAGTTCACGGTCGCGATACACGGTGCTCCAGACTACCTCTCGTTGGACCGCCTCGGCCCGTTCATACTTGAAGTAGGTGTCCAGTCGTTCGATGTCGCGGCGCTTGACTCGTGGCACTTTGATCTTCGGGTTCGGGTTGAACGGGTCGTAGATCGCCACGCTGTACGGACCTCGGCTTGCACCGTCGAGTGTGCGAATGGCGATGGCACCACTCACCTCGAGTGTCGTCAGGTTGTCTTTCATGTGTTCGCGTTGAATGCGTGACAGCTTCGGGCGAATGTCGCGCAGCGTGACGTAGCCGTCGGGTGAGTTGCGCACCAATTTGAGGATGCGCTCGTGCATGTTGGCAACGAGTTTGGGGTCGCGTTCTAAGTCAGTTTTTGATGTCATACCCACCATCATACGTGTCTCTGAGTCTCGTGTGAGAACAGGGTTCAGCGATTTAGTTGACCGCCTCTATAAGGAAGGTCCTTAGCATAGTAGTAGAAGAATAATAATAATAATATAGTTTCTACTATTACCTATATAGAGGCAATGTTAATCTTGTGACTCACTGTCGTGAAGTGCCTGACCTGTGATGTCATCCTCCGACTAAGGTTGCAAAATAAGTGATTCTCTGTTTTCAATAACTATTATTCGCCTTTCGTCGTCCAGCATACACCTGTGATGTGTACATGGACAACTCCAGAATTGTGAACACATTGGTGTGGTATACACCGTGAAAAAAGATGAATAACACTTATTGATGTCAGGAAAACCACTTATTTCGCAACCTTGAAGAAGGGTGGTTCAGTAACACATTTTTGCGTGCTTTGACGACAAAGAAAGTGTCATCGGGTAAGGGAAAAATGACCTGTGCCGTGGGCAGAATTTGCGTCGTTGACTAGGGTGGGTGAAAGTGGAATTTGTCAAGTGGACAGGGTTTGTCGTACGCGCGCGTAAAGGAGGTCACCTGATGGGTGAGATGCACACCGGCTGGGGCAGACAGACGGCCAGGTGGAGAGCAGACCCTAAAAGATGGTCTCTGACCTCTGGAGCGGTGATTCTAGCCATTTCTAGGGCTTCTACGGCAAAAGAGCCGCCACTCACCGCGTCACAGATAGTAGAAGCGGTGTTAAAAACACCCGAACCTTATAAGACAGCAGAAGATCATGAGATTTGGGAAAAATCGCGCCTTCTACTGGATTCTCCGGCTGAGATACTTGATTTATTGAGTGTATTGTGCGGTGAGGGCGAAAACTACCCAGAAGCGCCTGTATATACAGACGGCACGGTGTTTATGCTCACAGAAGCGGGTAAAGCAGCCGCCGAGCAGATGGATTCAGACTGGCGCCAGTACTGCGGCAAGAGACTGGCTGAGAAGCCCGCCGGGATACGGGCACTCTAGAAATGGTTATTAACAATGGTCATTTAGTCGATTTATGGTTAATACCATTGTATCATTGTGTTATGGCTAAACCAAAACGCATTAAATCATTTACTTCTACCGACGAATTGAACGCAGAAATCACCCGGTGGGCTGGTTATTACCGCATTTCTGAATCAGAACTAATACGTAATACCCTAGATTCCTTCGTTAAGCGGTGCGAAAAACAATGCGCTGACAACGGCACATTACCGCCGCCAGCCGTACCGCCGTTGCCCGTGCCTCAAAAGGGGAAGGCGTGGATATACGGGTTATACCTCGATAACCAGTGCTTTTACGTTGGTCAGACCACTAAACTCTACACTCGAGAAGGTCAACATCGAACAAAATACGGTGCTGATTTCGATTTTGAAGTGCTAGAAGAGGTTAATAACCACGAAAAATTAGATGCTGAACAGGATTGGATTCGTCATCTTCAGGCGCAAGGACACAAGCTCGATAACAAATGGTACCGCGGACCGGGCCGAAAACGAGAAGGTATTACCCGCGATCCGATGATGCCACCGTGGGAGGAGCCTTGCTATATCTGTAATGATGGCACATGGCATCCGCCTAAGAGCAAAAATGAACTCGACAAAGAAGCAGAAATTGCGTCGTTGTTTAAAGGCGAAATAGCCGGGCCGTAAGGAAAAATGAAATGACAGGAAAAGCAGAATCTGCGTCGTCGTCTGAGACAGCGTTACCCCGCAAAGGCACAGACGTCCAAATAGATGCGCCCTTGTGGGAGTGGGCTCCGCCCTTCAAAGGCACCAAGCGCTCGCACCAGTCCGCCCGGGAAAAGGCGAAGGCGACAACATGGCTAGACACCAGAGACCAGCGGTGGTGGATCAACGCCAAGCATCTCGAGGGTCTGCCGCCCAAGCGTGTACTGCGCACCAAGTTCACCTACCGCCAGTTCCTTCACTTGCTCTGGACCAGCTCTGAACTGTATGTCCATGCCCGTGTTGCTTTTGAAACTGGGACGCCTATCACCGAACTTGACGCGTCTCGAAAAGCAGAAATTTCGTCGTTGCGCAAGCGCCTGCGTCCGGTGAGAAACTTCTCCAAGCTGGTGCTGAACGGCGGCCCTGAAGGGCAATGGCTGGGCAAAACCCTGCGCCCTGAGGATGTCCATGAGGAGGTCGTCAAGCTGCACGCGAGCGGGTCACCAGGCTTCGACGCCATGACCGTTGCGGCATCGTCAACGGCATGGGAAATGTTCGCCGAGGACACCATCTCAGTCGAGGAATACGCCCTCCTGAAGCAGCGTAAAGACCTTCCCGGTGTCCAGACCAAGGAAGGCTACGACCTGCACCGGCTCGCGAAGCATGCCGCCCGTGCCGAGACTAGCCTGGTTAGGGCAGAACCGCACACCGTCCGTGAGTACATGCCTGACACCGGGATGTACGCCGGCGTCGGGTCTGAACTGGCCAAGAAGATCACCAACCCGCTCGAGGCGAGTGGCGTCGTCGACCCTGCCACGGGTGAGATCAAACACGTACGGTGCCAGTTCGTCTTCACCCGTGACGTCCTCGAGGCGATGGGCAGCTCGGTTGTGCACCGTGACGTCAAAGAAAACTCACAATGCGCGAACATGGCTGTGCCTGGGACGATCAGATGTGAGATGCACGGTGGCCTGTACGCGTCACCGGATGAGACCCGCCGTCTGGTTGTGTCCAGCCAGCTGAAGATGTTCACCCTGGCCGACCAGGCTGTCGCTACGATCGCTGACATCATGATGCATGGCACAAACGAGGCCACCCGACTGCGTGCCGCTGAGACCATTCTGAACCGCTCCGGGATCACCGAGGGTAACGACTTCGAGATGCCTTCGCTCGAGGGCAAGAAACAGGGCGCCGGCGAGGATGCCACCGACAAGATCAAGCGACGCCTGCAGAAACTGGCGAGCGTCACCGATGAGGACCTGGAGCGTATCCGTGCCGAGCGTGACGAGCGTACCGCTCAGCAGCGTGCCGACCATGAACAGCACCGTGCCCCCGGTCACGAGGTGATCGAGGGCGAGGTGGTTGAAGGGTCAGCCGAAGTGGGCCCAGATGAACGGGAGGGCGGCGATGGTACCGCCGATCACACCGGCGATGATGAGTAGCGTCATGTCACCTCCCTCGTAGTGCGATCCAGTAGATGAGTGCCATGACTCCGCACCATCCGACGAACAAAAGCACGTCGACCCAGTTGATGTCGTGCATTACGGCTCCACGATCGATCGGAGGGTGTACTCGATGTCACCGGCGCGAGCTGTCCAAATCCAGACGAATGACCCGTTGGTGACCCTGTTCGGTGTCTGTCGTTGCCACCGTACGGCGTCGTGGAGCGCTACGCGTCGTGCGTCGGCTTGCCGCCGGTACGAGTCGATCACACCGGGTGACCGATGGGGCAGGAGCGAGGAATCCACGGCGTTCTGCACTTCGTCGTTGATGTACGCGACGACCGAATCCTTGGCGGTCTGCCAGTCGTCGGTTGTGGCGATGTTCACGTGGCACATGGCGGCGTGTTCGTCGTTGCTCGGGTTGACGTGGTCACGGGTGCCGTAGTACTTGGTGGACATCACGCACCCCGGATTTCGTCGATCTTCGCCTGGGCGATGACGTTGTTGGCTTCGTCCCGGAGCACGTACAGCGACGTCGTGCCAGCCATGCCGTGCTCTTCGAAACCCAGAGCCTGCGCCGTGTTGAAGGCGTGGACGAACGACTCGCACGTGGTCGTGGTGGTGATGATGTCCTCATCCGTCGGGACGATGACGGTCAGGAGGTGTGGTGTTGCCATTGTTTTTCCTTTCGTGGTGTTTTTGTTGATACGATGATCGTATCACGTCACAACGCGGAGCGCAACCCCGTAATCTCTTCGTATTCCTGCAGTGTGATCACTCTGCACGCGATAGCACCGTGCAGCATGGCGTTGTAGGCGCCGTGCAGCGTGTCGTTGACGCCGCTTGTGATCTTGATACGCTCGATCCGCCCGTCGACACGGGTCCTGTAGTCGATGCTCCACAGCCACGCGGCACACGGGATGTTGTCCTCGTCGAGCGTGATGTCGTCCAGCTCGATGGCTGCCGTGTACAGGTCCCCTTCGTCGATGCCGCCCTTCAGTACGGTCGTGAGGGTCTTGTCCCCGATCGTTTCCCAGTCCATGATGTTCTCCTTATGTTGTCGTTGCTGCCGTGAACGCCACGATGACGATCACGATGAGGGCGAACCAGAGCCAGTCGTTCACACGACCTCCTTGATCTCGTCGATCAGCTCGTCCCCGACCTGCTTGCTGTCGTCGCTGACGTCGCCGCCCATGTAGATTTCCCTGATGTAGTGAGCCAACACGTCGCGCGTCGTCGCGTACACCCGGTACACGGGTGTGCCTTCGCCGGAGAGGGCGTGCTTGTTCGGGATGGGCACGAATGACATCGTGCTGTCGTTCACGTCGTCCTCACCCGGGTCGTTCGCCGAAAACGGGAGGTCGATGTACACGGTCATGACGGGCTCGCCGTACCAGTTGGCGGAATATACTGCGTGCATTGTGGTGCCTTTCGTGGTGGTGTTCGTTGTTGATGCATTAATCCTATCACGCACACGTGCACAGCGCAACCCCTCATTGCTACATTACCGGCCAGTAACATAGCGAAACCCCCGCCGGGGAGAACACCACGAAAACCCCGGCGGGGGCCGCCCTGCTCGACGCGCCAAACGGCGCGGAGCGGGTCTAGAAGGGCATCACCTTCTTGGCTTGACGGTACATGCTGGTCTTGGCACGCGGTTTGCGTGGCTTGTGCTGGCTCAGTTCGTCCGTGAGCCCGTACGTGAACGATGTCCCGAGGGCGAACGCCTGGCCCGCTGAGCGAGCCATGCGATGTCGTCTGTTGCCCATCACGTCACCACGTGATCCGTGCGATCGCGGGCGATTCGCCGCCGTCGTTGTACACGTGGAACGAGCCCACGGGGTCCTGCGACTGGAGGCCCCAGCCCTGGTCGTGAACGAACCGGCTGAGGTTCTCCTCGGCGAACAGGTAGTTGGTGTGCGTCTCCTTGAAGAGCACGCGATTCTGGTGGTTGATCACCGTGGCTGTGAACATGTTGTCTCCTTCGTTGGTGTTTGTGTGGTGTTCGTACGTTCATCGTATCACGCGGGGCCACGATGCGCAACCCCGCGTGATGCAATCACCGTACGAGGTCGACCAGCGTGCCGATCCAGTCGCTGTAGGCGATCTCCTCCATCTCAGCGGCGTCGAGCATCGCGCTCTCGTGATCGCAGTCAGCCTCGTCGAACATGTCTTCCGGTCGCACCGTCCCGATGAGGTCGTTTCGATGCGTCAGGGCGGCCAGCATGCCGCACCCGTTCGACCAGATGGTGATGAGCACGTCCTTGTAGCCGTGTGGCTCACCAATCGTCACCTCGGCGTAGTGCGAGGCGCCGCGGGCGCGGTAGATGACGGCGATGTTGTCCCAGTTGTCGACGATCGTGGTGGCGTTCAGTGGTGCGGTCATTGTGGTGTCCTTTCGTTGTCGATGTATTCATCCTATCACGTTCGCACGTGATGCGCAACCCCTACGCTGGCTCCCGCACGATGGTCAGCTCGCCGCGATACACCTGGTCCTGCAGGGCGCTGACGTCTGTGACGGCCTTGGTGCCGTTGCTGTACGTGACCCGCACGGCGCGCCCTGAGCGCTCTGCTACGAGGATATTGCCGTTGCGTTCACGGTACCGGCTGGTGGTGATCATGTCAGAATACCTCCGCGATCTCGTCCGCGATGACGGCGAACATGAGGAACAGTGTGGTGATGGTGATGATGAGTGTGGCTGTGGTGTTCATGCATTAATCATAACACGCCCCACAACGAAACGCAACCCCCGATCTGGTGTGATCAGGGGTTGCGTGGGCGGCCAGGCCCGAGAGCTCAGTAATCCTCCTCATCATCGTCGCCGAAGGCGAACGTTTCGTACGCGCTGATCTTGCCCCAGCTGGCGCCGTAGCGATTGTCCTTGTCGTGGGTGACGACGATCGCGTCCTCGCCGAAATCGCCGATCGCGTTCTCGACGGCCGCCAGCAGGTCGCCCAGCGTCATGCGGGATTCGGCCTGGTCGGCGGCGTAGCCGCGGTTGGCGCTGACGTTCATGACGGCGTAGGTCTGGTCGGACATTGTGGTGCCTTTCGTTCGTGGTGTGGTGTGTTTTTGTTTGTACGTTGATCATATCACGGGGGCGCGTCAAGCGCAACCCCCGTGATATGCGATTGTCAGCCCAGCTGGAACGTGGGCGTGGCTGCCTTGACGAGGCTCACCTTCGGGGCCGGGGCGAAGGCGATGCGCTGACGCGCGTTGGCGAGGCCCAGCAGCACCGCGTTGCGCACGCGATCCTCGGTCGCGCCGTAGCAGAGCGCCTTGGCTGCAGCCCGCTGAATGCGCGTGATCTGCGCGTCGAAGGCGTCGCTCATCGCGTACGTGCCCTGCTTGAAGGCGATCAGCTCGCGATGACGCTCGACATGAACGGCGACCCGGGCGACGTTCTTGCTGGCTCGATTGCTGTTCGGGCCGACGGGCAGCCCCGCGTCGATGCGATCATTGATCCGGGCGGCCGCCTCATCGATGGCGTCGGCCACGACGGCCTGGGCGATGATGGCGTTCACGTTGTTGGTGGTGATGGCGTTCATTGTGGTGCCTTTCGTTCGTGGTGTCGATCGTTTTTCGATCTGGTATAACCATATCAAGCCCCAGCGCAACGCGCAACCCCTATTTGGGAATTACAACGAACGTTGTCACGTAAAATTTTTTGCGCAGCCTATTGCGCAACGCGCCCACGCTTGATAGGATTGTGTCATGACAACGAACACCAGCCCCCGCCACACGCGCTACGACATCGACCCGCGCACCGGACGTTACCACTGCGATGAATGTCATTGCTTCCTCGCCGAGGGCGACGCGTACCACGACATCGGTCACGACGAGGACGGCCCGTACGCCGACCTCATCATTGACTGCCGCAATTGCGGCCACCACCAGATGGTGCGCCCCCTGACCCGAGAGGACCGCTGACATGCGCGCCCTTCGCCGGCTCTGGACGAGCCCGGAGCAGCGCCGCCTTGAGCATCTGGCCGCCTCATTCGAGTCCAGAATCCAGCACCCCGCCTACATCGCACAACGAGAAAGGGAGGCAGAAAAGATCGCCCAGTGGCTGAACCAGCGCCCCTAGCGGCGCGTACTAATAGAAGGCACGTGCGCCCTACCCCAGGGCTGATGCCCGGGGCAAGGGCGGGCGCTCTCAGCAGCGACGACAGACACCAAAAGAAAGGGTTGCGAAACGCACGAAAACACGATATGATAGACGTATGAACACAAACACCAACCCCCAGCCCACCGCCTACGATCTGGCCCACCTCACGGACACCGTGTCCGAGGACGGCACCACCTGTGAGTGCGGGCAGGACGTATCAGACTGTGCGGCCACGCCCAACACGTGGAGGGAGACCATCTGAGAGCCCGCCCTGGGGCGCCCTACTATAAGGGTGCCCTAGGGGCAAGGGCCCTGCCACCTACAGGGCAGCATGCCCTGCCCACTACCACGGCAGCGATGCCTGGTTGGTACACAGGGCACTAATTTGTGTCGTGTGCAGAAGCACTATTTGCGTCGTATGCCTGCAGGGGTAGCACCACCAGGGTGGTGGGTGGCAGGACCTGGGAGTACCAGGGTGGCAGTGCCCCCTGGGCAGCAGGGCGGAGGGCAGGCAGGCAGGCAGGCGAGTGCCCCACCCTGCAGGCGCAGGGCAGGGCAGCTGGTGCCTCAGTGGAGCTTCGTGATCACGATGCGGGTGCGACCGTCAATCGTCGTCGTCGTGAACGTGCGTGCCTCTGCGTCGTACACAGGCGCCGCGTCGATGACATCGAACTCGCCGCTGTCGTACACCTCGTGCAGGGCAGCAGCGACGTCGGCCACGTAATAGTGGTAGCGATTGTTCGGGTTGACGACGCTGGTGACGGCGATGCTGGCGCCGAACTGGCTGAAATCGGCGGCGAGCTGGGGGCGGGCGTGTGCGGTCATTTCGGGCTCCTTGGTGGTGTTCGTTTTCGTTGTACGTTTATCGTATCACGCCAGCGCGCAACGCGCAACCCCTTTGCCATAAAAAATTCGACATTTGCTAAAGTGAAATCGCTCGCGGCGGCGCCTACGGGCGGCAC